CCTTCAGGATTAGTTTCTGTACCTTCGGTAGTTGTTTCTGTACCTTCAGGATTAGTTTCTGTACCTTCGGTAGTTGTTTCTGTACCTTCAGGATTAGTTTCTGTACCTTCGGTAGTTGTTTCTGTACCTTCTTCTGTACCTTCAGTAGTTGTTTCTGTACCTTCAGGATTACCACAGTTATTTTCTTCTTCCTTTATTTCACCTAAAACTTTTTCTAAAAAAGAATCATCCAAGTCAGATTTTTTCACAGTCACTTCTTCTTTTGAAACTGTAGCTTGTACTTTTTCTGCTTTCTTTTCTTCTTTGACCTCAGGAGTTACTTCAGCAGCCACGTCTCTTGAAATGATATCAATTCTCTGTCCGTAGCAGTTAATTAATTCTTGGGCTGTTACTTTTGTTTCGTCTATGTAAGAAACTGAAAGAGCCTTTAATATTGCTAAGTAATTTCCTTTCCTATACTTAAAATCAATTTTTTCTTTGTTCTTTACAAACATAATAATTTCCTTTCTTACTTTTAACTGTTAATGTATTCTTCTAAAGCTTTACTTAATTCAGCAGGGCAGCTTGTGCTCTTTGCTCCGCATTTTACATCTTTTAACAGGTTCATTACACTTTTAGCACTTCTTCCTTCTATGGCAAGAGATAGTCCAAGGGCATTCCCAGGACATCCACCCATAAATATCGCTTTTTTAATAATATTATCTTCTTTATTATTTCCATCTTCTTCACTTATAATTACTTTTATGTATTTGCTGCATACACCTTCAGGTTTGTACAAAATTTCTTTTTCTGTCATTTGAAAATCTCCATTATTTAAAATTTAATTCTATTTAGCCTTCTCAAGAAGTCTCTTCACATTGTCTAAGTATATTGCTTTTTCATTGCCTCTGTTTGCTAAACGATACTTGTAATAGCTGTCATTAAAAAGAAGCTCTTTATGAATTAAATATCCAAAAACAATAAAATTTAAAGCTTTTATTTGAAGGTCTTCGTTCATACTACATACATTTTTAAAAGGACTGTCCCCAAATATCTTAGCTTTTCTTCCTAATAGTATAGCTTCAATACCAATAGAAGAGTTTAAGCAATAAATTTCTTCGCACTTATTTATAAATTGCACGGCATTCCCTTTAGTTATATCGTCAATTTCCATTCTTCCGTCAGGCTTCATTATATAACCCGCACAAGGATGAGGTCTAACAAGAACTTTCTTAGAAGAATTCATTTTGGCAGCTAATATCGGGTCCACCCAATTACAATTATTATTAAATAAGAGAAGGTTAGTATCTACCTCAACTTGAAGACCTACTCCTATTTCGTACTTTCTGCTTTTATTATCTAAAATTTCACACAGTTCCCTATAATGAGAAGGAGAAAGAACTCTTATTAACTCTTTTCTACTTAAAATAGGGACTTGATCTGCTACCTTTAAAAATTCTTTAAATCTCTCGTCAAATTCTGTACCCCCATTTACTCCACTGAAATCCATATAAATAGTGGGAATATAGGTGGCAGGACGAAACGGACCTAACTCGTGGTGTATAGTGGGAATACCAAACTCCTGAAGAGTATCCTTAAAACATTTATTATTAACCCACGTAATACCTGCTTTAATCTGAGCCCCCTTCTTTTGTAAAATTCCCTTAAGTACTTCCACTTGTGAAGGAATTATTGTACTTGTAGTTGCATATAATATTTTTGAAGGCTCTTGTATGTTTAATAATTCTTCAGGCTTCTTCATTATTGTATAATCAGAGGGTTTGAGCTTTGCCCATAAATCAGAATACTTACCCCACTCTTGCTCAACTTTACGAACTTCCCATCTTTGTGCAGGAGTAAATTTCTTTAAGTACTCTTTACTTATTACATAGTGCGTTTCAGGAAGACTTTCTAAGTTCTGATAGAACATATCCAAATATTGAGCCTCACACTGTCTTATATTATAGTGATTTAAATAGGTTAAATACATTATCCAATTACCTTTGTTAAAAATTTATACTGTGGGTCATTACTTAAGAGAAGTTTAAATGCAGCCTTCCAATAGCTTTTATTATAGCATTCTCTTAACTTACCTTCCTTTATAAATTCGTGATCGTACCATGTAATACTTTCCGTTCCGTTCGTTCCATTTTCAAATATTTTTTTACTTCCGAAAAGGGCTTCTTCGATGGTTGGCTTATCTAAATATCTCTTAAGAATTATAGTACAATCATGAGCACTTATTTTATTAATCCCTTCTGATATCAAATCTTTAACTCCTTTAAGGGCTCCTTTAAAAATCCTACGAGATATATCCTTTCTAAATTTAAAATCTTGTAATAGTATAGGTTTTCCGTCAGCTTCGTATCCTACTACTGTTCCTATTTCTTCAGTAAATATGACTTCTATTACCGCCCCACCGTAAGAACGCATAAGGCCAACAGGAAGGAAGGACTTCTTCTCAAAAACGTGCCCCATATATTTCCCTGTACTATCATAAGTATTTATATATCTTCCCTTTAAGTCTATTCCTGATATTCGTTTAATAATTCCTTGGATAGTACCTGCATACCCTAAATCCACAAAAATATCATTATTCTTTATACCTATTCTTTTTAAATAAGCTAAAAAGTTCTTTCTTTCAACTCTAACTTTACTATAGAATTCTTCCTGACATTTCATTAAAAGCCTCTCTATGATTAAAGGACGCCTATTGTGAAATTCTATATCCGTATCTAAACCTATTCCAAATTCTCTGTAAATATCTGAAAAATCACGGTCTTCACTTATATTATATAATTTTAAGAAATCCCGTAAGCTCTTAGCTCTTTGGATTTTAAAGAAATGCAACGAAGGACTATTTAATTGATGAGTTATACTAAGGTGTGTAATTACATCTGATAATAAGCACGATTTTCTGCTAAATCTACAGTATTTAATTTTTTTCTTAGTTTTAAGTATCCACCTCGCTACTATATACATAAGAAAGCTATCTCTTGCATTAAAATAGACTGTTTGCTTATCAGTGGCTTCGTCTAAAACTGATTGCGTAAAGGCAAGGATAAGCGGAGCAAACATATACCCAATTTTTTCTTCTGTAGAAGCTTCTCTTAATTCATTATCTACTAAAATCTTTCTGAGCTTAACATTTTGCAAAGGTGGAGTAACAATCTCTTTGTTATAAACGGGAGGCCCAATAAACTCCACCTCAGGAATTCCTGCTTTCTTAGCTCCCACTATATCTGCGTAATAATTATCACCAACATGCTTAGAAATTCTTCTATTAAGAGCTTTTTCCACTTTAATAAATAACTTACCGTCTCCCTTAAGAGCTCTGTACTCACAAGAAACGTATACTTGCGGATTTTTATAACCGCACTTTTCAAGCATGCTCTTTATAACTGTGGCCGGAAGGTACATATCTGATATAAATATGAAGTCAGCGTCTGTGTTATTATACATATTTAACACATAAGGATTCGCCTTACAGTTATTATACTCTGCTTTTATTTCTTCTTTAGGATTAAAAGGGAAAGCACTCTCTTTATAAATATCTATAAGATTATAATAAATGTCCTTCCTGCGCATTCTATCTTGAGCCGCCATACGTATCGTTTTAAAGTTATGCCCTACTTGTTCTTCAACTATATTAAAGATATCAGTAGGATTAAGAACTTTCCTAAAGATTGCTGTGTCAAAAACGTCTAAACTTATAAGTGGTCTCAATTTATTTACCCTCTCTTATTTCTTATTATATAATATAATAAGAAAATTGTCAAAAATTCAACCACTCTACAAATTGCTTAATCCCTTTCTTAAAAGAGACTTTAGGACTGTACCCTAAAAGCTTTTTAGCTTTAGATAGGTCAGCTGCTGTCCTGTAAACATCTCCTTTTTGCATACCGACTTTGTGCCCTACAGCTTTCTTTCCTACTTCTTCAGCTATGGTACTTATCATTTCATTTAAACTGATAGGACTTCCGCTACCTATATTGAAAATTTCATAATGGGAGTTATTATACCTTATAGCAGTTATAATACCTTCTATTACGTCGTCTATATATGTGTAGTCTCTTGAAGAAGTTCCGTCTCCATAAACTTGAATAGGAATTCCGTTAACTATAGATTCTGTAAATTTCCTTATTGCTAAATCTTTCCTCTGCCGTGGCCCGTACACTGTAAAAAATCTTAAGCACACCGCATTTATATCATACGCTTTTGAATATGTATAAACTAATTGCTCCCCACATAACTTGGAGCAAGCGTACGGAGATATAGGCTTTATATCACATGCGTCCTCCGAGAATTTTTCAGCAGGATAATCTCCGTATACCGAAGACGATGAAGCAAAAACAATCTTATTTATGTTGTACTTCCGCATGCACTCTAATACATTAAGAGTCCCCTCTATATTCGTTCTTACATATCTGTTTGGAAACTCAAAGGAATCTCTAACCCCCGCTGCAGCAGCTAAATGTACTATAACATCAGGTGTTTCTAAACCTATTACATTTTCTAAAAAGTCTTTATTACAAATGTCTCCTATATAACAATTGCAGTTATATGTGTTACATAATAATTTAGCGTCTCCTTTATATAATTTATCAACGACTACAACCTGACACCACTCTTTAAGAAGCCTCTCCACAAGGTGTAACCCTATAAAACCTGCTCCCCCTGTAACTAAAATTTTCATTATTTTTTCCAAATTCCCCTGCTAACTAAAAATTTCCTTATATCTTTAAATTTATGTTCCTTTATGAACAGGATAACTTTTATATCTTCTTTTTCAAATGGATAAAAATTTTCATTTTTAAAAGTTTCCCAATTTATATCTATTTCTACCTCTTGTATTTTTTCTATAAGCTCCTTCCGAATTGACGGTTCTACAATTTTTAACTTATGAATTAAGTTACTACAAAAGTGCGTATAATGTATATTTTTAAATTTTTCGTAATACCCTGACTCTTTCAAAACCTTTAAGGTTTCCCGAAAGCCTTAAAAACATCGAAGGCTTTTCTACCCTTTATTCCCGTAATAGCCCCTTCCCTTTGAATAGTATAATAATAAACAGGGATAGGGAAATAATTTATATTTGTTGCCTTAGTATATACTTGCGCCCAATGAACAACATCTTGATTATTCAGATTTGGTACAAACTGTATATCTCTAATTACTTCCGTTTTATATAATTTTGTCCATGTTGCTACAGGGATAAACCTATAAACAAAAGGTTCTGCTAAGAACGCATTAAAAGAAGTTTCTCCGTACCTTTCTGCTACATTTGGGAAATGATGACGCTGAGGATTTTTCAAATCTACCCCGCCGCTTAAGAAATCAAAAATTACAACGTCTGAGTTATGACTTTCCGCGTAGTTGTATAATCGTTCTAAAGCAGTCCCCATAGTAAGTAAATCGTCTGCGTCTATGAACATAATGTACTTACCCTTAGCTTCAGCAACTGCAGCATTCCTTGCAACTGATAAACCTTGATTTTCTTGAGTTATGATTTTCATGTTCTCATAAATTTTAGAAAATTCCTTAAGAATTAACGGAGACTTATCAGTGGACCCATCATCCACACAAATAACCTCTATATCTTTAAAGCTCTGCTTAAAGATAGAGTTTAGGCACTTTATAAGATATTTCTCTACATTATAAACGGGAACTGCTATTGAAATTGCTACCATACTTTTATTATAGGACAATATTTAAATATTGTCAAAAAAAAAATAAATCCCTCGAATTCGAGGGATTTATTTAATTCATTTAACTGTCTAACCGTGATTAGATAACATCGTCAATATCTGTTATAGTAATCTTAGCAGCCAATCTTTCAGCAACTACAGCACCTGCAGCAGAAGCGATTAACTGTTTACGATTTACAGCCAAGTTGTCTTGGTCGAAGATATCTCTGATGATAGGAAGAATGAAAGTACCCCAACAATAAGGAGTTAAGAAATCTTTCTTACCTTTGTAGATACCGATGACTTCGCCAGTAGTTACAATTGGATCGAAACCAACGATAACAGGCATACCGTCATACAGACCAGCCAAGAACATACCACCCATAGTTTCTTCGAAATCAGCATTAGCAGCTGTGAATTTCGGAAGAGCTTTGAAGATAGGTAATACGTCAATATTGATAACAATAGCTGACAATTGGTTGTTACCAAGACCAGAAGCTGCAGTGATTAAAGCACCCAATTTACCAAGTACTACAGAAATGAATTGTACGTTGAATAAATCGTTGTTTCCACCACCAATTTTGTTCAAAGAGTGAGTTTTTACTGATTCAGCAGGGATAGCTGCTTTAATTTCAGCAACGATTTTGTTAGCAACTTCTTTGTTGTACAATGCAGCCAAAGCTTCATCTACTTGAGAGTTCCAATCTAAACCAAAGATTGCTTTAGAAAGTGCTTCTTGGTAGATAGAAGTTTCTGTGAATACAGAGAAGTCTTCTGCTTCTAACTGTTTAGATTCAAGAGAAACTTGAACTCTAGCCATGTTAGCTTTTCCGCCTTCAACAGTTTCAACGTCTCTAGCGTAAGTAGCATAAACTTTTCCACCTGATTGAACAGCTGCTGTAGCCAATTCAATAGTAACTTCACCAGTTTTGTAGTTAACTGTAGCTTTACCCAAATCACCACCGATTGCGTAAAGAGCAGCAACTTCAGGATTTCCTTCTTGAGCAAAGTCTTTGAAGTAACCTGTCATACCTTCAACGTTGATAACCAAAGAACCAGGTTGGATTGGGAAGTATTCTAATGTAGCAGTTACATCAGTTTCACCTGTAGCCAATGTTCCTAATTCTTCTTTTTCAACAGTTTTAGTACCAACGAAGTCTAAAGGCTGTTTGCTCATTTCTTTAGGAGAACCTAACAAATCGTTTTCTTTAATATTACCTTTAGCATTTTCAGCATTAATTTTTTGGTAATAAACTAAACCACGATTACCTTTAAGGTCGAATTGGTGACACAAATACGGAAGAACTGATTTTTCATACTGATAAGTTGTCAACGCAATTGACGGAACAGGGTAAGGAGCCTGAGCTGTAGTTGCAGGGTTCAATGCTTCAGAGATAGCCCAGAAGTTGTTTTCACCTTCAACTGTTCTACCCAAAGATTCGTCCAATTTTACAGCTTGCGGGTCTCTTTTGATAGCGTTAGCATAGTCAGCTGAGCTATAGTTGTCAGCAACTAATGAAACTGCTTCCATCAATTCTGAGAATGAGAAACCAGACGCTTTGTTGTAATCTGTGTCTAAAAGTCTTTCAACGATTGGAGCATATTTGTCCAAGTCGCTGTAACGAGTTTGATGAAGACCTAATTTTTCTCCACCGTTTGATCTAAGTAAAAATTCTTTTTTTACTTGTTCTAAGTTGTTGAATTTTGCCATTTGTGTAAACTCCATTATTTGTCTTGTATTTCACTGTTAACTATTTGTATAATTTAATAAGTTCTATTAAATTCCTTTAATTGAAGACAGGGAGAGGATTTTCGCCTCCCCGCCTAAAATTATAGATTAGGGAATAATGTGAAAGCTTTACGTACTTTCTTTTCTTCCTTAACTTCTTCTGCTGATTCAGAAATTTTTGTGAAAGCAGAATAAGCTTTAGCTATTTTAACTCTTGAAGGAGCTTCAACAGCTTCTTCAGTAATTTCTGTTACTTCTTCAGCGATTTTTTCAGCTGTTTCTTCTAAAGATTCGTGAGCTTTTTTAGCTTCGTCTTCTTTTTTACAAACTTCCACTTCGTCATCGCCTGCATGAGCTTTGTCATAATCTTTCTTTTCGTCATGCATTAAGTCTTTAACGTCGCCCATAGCTTCGTTGCCTTTTTTCTCTTCTTCTTTGGCGTCTTTCTTTTCGCCTTTTTCTTCGTCTTCTTTAGCTTTTGCGTCGTCCTTAGAAGCTTCAGCAGCCTCTGCTTTTTCTTTAGCATTGTCTTCTTCTGCTTCGTCTTCTTCGTCTTCTTTTTTGTCTTCAGCTATGATTTTTTCAGCAACTAATTTTGCGTATTCTTCTTTCAAAGTGTCAAAATCAGCTTTCATAGTTGCAGTTTGCTCATAAGCTTCTTGAACTAAAGAAAGTAAAGTAATAAGAGCTTCTTGAATGCTTGGTTCCTCTTCTTCTTCAGAAGATTCTTCAGATTCATTGGCTTTAGCTTCTACTTCAGTGTCTTCAGCTTCGTCTTTACAAGTGCATTTGCCTTCTTCACAAGTGCATTCTTCAGCAACTGCGTTGTAACCACCTTCGTTAGCTTTAGGATCAGTAGGAGCTTTCTTTTCGTCTTCAGCTTCAGCTTCAGGCTCTTCGTGTTTGATAGGGCAAGCTGCTTCTTCGACTCTTTCTTCTTCTTGCATTTCTTCTTCTCCTTCTAGTACTACATCTTCGTCAGCTAACTTTTCAGTAACTGATTTGATAACTTCCTTATCTAAACCAGCTAAATCAAGTAGTTCGCCAACTTTTTTCATTAAATCGTTTTTCATGTGAATTTCCTCTTCTTATTATTTGTATAATTTAAAGCGAATATTTATGTGTATTTACATATCTAATAATTTAATAAGTTATATTAATTAATGTAAATTACTTATTATCATTGAATTTTTTCTTAAACAACTCTTCAAAGTGTTCCTTCTTTTTCATTATTTCTTCGGCTTTTTTAACCTTTTCCATATCCATAGGTTTGCCATCCTCTAAATCTTTATTTATATCATCTAAAGAAGTATTCATATCATGGTCATATCTATCTTTTACTTTTAAAGCATTAGCTTTATTTGCTCCTGCCATTTCCATTACCTCCACAAAACAAGATTCCGAGATATTTGTGTTAAGTAAAAGAAGAACTAAATCAGACAAAGCTTCATGTACTTTAGCGTCACCTAATCTTTTCTCTAAATCAGATATTCTTTTATCTAAATCTTGAGCTTCTTTTGCGTCATACCCCGGTTTTGATACCATTGATGTCTTTTGATCCTTTAAAATCTGAAGAACTCTCTCTTGGTCTTTACGTCTTGCTTCAGCTTCCCTTCTCATTTTTGCTTCGTATCTTTCAGCTTCAGTTTTTTTAGGTTTTGCTTCTGCTTTTACTTCAGGTTGTTTAGCTTCAGCTTTAACTTCCTCTTTCTTAGCTTCTGCTTTTACTTCAGGTTGTTTAACTTCTTCTTTCTTATCCTCTACTTTTGAAGTTTCCGCTTTAGCCTTAGTATCTACTGCTTTCATAACTTTCTTTTTAGCATTTTTTACTATATCTTTAGCAGTGTTATCCGTAGCTTTAACAGCTCCTTTTTTAACTGCCTTTGTTGCGTCTTCACCCTTAACTTCAGCTTTAACTTCAGGTTGTTTAGTTTCAGCTTTAACTTCAGGTTGTTTAGTTTCAGCTTTTGGAGCTTCAACTTTAGCAGTCTTAGTAGTCTTAGTAGCTTTTGTTTTCTTAGGAGCTTCAGCTTTGACTTCAGGTTGTGTAGTTTCAGCTTTTGGAGCTTCAACTTTAGCAGTCTTAGTAGCTTTCGTTTTCTTAGGAGCTTCAGTTTTAACTTCAGGTTGTGTAGTTTCAGCTTTTGGAGCTTCTGTTTTTTCTGTAGTTTGCTTTCTTAATGTTTCTGCTCCTATGTTATCTTTATTTGCTTTAGCTCCAATTAAACGAGATAATCCAACATAATTAGAACTATCATCTGCTCCGCTTGCCCATTTTTTAACTTTACCTACAGCAGATTTTAACTTACCCATAGCACCCTCAGCTTTAGGAGTTTCTGCTTTCGGCTCAACGGTATTCGGAGTTCTTGCAGCTACTTGAGCTCTTCCTTTATCTAATCTTTGCTGTGCTTTATCTTGTCTATTTAATTGTGATAAACCAATAACTCCACTCTTTACACTATCGTTAGCTCTTTTAACAGCTTGCTCTCTTGATTTTAACCCTGCTTCGGTTTTTCTTTTAATCCATTCATTAGAAACTTCATTTATAAATTCTTCACTTAAAGAAGCAAAAGTTTCATCTATAATATTATATATAAGAGCTTCTGAAGCTGTAGAAAATACTAAAGTATCTATAAGTTCTAAATAAGTTTCTACCAAAGGTTCTACTTCATAAGCTTCCTGAACAGGGTAATCTATTTTATTTATAATATCGGTTTTTGTATCCTCAGAAATTTCTACTGAATAAAGTATATTAAAAAGGGAAGCGTAATTCATTATTCCTGTACTCCTCTTGCCTTAGCTATAGTATCTATAATCTGTTCGAAAGCTTCTTCTGAAATATTTGTTGAAGCCATCAGAGAAACAAATTCTGCAAGAGCTTCATTTGCTTTTTCTTTCTTCGGAGGAACTATAGGTTGCTCTTGCATATGTTCAGGTTCAGCAGGTTTTTCTGCCATAACCTTTTCTTCAGGTTTTTCTTTTGACTCCTCTACAGGTTCTTCATAAACGTCGTCTACTACTTTTTCAACTATCTTAGCAAGTTTATCTATCTGACCTTTAAGTTCTTCAACTTGTTTTTCAGTAACTACGGTTACAGGTTCAAATTCAGAAACTGAAATAGGTTCAAATTTAGAAACTGAAACACCCTCCTCTTTTGATTCATGAACAACTTCCTTCTTGTCTTCCGAAACTCCCTCATAAACAGGGCGTGCTTGTAAAAACCCAGGAGACTTAACTACGTCAAATCCCTCAAAATAGAAAGAATCTTTATCAACGTGTTTCAGCATATCCCCAGGAACTGAAATTAATTTACCTGCACCTCTACTTGAAACATAAAGGTTTGCCCCACCTTTGTACATAGCTTCAAGAATTCTACCCGCAGGAGTATCTAATATTTCAAGTTCTCCATATAAGAAAGGTTTTCCATTTTTATCTTCATGAACTTCTAATTTCGTAACTAAGTGAGAAACTCTACCTTCTCTAATATCTTCGTCTGTTACTTTTCTATCAAAGTGCCCCAAAGTACCCATCATAGAACGAGACTTTAATCTTTCCTGAACTTCAGGTTTTAATAGTTGAACATTCCAGTGGTCATTCTCATAAATTCTTGAATTTCGTGATTGTACACCAATAGGTTGGAAGTTACCACAGCATTTACCTAATATTTTATAAGGACTTTTTTCTGCTTCAGCTTCAGATATTTCATAATCTTCAACTTCTGTGTATGTTAATGGTTCTGCAGAAAAACTCTCTTCAATAAAATCATAACCTTCTTCTAAAAAACTTTTTACTTGATTCTCCATTATAAAAGCCTTTCTTAATTTAAACTATTTAATCTGAAAATATAATTTAATAGTAATAATTTACTGAAGTTAATTTAACGTAATATTGCTCATTTTATTAAACTATACATATCAACTTTCTACATTAAATTTTATTTCATAGTAAGGATAAGACATGACAAACACTAATAAAAGATATATAGATATAGACACAGATACGAGAGTGGGCTTTAATTATATAAAGCAACAATTCTATGTAACTAATAAAGAATACACCACCTACAGGAATACGGTAGCAGACATTCAAGAAGTTTTAGCTGCTTTGGAAATAACTACCATTACAGACGAAGAACTTCAAGAACTAAAAGACTATACGGAAGATTTATATAAAGTCTATTTTACTATTCAAGATACAGGAGCGTACATTCATACTCTTCAATTCAATGACTTCGACGAGTACCCTCTAACAATAGACTGTGAAAAGAAAAAGTTATATATTATGAATTCCACTATAATATATGACCTTACTTTGAATGAATCCCCTCGAAACGTTCGTATACCTCGTATCCTTTCCTTTTATAAAAACACCTTAGGACTTTTAATTTCCACTATGGATATGAGATATTTTTATTCGTTATTATTGTCTTACTATTATCCGACATGCTATAATCAAGTAATTTTGAATGCAGATACAGAAGAGTACTTCTACAATAATAAATTTATTTTATCTAATTATAGTAATACTTCAAATGCTACATATATATGCACGTATGACCCTAAAAATACAGCAAATTTAGCACAAATAGGATATGTAACTTCAACAAGTACTACAGATAACACTATTACTCTTTCTGAAAATATAACTCCAGACGACTTACAAGGTTACAATAAAGTTATACTTTCAGGAGCCAACACATACATGGAAGACACTGACACAGAGTACTCTGCAGACGGAGAGTACACAGTAACTGCTATAGGTGATAATATTCTTAAAGTGAATGAGACCATGCCTTATGCTTATTCCTTCCCATATAAGGAATGCTATGTTTTGGCAGCTCAATATTCTATATCTAAAATGGAAAGAGATACTCGTCAAATAACTTTGACAAGCTCTCCTACAGATATATTAGTTGGAGACCTTATTTTAGTATCAGGAGCTACAGTAACAGATACATACGAAACTATATCTTGTAATGGAACTTATACAGTAGAAGCCATATCAGGAAGTGTTATAACCGTGGAAGAAGAAATTCCTACAAACTTCACAGGTACTGCCACTTTAATAAAAGAAGTATTTTTAGGAAATATAGAAGACATCGCAAGTAATGTTATTACTCTTACCGAAGACACAGATTTAACTCTAACAGGAGCCACAATTACTATTCATACTATAGAAAACGGAGAAACAATTATAACTAACTTCCCTGTTGCAGCACAATCTACCAATACTATAACTGTAACAGGAGAAATTTCTGATTATAATTACACTAACACTTGTCCTAAGTTATATCTTCCAATTCCTGATTCTTCTGCTAATGCAGAAGTTCTCATAGACGTAACTACAGTGTCGGATAATGCTAAAGATATATTCCCTATGGGAGAATTTATGGTTGACAACTTTAATCAATGTAAAGATTACATAGGAATATTAGCAGGACTTGTTAAACCTACTGAAACCACTAAAGAAAACTTGTACAAAAAATTACCTAAGTACATGTATTTTGATAGAATACCTGACCTAACTACTGCTAATACGTCTGACTATATAACTTGTAACATAGGTAAAGAAGAAGGCGACCCTTCAGGTAAAATGCAATTTATTTCTGTTTACTCTCAAAAGTACTCTGAAGAATAGTATTACAATTTTAAAATAACCTTGTACTTGCTCATAATATTTGCTATACTATAAGTATAATAAAAAGGAGCTAACAAAATGGAATGGTACGGAAACTTAAATAACAGACTTATGGAAGGACCTCAAGACATTATACCTACTGTAGGAATGGGTTGCACTCAATTAAGTTGGTCTGATAGAGACCCTTATACTGTAGTAGAAATTATTTCTAAAAATAAAATTAAAGTGCGAGCAGATCAAGCTAAGAATATAGGAAATCACTTTTATGATCAGGAGTGGGAAATTACAAGGGACCCTGAGGGTACCATAAAAACTCTTATAAATACTAAAAAAGGTTGGAAAGTACTTAAAGGTTCTACAAGATTTATCTTAGGTGTTAGAGAAAAGTACTATGATTATGAATTTTAAGGTATGAGCATGTTTATAAAAAATAATAAGTTCTATTTTGAAAATGAAGAAGAACAAAAAGAATTTCTAAAAGAAATAGAAATTCTTTGGAATAATCTTATGGAAAGGATAATAAAATGACAGAACAACTTACAGCAACAGAACTATGGTGCAGATTAACGAATGCTCTTATAGCAAAATATAAAACTATGTCTGAAGAAAACCCTAATAAAGCAGTAGTTGAGCTCCTAAGGATAGAGGGGTCCTTAATTGCGGGCGGGTTCTTAACAAGAGAAGAATTGGAAAAGAAATAAAACTTAAGACATATCCATACCTAAATCTCTACCTATTTCCTTAGAGATTTTAGCTTTAGTGTCTGCAACAATATTATGAGCTCCTTTAGCGGGGTTTATATCGTCTCTTACTTCTTTATTTATCTTTTTACGAACTTGCACAGGAACAGTATCATTCATTACTTTTGCTGAAAGTTCGTCTATTTTATCAGCAACGTCAGATTTAAGCTTAACCTTTTTTATCTTAAGCTTTCCATTCTTTATTTTAAACTCTGCTTTGGAGATTGCTCCTTGTATGTTGTCTTGCATTTACTTCTTACACTCTTTAACTTTTTTCTCTTTCTTAGGAGCTGTTATGCTACTTATAGCTTTCTGAAAAGTTTTCTTTATAGGAGACCCTAAAGCTGTATCTATATCATTCAATAAATCAGGTCTATCAAAAAGCTCTAAAATCTTAAGAGTTTCTTCCAAAGCTTCATTTGCTACCTTTTTAGCATGCTCGTATCTTTTTTCTGCTCTTTCCAAATCTTTCATGTCTCCGTCAGGAACATTCTCAGAACCGTCTATATCTGCAGCGTCCAAAACATTAGCATATTTAGAAAGGTATTCTCTTTTTCTATCGTCAAGAACTTTCTTAGCTGCTTTCTTTTTATCTGCTTCAGTATATTCCAAAAGAGCACTTATAGCTTCTTCTAAGGCTTCATAAAATTTGCCTTGTCTTTCTAAGTCTCTTTTTATTTTAGATTTCTTCCAATTATCGGGAGTTACTAAATAAGAAGCGTCTGTATCTTTATTATAAACAATGTATTGTCCTACATGATTTTTATTAAAAGGGCCGGGAAGAGATTTCCCTGAAGCTACTCTGTAATTTTTATCCGTTATCTTAACTACAGGGTTCTTTGAATTAGCATGGTGGTCAGCTTCTTCTATGAGAGCCTCTGATTTAAAATTAAATTCAGACCTCGAAGTTATAGGGTCGTTATAAGCTAAATTCCCTGCTTTAACTGCTCTCTTTAAAGTTCTTGCACTTGGGTTTCTTCCAAATTCGTCTTCCCTATTGTTTGAAACTTTAGAAGCTGCCTTCAGTAGCTTATTCGCAGATGACTTTTCATTAGAAACATTAAGGTCAGCCACCGCCTCTGCGTGGTCTGCCCTACTTCCTTTTTTAATTTTATCGTCATAATTTGCAGCGTCGTCATAAGAAGCTCTTTTGTAAAGAGTCTCTTCATCTTCAGGAGACTTTTTTACTCCTTCTTCATAATCTTTCCATATTTGTTTTGAAGTAGCCTCAGCTTTCTCAGCTTCTTCTTTCCTCTTAGGTAAAGAACTCTTAGCAGCTTCTTTCCATTTACCTATAGAAACTTCATTTATAATTTCCTCCATAAGAGAAAGAGCTTCTTCTACCTTTTTAAGGCCATAGTTTTTAATAGCATGCTTTCTTTCATAATTTGCATTAGGTTCGGAATCTACTGCTGAAACTACAGATTTTCCATTTATTTTATGGTCAAATTTATACTTATTCTTATTAGCACTGAACTCAAGTTCATGAGTATTTCCGTCATTATCTACGTACTTTTCTACAGCTTCAAGGATTTCAGGATGTCTTTTTGCATAAGCTTCATACCTATCCATTCTTTTATCTATTATAGCATTTCTTTCGTCATACTTTTTCTTGAAGTCCTTATAAGCTTTAGCTCTCTCGTCTCTGTCTTTTATTTTAAGAATATTATTAAAATTAACTCTATCTTTTTCGTCAGCTTCTATGTCTTGGTCAATTCTTTTATTTAAAGCATTATTAACCGTAGCTGCATTAAGCTCATTTATATATTCTTCTACTAATTCTATTACTTCATTAAAACATTTTTCTGAAATACTCATTATTCTTAACCTCTATGCTTCTTTACTTCTATCAATAAAACCCTGTTCCTTAAGCTTGTGCTTGCCTTCAGAGTTCTTCTCAGGTCTTCTTTCAGGTTTACCCACTAAATTACGAGCTTGGTTTTCTTTTTTCTGTTTATCAACCCATTCATTCTGAACTTTAGCCAAATCAGAATAATCTTTATCTGTACGTTCATCATAAGGTTTTTCTTTGAACTTGTCTATAACACCTTGCAATTTATCTACAGCTTCTTCATTATCCTTATCTCTTTTATCTACCACTTTTTTAGCAGCTTGCTTTAGCTTTGTAGCAGATTTATTACTGTCAGGTAAATTTTTAGCTAACTGTTCAGCTCTATCAGCTCTCTGCTCAGCTTTATCCCAAGCATTACCTAATTTATGGCCGGGGTCATTAACTTCACCTCTGAAGGGATAAACTACTTCTCCAAATCTATCAGAAGCGTCACTTGCTGCTTCTTTTCTTCCTTCGATAGAATTCTTAGCAGCTTCTTTCCACTTTTTTACAGAAACTTCATTTATTATTTCTTCTGTAAGGGAAAGAGCTTCTTTAAGATCAGCTTTACCCTCTTTATAAGCTTTTAATGCTTGAAAGACAGGGAAAGATTTATCATTTTTTGCTTTTCTTTTTATAGAAGCTTCAATTTTTTTGTTATCGTCTTTTCCCCAACCGTCTGAAAGAACATTACGTTCATAATCCATATGACGATGTTTAGTTCTCAGCTCACCTTTTTCACCTTTAGATTTGTGAAAGTATGAAGAGTCAGAAGGAACTTCGTGAGCCTTATCCATTAACTTCTGTAAGTCGTCTAAAGGAACTTTACCTTTATTATATCCTCTTACAACAACGTCTTCTAAATTTCTACCTTCACCAATTAATTCTTCAAGAACTTTCATAGCTTCCTCTAAAACTTCTGATTCTGTCCATCCTCTAACTCTATCATGGAAAGAGTGCTTTCTGTTCTTTAGTTTCTTAGTTAAAGGTTCTACCTCGTCAGCTATGTTTTGCTCATTTCTACCTTTATTTCTAAGCATTTCTTGATATTTGTCATTGAAATACGCTGCTACAGAATTAGGAGAACCATCAGGAGCCTTAGCAGGTTGCTGTGAGTAAATATGGTCGTAGTCTGCTGCCGCTGCTCTATGAAATTTAGCTTCGTCTCCTTCCTGCTTCGCATAATCCTGAATAGCTTTCTTATATTTCTTAGTGATATTATTAGTTTTTAATTCCCACTTTTCTTTTTTATCTCTATTTTCTTTGTTTCTTTCTAAAAGGAGTTCTTCCATTAGTTCTATAGCTTCTTCTAAAGCTTCAGAATTCATTCTTTTAAACTTTTCCGTTGCTACAGCTTTTCTTGTTATATTTGCTTGACTCTTTAAAGGTTTATACAGTACCTTATCAAAATGACGATCAATGGACTTCTGAGTTGCTTTTTTACCTTCAGGATCGTTTTTCCTATCTAAATTAGCGTACTCTTGGTCTACAACATCTCTTCTACTATCAGTTTTAGCATTACCCTTAGCATTTTTAGTGTACGCCCCTATAGCTTTATCAATGCTATTTTCCCCATTAATGGGTTTTCTTGAATCCATATCATGATAAGACCTTAACCTATTATTTTGAGCTTTTATTTTTAATAATGACTTCTTTCTTGAGCCTTCAGGATATTTCTTATCTATCATAGTATAGATATCTTCAAGAACTTCCATAGCTTCTTTTAAAGGAGCTTTTCCATTTCTTCTTGCCATTATTTGACCATAATAGTCTGCTACTTTATAGTTCTTTTTTGCGGGATGAGCGTCTTTCAAATCAGGTCTATCTTTATCTAATTCTCTTTCTGCTGCTTGAAGAGCTTCTTTTTCTTTAATTTCATTTGCTTTTTGTGTCAATTCAGCAGATTTATTAGCAGGTTCACGCCCTACTTGCCAGGGGCTTCTCCCGCTATAATACTCAGGTTTTCCATGTTTCTTCTCTATAGCAGACCTTATATCTTCCATCAATTCCATAGCTTCTTTCAAAGAATTCTTTTTTTCATGACGAGCTATTGAATCCTTTATTCTTTGCTTATCAGATTTAGGTTCTTCATAATGGGGATACCCTTTTGAGTCTCCTATATGATATGGAATAGGCTCGTCTGTATCAACTCTATCATACCCCTTATCTTCACGATAAGTTTCCCCATATCTTCTAGCTTCTGTTTTTTCAGCTCCTATCTCATTCTTGGTCTTTCTACGAGGATTTCCCATTTGTTGCCAATCCTTCATCTTTACGTCTTGAGCTTTTCGTCTTAAACTGCCTAATTTTTCTAATTTTTCTTGGTCTTTTTTTGAATTAAAAGCTGCTGAAACCATTTCTGCGTCTTCTTTACCAAGTTTTTTGAACTTATTCTTGAGCTCTGAGTTGTTAGAAAGTTTTCTTAAAGCATTTGCTCTTCCTTTTTTAAGGATAGGCTGTTCTTGTTTTTGAATGTAAGAAATAGTATCTTCCATCAATTCCATAGCTTCTTTTAAAGGAGCTTTTTTCTGTCTTACAATCTGCAACAAATCTTCCAAAGTAGCGGTACCTTGTATCATATTATTTATTGTATCAAGAATTTTTTGTCTATATTGTTCTCTTTTGTTTCCATCATAAGGGAATAATTCATCCTCTACAGAAACAACCTCTACTTTACCGTCTTTTGTTCTTCTATCCCTTTTAATTTTATTTTGAGAAGGAGGAACGTCTACTGCAGGATTTCCCAAACCGTCTCCGTCTACTTCAAATAAATTACTGAATTTGTTACTTAATTCCTGTATTTCTTCTAATATGTCTGACATTATAAAAGCCTTTCCTTATTAAATAATATTATCTAAGGTTATAATTTAATCAGGAAGAAAAAGAAAAGAAAAAGCACCTGTGGGGAGGTGCTTTCTTTACTTATTTTAATCTCTTATCTCTATTAAATTGATTTTTATTATCCCTTACAGAAATTCTTTCAGCATTTTTAAGTTCTTGTTTTTGCTGTTTTAACTTATCTTTAAGTTCTTTTATTTCTTCAGCAGAAAAGAACTTATTCTTCTTATTTCTATCAATCATTGTTTTAGTCGTGTCATACGCATTACGAGCGTTATTATATCTCTTGTGGGATTCTTCTGAAGCTGCATGGGCTCTTTCGTCAGAAGTTTCACTTATATATTCTTCCACTAATCCCATTATCTCGTTAAAACATTCTTCAGAGACATTCAAATTTTCCAAACTTTCAAAAATATCCATTATTATAAACTCCTTAATTATTGAAACGTATTTCTAATTACTTCTTCCTCTTTAGTATCCGCAGTTTCTTGAGGTTCTTTTACAACTTGTTCAACTTCTTGCTTTTGCTGAGGTTCAACTTCTTGCTTTTCACCTTTTTGTGGTTTTTCAGCAGGTTGTTCTCCACCTTTTTCTGCTCCTTGAGCCTCATCTCCTGTATTTGGTTCCATATCAGGGCCATACTGAGCTTGCATTTCCTCAGGTGTCATCTTCTCAAAAATATCACGCAAGAATGGATTTTTCTCCATTTCTGTATACCAATATTGTAAGAAATTATCACCTTTAACTTTTGCAGGTATATTTGGTGAAGACGCTATACTATCTATGACGTTCACCATATTACTCATATTTTCAGCTTTAAGCATTAACCGTTCTTCTTCAAGTTTATTGTTAATATTTGTTGAAGACTTAAATAGTACTTCAATCTTATCTTTATCTACAGTTTGAGTAAGTATTCCTTCTGAATTTGTATATCTTGTAGTTAAATGTTTATAGATAAAATCCACTACACCCTTAGCAAGAGATTGTTGTATCATACTTAACATTTTTGAATATCTTGGATTTGTGGATATGTGGTCGTCCTTATTTTCTTTTGATCCATTTGCTAGAGCTATATAATCCTCAGGAATACCTATAGCTAATGCTATACTTCTTCTTAAATCATCCAAAACTTGAGGAAGATTACTATTAGGGAAATCTATTGCTACTTGTCTTAAGGAGTTAACACCTTCCTCAACTGAATAAGGTATCATTAAAATATTAAACATAGACTGCATGATACTTGCTGTATCACATGTATCTAAGTTACCAATAATATTATTTTTATTCTCGTTAAGAGTTAAACCCCACTCTTGAAGTTGACCTATAATATCAGATATATTATTTTCAGCAGAAACGCCAACACCCATTACAATAGGTTGTGTTGCTTTAATCATCTCAAGAGCTGCCTGTAATTTTTGAAGTTGGTCGTATTGAATTATCATGTCAATTACAGGAGTTAAAATAGGATAGGCACACCTAATTTTTTCAGGAATGTGGTATTTCTTATTGAAATTTTGACTTATGGAAAGAGGGATTTTCTTATAGCCAAGGAGAAAATGGGAGATGTCATTAGCTTTTATAAATTCTTTCCCTCTTATAGCTCCTTTTGGGGTTATTTCAAATCTTATAGCCCCTATTAAATTTGTATTTTTATAAATACCTATATGTTCTCTTGTAGAAAGGTTATCAGAAACATATTCTATACCGTAGCCATTTCTTGCAGGAGTTGAAAGAAAAAGTTCGCAGTAATCTAAACCTTCATTCATTACACAATCTTTAAGGATATCTATAAAGGAAGTTCTCTTTAAGAGTTTCTTAATGTCTTCTGTAAATTTCTGTGTTTTTTCTTTGTCTTCAGAATCTGTGTATTGAATAAAAATATCATACTTTGAGCATAAATCATTAAATCCATCAGAAGCTATACAAGATTTAATTGCGTGGGATATCCAAAATCCTGAGATACGGTCAATCTGAGAAAGGAGGTAGTTTCTTTGCTGTAGAGTATATTCAGCTTGTTTAGCAACCTGTCCTCTTATAGAGTTATTCATACCATAGGAAGTATAATCTCCTATAGGAGTATCCACTGCATACATTCCTTTTAAGGCCTTTATAGCTGCTGCCGAAGCCCCACCTTGAGAAGTAGATTGGCTATAATATCCACAACAGCTTTCGTTTATAAATTTTCCTAAGTTATCTAAAAAATCGCTCATTTTAAATTTTTTCCTGTTCTATAATTTAATTTAATATTTACCTACCATATCTAAATCCAAGGTCACTTCTTCTAAAAGGACTCCTATTATTTATTTCTCTTGCAAGACCTCTCATATTTCTTGTTGTGGCTGTGGGTCCTGAGAGTGTCATTTTACCTGCTTGCTGAATAATATCAGATATAGCTTCATTGTTCTTCTTATAAAACTTATCTTGAGAGCACATCCATAAGGCACCTGCCAAAGCGTCTGACATATCATCTGTGTAGCCTTTGCCTTTTTCAATTTTCTTTTGGGATTCTCTCAAACCACGAAGTTCTCTCATAAGAGGTGGATTCTTGTAGCCTTCTAAACAACCTGTGAGGATTATATTCTTTAAATTGAGGTAAGGTTCTTTTGTTTTTTCCATGGATAGATATTCTGTCTTTACTTTACCTTTTTTAGCTATGATTTGTCTTGCTAGTTCCCCCTGATGGCTGTCCGTACTCACAATCTTTAATGGATAGCCCTTCTCTTTCAATGAATAAACAAACTCCAATACCTTCAGAATATCCACTGATTCTTTATTCTTTGCAGTAACCCCTAAACAGAAGTCCACAAAATACATTCTTCTATAAATCTCGTGCCCATCCTCACTTGTAAATTTCACTCTATCAGAATATGCAGACGCCAAACCAAACCTATCCTTCTTTTCCGCAATATCTAAATGAATATATCTATAGCAGTCAGGTCTATTAGGGTGGGAGAAATAGTTCTTCTTATCGTCATATAAGAAGTCCTCTAAAGTCCTAAAGCTATCTATAGAAATTTGAGGTGTATCTGTCATAAATATATCTTGTTCTTTACAGAAAACCTTTTCAAAAGCTGCTACTGTATTAAATAAGGCCATTGAAGGCATTGTTCTTCTTCCTGCAATATTTTGAATTGCTAAATAAGGGTCAGAACTGAATTGCGCATAATAATCAGCTTTTGCAGGAATCTGTATAACCCTATCAAGTTCTTCAGGTTTTAATTCTACAGTTTCATCTACAATACATGGGTCTTTTGTGTCAGAACCTAAAAAGAACTCAAAAGTTTCGTCCATATCTTCTTCACGGGCTTCCCAACGAGGAATATTATCTCTTATAAGAACTCCAGGAATCCCATTTTTCTGTGTATCAGCTATAATTTCTGAAAGAACGTCTCCTTCGTCTGTAGGAGAGGAAGTAAACATTAGCATACCTGTTCTTTTTGGAGCTTTGGAGAATGAGGACTCACGTCTGTCTCGCATTTCTTGGTATAACTTCATTCTGTTTTCAATGAGGTGCTCAGCCGCGACGTTAGTAGGTTTTGCATTTATTTCGTCCACTACCCCATAGAATAGGTTTGTACCAATAACTGTACTTATTGAAGAACCTGCTTTAAAAATAATATCGTCTGTTACCCTTACGCCATCTTTATCTAATTTAGAGAATGAGAGTTTGTCTCTGGTTACATCTTTAAAGTACGGTGACTGCGTTAAACAGCGGTAGACTTCCCCGCCAATCTGAGAAACCGCAGTGGCCGCATCTTTACTCAAAAGTGCAAATACTATATTTGAAACTGAATATGTTTTTAAAGGGTCAATAAGGCACGTTAATAAGTACAGCTCATAGCAAGCAACGAAAGTGTCCATGTACGTTTTGCCCGATCTTGTAGCACACGAAAGAATAACTTCGTCATACTTCTTACAGAAAGGAGCAGGGTATATTTCTTGTATCATATCCTTCCATATCTTAAAAACGGTGTCATATACAGAACCTAAGAAGTATGGATCTTCAATAAAAGTTATTACGTCTACAGGGTTTGTTTTATAAATCTCTTTCCCTACAGCCTCATAGATAACTTCAGACTTTTCTTGTTCTGTGAGCTTCTCAAACTCATTCATAAAGTAGGTGATGTTATCGTCTGACATCATCTTCTTTTCTTTTAAGTAGCTTCTTAATAGCTGTTCTTCTGCTTCTCTTAACATTCCTTAACCTAATCCGTGTTATTCAACATATTCAGCAAGCCTGTAATTCTCTTCCTATCAGAAACTTCGATAATTCTTTCTTTTCTTGTAGAGCCTACGAGCATTTCTCTTGCAAATTCCGACTTCTGAATAAACGCATAAGCTTTAAATATACAATCTACATGAAATTCTCTTTCCCTTATTTTAACCTTTAAGTAATCAATAAGGTCTTTTATGCTCATTAAATGAATACTGTCATTTAACTCTTGGGTAAGCATATTAACACAAGCCCTACACTCATTATCATCATTAATATGACTTTGTGTAAGACCTAGCAAATTGTTCATTGTTACAACATCTGAAGTTGCTACGTTTCCTGTTACTAAAGAATTTTCTGTTCCTGTATCTACAACCTCTGCTTTTACTGCGGGTTTTTCTTTTTTAGGTTCAGGAGTTAAATCAGGACTGAAATCAAAACTCAAACCAATCTTCCTCTTTCTCTTCTTGTACCTTAGGAGTTTTTCCTAAACTATCTATTTTCTTATCTACTGCCTTTAATTCTCTGCTTATCTTTTTCAAAGAATTTTTATCTTTTGCAGAAAGCTCTCTACTTGATAGTATCTCCAAAATTTCAACCACAGAATGAGAGTTTTCCTCTAAAGCGTTCATATGAACTCCAAGAAGTTGCTCAAACCCTTTGTTTGCAGCACTCCTTTTCTCTTTGCTCCAACTCATCTTGACCTTCATTTACCTTTCTTAACATATCCTTTATTGTAAGGTTATTTATTTGATTCATATCCATGTCTCCGCAGAATTTTTCCATATAATAACCCATTTTAGAAGTTTTATAAAATCTATCTTCTCCGATTGTTATGTATTCAACTCTATCAAGATTATTTACTAAACTTTTATGAGTAGGAGCCACGCAAACATCTTGCTTCGTATAACCTTTTGCAAAAGGGAGAGCCTCTAATTGGTCAATTGTTAAACAACCGTCCCCATCAGAAAAGCTCTCTTCTACAAACCATCTGAATAAATCCAACATATTATCCTCTTTTGCTGTAAGAGTTTCCTTTTCTCCCTCTCCTGTTAAATAAGGGAGAATTTTACTCACAGACCTTCTCAGCATAGAGGCCTTACGAACACCCATTTTTATCATAGGACTGCAAATTTCCATGAATGTCCAAAAATACTGCTTTGAAATTTTAAATAATTTCAATAAATTTGTGAAACTCATAGAGTACTCATAACTCAAAGCAAATATCATGAGCAAGTCTCTATCTATGTCTTTCATCTTTATCCCAACCACTCGAAATACTCTCTTTCTTTCTTTAATTGCTTTACTTTTACTCTTATATCTTCTACTTCTGATTGCGAAATATTATCAAGGATAGAATTCCCAAAAAGATCATGATCAAGAATTGCTTCCATATCCTCAGGAGCTTTACAGCTACTTCTATATTCCTCTAATTTCACATTATACATATTTGTACAATCCAAAGAAACCATGCCTTTTGGATTGTACTTATGATTTCTTACCTGTTTTTGAATTACGAGCTGACCCCAACCACGAATTTGCCATCTAACATAAGTTGCTAAAGTACCTTTAGAAGGACTATACTCGTGCACTATTTTATGCAAAACATGAGTGTAACAAGCGTCACATTCGTCTCTTGTAAAGTTATTTTGACGAACCCCATTAATGTAGTAACCTCTACGAATGAGGTCCGTCATTAACCTCCATTTAATAAATTTTGTTAGCTCTTGATAAAATTCTTCGGAAGTTATCTTCCCTTCATTATAAAGCTCTTGTAATCTTGTCTTTTTATTTTTCCTACGAATTTTTTGAGTAGGTTTGAGAGTCATACTACTGCTGTAGAAACTCTCTTTTTTCTCTTCTTCTTTCTTTTTTACCATTTAGATTCCCAACGTTCTTATTTTAACTGCAGTTATTAAAGAAAAGTAGGAGTTAAAAACCGGAAAACTCCTACTATGACATACAACCAACAAAACTAATCATTTAAATTGAAAACTTCCTGTGAAAGTTCTTCCTCATTAATGACAGTAGGTTTTTGGCATTGAGGACATTTGTCTAAAACCGCTTCGTACACATAAGAGCATTCAGGACATCTTATGAAATCTACAGTAACTTCTTTTGACATATTCGATTTTCTCCCATTTTATAATTCGTAATATTCGTCGTTTAATAAAATTTAATATTTATTTCTATAGTTCGTCTATTTGGTCTAAAGCTGATTCCATTTCTTCAACCATCTCTTTGAAATCAGGACTCTCTAAAACTTTAAGAATTGTGAAGCCACAAACTCCGCGTAAAGCTGTAACCTGCTTGTAGCTTCTAACTGTTTCGTCGTAGTCTAAAACAAGACTTTCAAGTCTATCTGTTGTTAAGATACCTTTAGTATTATTTTTAATGTAGTCCCCTATTTTACTGATATAACTATTAGGGATAACACCTGCTTGGCATAAAGCTAAGGAAACAACTTCAGGTTCTCTTAAAATATTTTGAGGTTCAGCTTCTGTTCTTTCTTCTACCAAGAAATCTCTTTTATTATCTATAGCGCACTTAATATCTGAGTATTCGCACTCAAAGTCCACTTCTTCTCCTGTTAAGTAATGAATGTGCTCAATAGGAGTAGCAAAAGTTTCATTAGGTAAAGTATAAAGTGCTTTATGAATAACTGCTTTTTTATTTAAGAGAATAGGAAAGTCTATTGCCAAAACTTGATTATCCTTGTTATTCTTTATATCCCCTCTTGAAACAATATAAGAAATGTATCCGTCTTTTTCAAAAGAGCGGTGCTCAAATTTATCTGTAACCTGATCAATTGTTTTAAGTCTCTCATAGCTATCAAGAGCTTCTTTCTCTACCATACGGCAGGCGTTGATAATACGATTGTCTAATTTAACTCTTGCGACCACAATTACTTTATCAAAGTACTTCTTGTGTTCTTTTACAAAAACTTCTCTATTATCTAAGAGTTCTTTTTGTGTTTCAACAGGATTTTCTTTAAAGAACTTTGGAGGAATGTCTACAGCTTTTAAGTAAGAGTTGAAAGCTGTATTTGAAAAATACTCTAAATTTTCATAGTAGTACTTTTTGAAATCTTCAACTTTTACTAATTCAATTAAATAATTCCCTATTGGTAGTCTTTTTAAACTTATTGTTGGTGTAGCTGTTTCCATATGCCTCTCTCTTTCTCTTTATGTGTGCTAAAAGCTGTTTACTCTTTTAATCTTGTAGAATAGCTCTTCCTTAAGTTTTTCTATTTTATCAGGATGACCTAAGTAATCTGAGCAATCCTTAAACAAGGGTTTTCCGTTTTCGTCTTTGGAACCGTCAAGTTCTATACTTACAACCTGAGCTCCTAAACTTCGGAAAGTTCTTTTATCTCTTTTTATACCTTCTTGTCCTGCCTTATCATTATCGTAAGCCAAAACAAATTTATTTGATAAATTTATTAAAACCTGAGCATTGAGCCCCATAGAACTTGTGTTTATTGCTACCGTATAAGGATAAAATTGCTTCAAAAAGATACAATCCTTACTCCCTTCACAAATAACAATAGGAGGACAAGTCTCGTGAGAATCAAAGCTCTTAAATTTTTCATTAAAGCCAAACATTAGAGGTACACGTTTACCGTTATCGGAGAATTCTCTTGAAACGGTAGCGTAATCGCTTTTTGTTACTCCCCGTAGAATAAATCCTACGATAGTTTCTTTTACTGTTGTAACAGGTATCATATAGAAGTACTCGTTATTTACAGTAAAGTGCTTTATTTTTTGAAAGGCCATAGCGTTTTCATAAGTCTTGTCTCTTTTAACAATCCTTATGTCAATCCCGCTTGCCTTAAAAATCTTATAAGTTTGATTTTTTAAAGGTTTGATTTGGGATAGCTTTAACCCTTTGTTATAAAGCTCTATGTAATCTTCTATGTTTACTTTCTCTGCCATACTTTAAGTATAGCATAAAAATAGCTTTATGTAAAATTTGGTTTTATTAAATTATCAAAGTTCAAAATATCGTATCAAAATTTATTAATTATCGTATCATTATGGATCAATTATGGCCGCCTGAACTTGCACGAAACTTGATTTTGCTGTCTTGCCTTATCTTTATGTGCCACAACATATGGTTTTTTCCTTCCGCCATACGAGGTGTCTCTTCAGGACCTACCTTTTCTTTTTCTTTTTTCTGCTTTTTTCTTAAAGAAAGAAAGAGAATAAAAAGGAAAGAAAGTAATTATTAGAAAAATAGTAATAATTACTAAAGAAGTAAATAAAAAAATTGTAAAATAAAATTGTAAAAGTACTGTTGTTACTAAGGTTGGGGGTTTCTGATTACCCAATTTCGTTTCTGCTGTCCTCTACCTGAGTGGTAGTTCTTGCTTCACCGAAAGGTACGTTCGAGGTATCCTCTATAAGACCTTTCTCCACATTTCCTAGGACCTAGGAAATTAATGTTAGTTCCGAGTACCGAGTTACCTTAGAGCCTATTGATTCCACTTTACGCTTTATCATGCTTAAAAGTTCTCGTGTACCCGATTCCCTTAGGTACCTTGAAAGATACCCTTGGTACTTTCTTCTAACATCAAATAAAGATAGCAATTGAAGCTCTTGTGGCTTGGTTCTCGCCACTTCACTTGCTACCTTTCTAAAGTAGTCCTTCTTAATTTCTTTCATTTTTGAAGAAATAATTTGGACACTTTTTCTTGTCTTTACCATATTACGGGATGTTCTAACTACTTTCTTTCCGCGAGAAATCAAGGAGTTAGCTTCCTTTTGTCTTCTCAGTTTCTTTATGAGCTTAGCTCTTTTTTTCTTTTGTGCTCGGTAGTTTTCTGATTCGATAATGTTTGAGAAAGCATTATCTCCTACTGACACATTCCCCTTTTGGTCAACTGACACTTTTAAGGTACCTTGTAGGTTTAATTCTACTTCGGATTTTTCGCAAGCTTCTAAAGAAATCCACCAATTTTTCCCGTCGTAGGAAAAAGAGACATTTTTATAGACTTTACCTTGAGGAATATATCCCTTTTCGTAAAGCTTTATATCCCCTAATTTAGGAATTGAGACGTGATCATAAAAAACTTTTATTTTTGAAGTTGTTGAGAAGCGCATCCCGTCTTTTCTTGCTTTATAGACAGGAAGACGGGTCTCTCTTGTAGAATACCATCTTTGAAAATAGTGGTTAGAGCTGTTAATAGCTCTTTTTGATACCCCACAATCAACTTGAGAGATATAAGGATAGGATTGTTTCTCTCCCTTTTTCATTACCTCATGAAGGAGAGTTGCACTTATAAGGTGGTCTTTAGGGTCTTTATTAAAAGTTGCCTTATAAAATTGCAGGTCAATTCCTACATTAAAAATCTTACGATAGGTACCGGCCATCCTTTTAAGGATTTCATGTACCCTCTTTGATTTAACATTTAATTTTGTTCTGTAGGATTTACCCACCGTTATGTCCTTTTATAATCTGCTGTCTAAAAGAGAATTTAATTCTCTGAATTAAAATGTAAAAATTACACTTGTAAAACAGAATTTAATAAAATTTTTCTCTCTCAGAATTATTTTAACACAGGAAATATTTTCTGTCAAATTTTAAAGGAATTAAGATAACAGGAATTCTCTATCTCCTTTCTTTCTTATTAAGGAATACTTATTCTTTATTCTTTATATCTTTATTCTTTATATCTATAGATATATAAAAGATTCTTCTCTAGAAGAGAAAGAAAAATATATAAATATAAGAGAAATATCCTATTAAAGAAAGAAAGAGAATAAAAAGGAAAGAAAGTAATTATTAGAAAAATAGTAATAATTAGTAGAGAAGTAAATAGAAAAATTGTAAAATAAAATTGTAAAAGTACTGTTGTTACTATGAAAATTAAATCCTTTAGTTTTTCTATTAATTTCCTTTAAGAAATAAGAGGGTAAAAATTAAATCCTATAAGGGTTAGAAGGGTATTTTATAAAATAGTTGATGTTTTTTTAAAAATAGAAATAATTAAAAAAATATTTAAGTAAAAAGAAAGGAAATCCTGTAACAGTAAGGATTTCCTGTAATAACAAAAGTACTTTATTATAAAATTGAATGTTTTTTTAAAAATAGAAATAATTAAAAAAATTAGTCATTTATGAATTGAGTACCACATTCGTAACAGTGGGATACGAGCTTTCCGTACTTATTCCTTTTATTATAATAAAGGGTGCTCCCACATTTAGGACATTCCTTGTAGTAGTATTTCATCACCTTATTGTACATGTGCTCATATATTTCGTCCATGGTAACGAGTCTTTTCACTTTATCTACAAGAAGAGACTTACCTTCCCATCCTAAAAATTGTCCTTTACTTTCACAAAGGGAACACAATTCTTCCATATCTAAGTTACGGATAAAAGTATCAAACCTTGGGGTAGTATACTTTGCTTTTTTGAGTTCCTTAAAATCCATTGCGGATGAAACTTCTATATAACCTATATTTCTCATAAAGGGGTTATTTTCAAGAAGAGCTTTTATAGCTTCAGTATGTTTTTCGTGAGCTACTACATAAACAATATTAAAAAATGTTACATAAGTAGAAAGTTGTTTAAAAAGTCTTTGAAGATTATCTGCTTCAGATTTTATTTCAAAACCGTAAAAGATATTTTTCTTGAAGTCAAGAGCTGCAACATCTACAATATTTTTAGAATTTACTCCCATTTCATTAACAAAAGTTAGGGATTTAAAGAATTCTAAGTTTCTTTTTATAAATTCTTTACGAATATCCCAATCTTTTATCTTCTTTGCGGGCATTATTTATATTTCCTTTCTCTCTCTTCATAGAATTTAATTACTAAGAGTTATAGATGCTATTATCCTATTAAATTTTATCTATAGAGAAAAATTAAGTAGGAACTATTATGAGTATATACAAAGGAAATCGTGTTGTTGCAGGGACATACCCTTTATATGGGACCACAGGTGAGAGTATAGCAGGGCCTATGACCCAAGGTTACACAGATTTACAGATAAAAGCCATAGGCGTCGAATTAAGAGCTAATGACTTTTTCAGAGGGGCAACTTTAGATAATATAAGAATTGTGGATGCTATAGGAGCTCTTCTTGGATATACTTCTGCGGATATGGACTATCTTTTTGAGCATAAAGAACTTCCTGTAACAGAAGAATAATTTTGACTAATCTGTAGTATTGTAGTAAAATAGGGGTATGAGCGAGAGAACTTTAAAACCCTTAAAAGATTATAGACTATGCTCTGCAACGCAGACAAAGTACATTCCTATATTGGATTCAGACCCTGTTTTAGCTGCGAGGGCTCTAACAAAAAAAGATATAGAAAAGTCTTATAAACTTTTGAAAAAGTCTTTTGAGGAAATATCAGTTAATGAGGCATACCATGAACCTATTGTAAATACTATTTTGTTTTCTCAGAAAAATTTTTTGTGGTTTTCTTCAATGTTAAAGGAATTTGAGAGGATTTTGGGTTCAGAGGAGTGCGAAATTCCTTTTGAGAAATGTCCTGATAATACTTCGGGCTCCCTTGTTGTTTACCCTCCTTATAGTGTTTACCCTAATAAAGGTAAATATAGACTGTGTAATGTAAAAACTTTATCAAAAGAGCTTCATCCTATAAATAATCATAGAATAAAGTATATCATAGAAAATTTTGATATGTCTGAATTTATAAATGACTGTTACCCTGCGTGGTATTTGTTGAAGGATACTACAGTTTTTGAACAATATAGCGAGAAAACAAATACACGTGTACGCGTGGATTTTAAAGGCGGAGAATTTTCTTATTTTATTGCAGGAGCTTCTGACAATTGGCAGAAAATAGAACCTGTTCCGATAGAAATGGATCACGTAATTGCAGCTTTAATTTTTCGTAGCTATATAGATTAATAATTTGTGTCAAATAAGCTGTTTATGTAAGCTAATTCATTAGGAGATATGGCTCCTTTGATAACTACAAGGTCTTTGACAAACCTATTTACTTCTGCTGTTTCAGTTTCTTGAACTCCATTTGTGGTAACTTCATAAGTAGGAAGTTCCTCAATATAGTTTGATAAGATAAACATTGCGGGGTCTACTGAAGAGTCAACTTGAACATAGGCTTCTTCAGTAACAGCTTCATTATTTTTATACATCTGTAAATAATAGTAATCGTCATATTGAGGGGTCAAGATTACTGTAAGCATTATAGGTTCATTTGTATAAGAAGCATATTCTTCAAGGGTGAGCTGTCTTGAAACTGAGGCAAACCCATTTTTTGTAATCATAGTAAATTTTAGCTCTTGATTAACAAAGGTTAAAGAGAAATAAATATCATTTACTAAGTTTGATTTATAAAGTAAAACTTTAGATTCAGCGTCTTGTAATGCTACCTTAATACAAAGGGTTAAACCTTCTTTGTAAGAGAAGTTAATTACGTCGTCATTACCCTCAAACTTATTACTCAAGAATCTGATTTTTCTATTAAGATTACATAAGTCTTTTGTTGAATACTGATTTTTATTTAAATCAGGCATTCTATAGCATTGAATAAGTTGAGTATCATTAAGGGCTACGTCGTGGTCAAAAATCCACAGGTCTTCCCCTTGCTTAATTTCCCAACCAATTAAATCTATAACAGCTGAGAATGCTTTAGAAATAACAGAAGAGTTACCTATGTAAGTGGTTATAGGTAAGTTCATGCGGTTGCTTAAATTATCCGTTACATTTACTTCCGTATTTAATACAATTTGTTCAGTATCCCTGTGGTCGTCAGTAATTACTTTTACTGTGTAAGTACCTTTTTGAGTACTTTCATTTTCTGAGTAGGTTATGTTCACAGTATATTTTGTATTATTTTCGATAGGGAATAGGTTACTTTCGTTTATAACTGGAGGATTAATATAATTTTCGGAAGTAGCCCCTGTAATTATATAAAAATCTTCGTCATATAAGTCGTCATTTGAAAGCGGAGTTCTGTCTAAAGTGAAGATTTTATCAAGTTCTAATGCTCCGTTCCATACAATTTCATTTTTAAAAGATAGGTTGAAGTTAGCGAAGTCGATAATCCCTTTAAAGGTTTTTATAGGTTGTACCATTTGTTGTAGGTCAGGGTCAAATTGTGCTGTGAAATATTTTTGACCTATTAAGAGGTCGTCATTTTCTGTTAATGAAACCACTTCGTCAGAGTAAACGAAAATAGTTTCTTCGTCAGGGTATTCATTTCCGACAGGTTCCATTTCATAGTGAAGAGAGTATCTTCCCTCGTAATAAGAGAGGGTAATATTATAATAGCGATTTGCTTTTAGGGTATATCTTGAGCGTAAGCTTTCATTTATAGGTTCTTTAGTTGAAGCTTCATATAGGTTGGCACCAAGTTTTCCGTCTTCTAAGTATATTTCGAAAGAGGCGTGCTCAATTGTAGGGCACCCAATAAGATACTGAGTTCCATTAATACTATCAAACAGTACTCTTAGTGATATAGAAAATTCAGAAGAGTTTGCATTATCGTGATCCAACTCAGTAATGTCCTGTTGCGGGAATGTTACTAACGGAGATGAAGCTAACGTCAAGTTATTACAGTGGAAGTTATAACATTTTGTGTTACTCTTTCGTTCCCATCCATAAAAAGTTGTTGGAGCAGGGTAATAAGTAACACTACCGTGGGTACCTACGATGACGGTTTGATTATCATGACAGGCTATACCTCTCCATGAGTTATTACCCGCCCTGTCTGACAGCCACGAAGAAGCCGCTCCGCTCGTAGAGGTAAGTATACGACCAAAGTCACCACCTACAGTAAATTTTTCATTATGGAAGACTATTACATTTAAATTTCCAAGGCTTGAGTCTGACATTACACTGGACCAAGTAGTACCATTTGTGGAGGTTAGAATATTTCCTGAACTTCCCACAGTAATAAAGTTTCCATTTCCATAGGTTACACTTGACAGAGTTTGATTACTGATAACTTGAGTTGGCGACGTCCAAGTTGTTCCATTAGTTGAAGTAGACGCAACACCAAATTTTTCAACTATAACAAATTTTCCGTCTCCATAGGTTATCCCTACCCATTGAAGGTTGCTGGACGAAGTGCAAGCTTCCCATGTTATTCCGTCTGTGGAAGTTACTATGTAGTTATGAGCTCCGACAGCAACAAATTTATTATTTGCATAGGTTATCCCGTATAGGTTAGGCGTTTCTAATGCTGTTGTGCTTGTAGTTACTGACGGGGTAGACCACGTTATTCCGTCCTCGGAGGTAGTAAAATAACCTCTTTCTCCCACAGCTACAAATTTCTCATTTCCATAGGTGACAGCATTCCAAGAAATAGAATTAACGGAAGGTGGAAGAACTTGTACAGGGGTTGACCATATAGATTCTGTGTAATTAGCTACGTAGCCGTTTTCACCAACTGCAACATACTTACCGTTTCCATAGGTAAGAGCAGTCCAAAAGACAGAGCCTACCTGTTCAGGAGTAGCCCACTGTTTAAGGGGTCCCACAGTATCGGAATATGTATCTCTTAAATAATAAGAGCTGAGTTCAGTAGGGGATAAAGACTCCATTCCGTATATATTTAAGTAACATTTATTATTTTCTACCCCTAATTCTAAAGGTGGGGTTGTGTTTAAGTTAGTAAGAGCAACAACGGTTCCGTGAGTTTCTCCTTTAGTAGTAAATGAGGAATTTACTTCCCAAGAGTCTGTTTTTAAGAAAGGAGTGCTACAAGTAAGGTATTTTGTAGGGCTAAACCCTTCAATTTTTCCGTCTAAAGGTACTTCTAAGTCTCCGACAATTTCAAACGTGTCATAGTCTACTTGACGCTCAATTTCTTCTTGAAACCTGTTTACGAGTTTTAAGAAGGTATCTATAGTATTATAACAATCTGCTTTTTCTTCTAAATCTTGTTGAACTCTGTAGATTACTTGAGGTCTATTATGCCCAATACCTGCTTGATTGTTTATAACAGAGCTATTTTCATAAGAACCTTTAGCTCCTGCGTTCATCCTTATAATTCGTTCAAGATTTGTAAGAATATAAGTATTAACTTCTTTTAAGGTGGTGAAGTCTTTGAATTCAATAAAATCGGGGTCTTCTACAATAATGCCATTATCAGCAGGGAATCCAATAGCATTTACTACGTTAATAGTAGTGTTAACCGTAAATACAAGATTATAAGCTAAGTTTTTTTCTTTGTTAACATTTAAGTTAGTAATAGACCCAAAGAGTAACTTCCCATTTGGTGTTTGAATATAAAGTCCTATTTCTTTAATTGTGAGATAAGAGTCTTCAGAAATTTGACAAGTTAGGAGAACAGTACTCCCTGATTGTACAATTTCAGTTACAGGAAAGGAATAAATATGTCCCGCGGTAGCTCTAGAATTATCTTGTAAAGGAATTTTACCGTCACTTATAAGGATATTTGAAAAATTCCATGTAGCACCATTAGATGGGGTGTATAATAATTCTCCATTATTATATATAGAGAATTCATTTAAATTTATGCTACCGAACCATGGATTAGCATGGAGTGGGGAGGCATTTCCTAAGGTAAGTGATGTAAAAGTGGATAAAGGAATAGTGAAGTCAAGGTTTCCTGTTTTTTGAATTACTTTTTTTCCGTAATTCATTGTAAACTCATAACTTGTATTTCTTATTATTAAATAAATAGAAATTTCAGTACTTTCAGAAAAAGCAATATTTCCGAAAGAAAAAGCAGTAAAGTTTCCATATTTTAAAGTGACTTCGTTATTCTCAAAAATCAAATGAAGAGAATTTCCTGTAGTACTTTGTATACTCCACGCACATTGAGATTGTCCATTAGGAATGTATGTGCCTTTAAATAAGATTGTTATTTTTTCAGGATCTGTAAAATTTAACGGAGAATAAGTAAAATAGTTCCCTGTAGATAGTCCTGAGGCAATACCATCAGATATTGCAGGAGAGCCAACCACAGTTATTAAAGAGCTTGAATAGGTCCTGCTGTTAGCTATTTTTTGATTTATACTAAAAAGTCCTGAGTTTGTTATAGTTAATGTATCTAAACCTGCCATGTAATCTCCTAGCTGCCACTAATGTATGGGTTTGTCCCTGTTGTAGCACAAAGTAATAAAGAGAGTGCTCGTACTCGTTCTTCTTCCAATTCGTCTTTAATAATGGAAACTATACCAACTTCAGCATTTATTGGTTGAGCAATATTTCCATTTGCGTCTGTTATGTAAGAAGTTAAATTTGGATAAAAAGTATTTGCGTCAAAGGCGCTGTCATAGGTTGCTTCTTGTCCCAAGTAATATACTTTTCCATTATTTGTAGTCCAATCAAATCCTGTGTAAAGATTTCTTTCCGCAGTATATTCATAGAATGAAGTTGGGGCGGAAGGTTTATTTGCGAAAATTTCAGCTTTTGGAGCTTCATATTTCCATGCGTATAAAGTAAGTCTTGGAGGATTTTGAGTATCATTATAAGTCATATTGTGCTCGTTACGGTATATAACAAGGTCGTCTACTACCATAAAGTCGTCACCTACATATGGAGTATAGTCGTCATTGAATAGAGGAGCCCACGGTTCTGAAAGAGTTTGACCATCTGTAGAAGGAGGAACTTTAGTATAAATATAATGAGTGTTTTCGCCGTCGTCATACTCCCAAGCATATAGTTGGTCTAAGAGAATGTCATCATAAGCGGAGTACGACGCTGCATTTCCTTCATAATTAAGAACAGAATTTGCAATAGTCCACTCTTCTCCTTCATATGGAGTTCCATCGGTATTATAAATAACTGACGGGTTGGTGCTTGCGTCAGCATAACCTATATATGTTGGAATACAGTAGAAGTAAAATAAAGTTCCCGGGAGCTCTTTCATGTGAACGTAATTTCCTGTTTCAACTTTATTAAAAGGAACTTTTGTTGAATTTATATATGTAGTAAATTCTTGTTTAACAGGGTTGTAAGAGAACACAGCTGCGTGAGGCCCTTGTGGAATAACATTACTATCCGAAGTGAAAGTTAAATAATTTGAAGCGTCTGTAAATAATTTAACTCTGAGACTTCCGTTTGCTAATTCACTAAATTCAAATGTATGAGAACCTGTAGAATAATCTGATTTTGCTATTAAAGTTCTATCAGTATTGGTAGAAGAAGGATTAATAGCGAAAGCCATTACAAATGGAATATCAGAATTATTACTATCATTAAATAATTGGACCGGTGTATTTGAACTTAAGAGAAAATTAGCTTCTTTCATATCAAACATTGACATGAAACCATTGTACACTCTATTTAAAGAAGATACAGGAATTGTAGTGGATAAATAGTTAGCATTCTGACTCAAATCCACTATAGCATTTTGAGATTGTAACCTTCTTGAAAAGTCGAATACCCAAAAAGAAAATATGCTATTTAATGAGGACATTCCTAAAAGTGACGCATAGTTTTTATATAATGTTATGTAACTAAAAGAGGTTTTGTCTTCTTCAATTCTTTCGTAGAGTTGAGTTGCTCTATTATAACCAATAATTCGGGAGTTATTTCCTATTTGGTTTATTAGGTTGGCATTTGAGAACAGGAATGTTCTCATCATTTCTTCCATGTCAGGTTCCGTAACTAAGGAATGTTCTGAGTCTAAAACAATCTGATCATATACTGAAGCAAAGTTAGCTGCTTTTAGGAAGATATAATAATCTATGGCTATGAAATAATTATCAGATGTAGTAGGTTTTACGAAGGGTTGACAAGTTCCTATAGCGAATAATTTATCTTCGTCATTAACTGTTTCGTATAGCCCCACTTCTCTGATGTCAAAACCTCCTGTATTTTCAGGAAGCATTGTATAGAAGCTTACTGTAAGATTATCTTCTAATAATTCTTTTTTATATATGTAGAATTCAACTCCTAAAGGTCCTTTTAAGGAAGTCTGAGATTCAGAGGGAGTATAGTATTCATAGTTATTACCACTGCCAAATTTAATTTTGGTAAGATTTAGATTTAGAGAAGGGTCAGTCATTGCTTCTGCTACTCTGTCTAATCCATATTGTGTGAGTATCAAAATCAATTTGTCGTTATTTACAATTTCTGCCATATTTAAATTCTTTCTTAAAATTCTTTTCCTAAGTTCAAAATTTAATTATAAGTTTGCAATTAAATTTTGAAGAAAGAGCGGAAAAAGTTAAATGCAAAAGCAGAATGATTTAGCAGAAAATTTATTAAACTTATTTAATCCTTCCTCATATAAAGAATTTGGGAAGGGATATTTTGTTAATAAACCAAATATGGAAGGTTACTATTATATATTTAAGAGAATAACTAAACCAAAATTTTGCTTAATTGTGAATACAAGTGAGGAAAAGTACCCCACAAGTATGATAAAAATAAGGGATTATGTATTTATAGTTTTCAACACTGCTTCTCTTGAAGAGTTCTTGGAAAATTTAGCAGATAGGTATTTTGTAACTTTAATGGATATTTTGGATAATGAATTGCAAAAGAAAGATACAAGGAACCTTCCTTATGGATATTATACTGACGAAAATGGGGAGTTAAGGGTAGATCTGAAGGCAGCAGCAGAAGTAAGAAAAATATATGATATGTACATTGAAACTCAGAGTATTCGTGATATTGCAAATGAGTTAAGAACAAACTTCTCTGACATTCGTGAAATTCTTCATGATAGCCAAGAATATATGCAAATGAGGGATAAAATTGTATCCCCTGCTAAATTAAAGCAAGTAGCAGACTTAATGGCAGCAAATGTACGTGGGGGAGCTTCGGCAAAGCGAAGCCTTGAGGACGAATTAGCTGACGCTCGGCGTAGACGCAAGCAAAATAGCAGAGAATTGAAACAAATTCAAAGGTAAAGGTAATAATTAAATTGTAAATAAAGAAAGTGAAAATAGCATGGCAGACGCAATAACAGTTCCTACATTTGAACAAATAGAAACTATATTATCTAAGTTAGCAACTAACTATAGTAATATAGCAATATTGTTTTATGATATATTTTATAATACAACTCCTATGGACGTAACATTGCAAATGTATGACGAAGCAGGGATTTTGCAGACTTATACAATTCCTAATAGGGCAAAGGACATGTCTAATATTTTAAATGGGAGTGGTTCTCCTCAGGGGGTAGTAGAAGCTGGAAGAGGGGTAATTTATCAAGATTTAGCAAATGGGGATTTATATATTAAAGCTCTTTCAGACGGAAGTGTTGGATGGACAAAGTTTGTAACTGATACTGAATTAAGTAATATGCTAATTGAGGGTATAGGTTCCCCGGAAGCAGTTGTAATAGCTAATAAGGGTACTTTATATATTGATAAAGTGAACGCTGCTCTGTATATTAAAGCTCAAGATGAGGGTAACACAGGTTGGGTTTTAATATCAGCTAATACAGAGAACCTTGCTAATAAAGATTTAAATAATTTGACAGCAATAGGTGAGGCGCACTTTGCTAATCCGAGCTTGAATAATTTAAATGCTGAAGGACAAGCAAGATTTACGGCTAAAGAGAATGTTACAAATAAAATTACAGCAATTACTTCAGGGAGTACAGATACACAATATCCGTCAGCAAAGGCTGTATATACTTTCGTAGGAGCAAGCACTTCTAACTTTGCAGATAGGGATTTTAGTAATATAACGAGTATAGCTTCGGCGAAATTTCTTGGAATTAATAAATTAAGAGACTGTGTACTTGAAGCTACTACTATAATGTATCGCGGAGCTGATAATTCCTTTACTCTTCCTTATGGAACTATAATTTTATGTGCTAATGGTTTAGCAGCTAATAATACTTTAAATAATACTATTATTACTATAGATCAAAATTTAGCAGGGGTAATTCCTACTTTGGCTAATAAAGAGGGATATATTCTTTACGATGATACAAACGGAATTGTAAAAACTCCTACCGAAGATACTTATTTTCGTCAAGTAGCAGAACCTGAGGTAACTGCAGGTGGTGTATGGTTTAACCCTATAGAATATACGTATCATGTTGTAGCGACCATTAACAATGAGGACGTTTGGGTTCAAATTCCTATGGCTGAAATAGGTAGATGGAGCACAGACTCAAATGGGCTTGTTGCAACATTTGAGCCATATTATCCTGTAAAAGTAGTTTCCACGGAGAGTGAAGAGATTTATCATGTAGTTGTAGAAGTCGGGGGAGACGAAGAAAATTGGTACAGACTATATAAAGACGGATGGATGGAAGCAGGAGGTTATTTAATTGGTGGTGGAGTAGTTCCTTTGTTGAAAGAATTTAAAACAGAGCATTACACTTTAGTTCCTTCTGCTAATGCAACTTCTTTTACGAAATCCACTGGTTCTTTTTCAATAGTTGCAGCGAATAATGCAGTCGAAACAGACTGGGTAGCTTATGGATGGAGTGCATAATGGGAAAATATTATAAAGGTGATGATTTTAATGCTTTTGGACAGGAATGGGTTTTAGTAGAAGCGGATATTCCTGAAGATTGGATTGTAACAAAGGCAGAATTAAGAATAGGTAATTTACCAAAAATGACTTTCTATAATCCTATATTTCCATTTCCTGTAAATTTGGAGTCATATCAGACTTCTAATTTGAAGGATATAAATAAATGTCATTTGGCAATATACGACGAAGAAAATAGGAAGTTAACCCTTGAGGGTTCTTGGACATTTATAGCAGAAAACGAGGTTGTATAGGATGTATATAGCTCATTTTGAATATAGAAAAAAAGAACCAGAAAGAATGTATTTCACAGCGAAGAAAAGAGTTCCATTAAAAATGGAATTTAAAGCAGAGAAAAGAGAGCCTGTGAAATTTATAATAACAAAAAATATGAAGTTGGAAGTTGAATAAGTTTAAATTTTAATACAGAGGAAAATAGAGCAGATGGCAGATGATATAAATAAGAAGTTACAGAGTGCAAGAACTATGGAAGACATAGTTAATTTGCTATCTATATTATTTACAAATTTAAATAACCAGAATGAAATGTATTACGATATGTTTCTAAATCCTGTCCCAATGGACATGAATTTAGAAAGATATGACGAAAACGGTAATTTAGTAACTGTAGTTCTTCCAAACGTTGCGAAAATGAGGGTTACTGCATATTCAGGAGCTGGAAATCCTAATGGCGTACAAGTTGCTTCAATAGGGGCTCTATATATTGATGTTACGAACAGAAGTATTTATTATAAAGCAACAGGGAGTGACAGCTACGGGTGGCAACTTATTTGGTCTACAGCAAATTTGATTGAAGGAGTAGACTATATTTCTCCTTCAGGTGATGGTTCTCAGGTTCAAAATTTAAGTGCAAATAATATAACTTCAGGTGTATTAGCTGTAGCAAGAGGGGGTACAGGCACTTCTGCTATAAGTGGCATGGTTAAGGGCAATGGCATGGCTCCATTTACAGCAGCAGTTGTAGACGAAGATTATTTGGCTCCAAGTTCTTTTACAGGCTTAATAATGTTTTGCCCTACTCCGATAATCCCTGACGGGTGGTTAGTTTGCGACGACACTATTTATGATATTTCTATTAGACCCGAGTTAACTCGCCTTTGTAATAAATTAGGGAATCGTTACGGTGGGGATGGTGTTACAACTTTCGGTGTTCCAAATTTAATAGATAGATATATAAAGGGTGGTTTACCTGCAGACGTGGGGCAGTTCATAGACGGGCACGTTGGAGAGCACAGTCATCATATTACAGGTGCTACAGCGAAAGACGGGGCTCACACTCACACAAGAGGTACGATGGAAATTACAGGTTGGTTTAGCGGTCACGATAAAGCTGGGGGTGCCTTTTGGGTTTCAGGTGGTTCTGAATGGCATGGTAACAGAAACAATAATGGGCAGAAGCATAATATCTCTTTTGCAGCTTCTAGGTCTTGGACAGGTTCTACAAGTTCAACACCTCACCAGCATAGTATTGATATAACTATATCTAATGGCGGAGCAGGTAAAAACGAAGTAGATCATGGAATAATGATACCAATTATAAAATATTAGGAAACAGAAAATGGCAGATATACAAATAGTAGCAGAAAATTTAGCAGAGTTATTAACGAACACCGTAGATATGGCAGCGGTATTTTACGATATATTTTTAAATCCGAATCCTATGGATGTGGACTTAAAAATGTACGACGATAATAACCAATTAATTACGGTTACTATCCCTAACAGAGCTAAAGATAGAATTACTCCTTATATGGGGAGTGGTTCTCCTGAAGGTGTTGTAGCAGCTCCAATAGGTTCTACCTATGTTGATACTTTGACTTCTACTGTGTATTATAAGGTTAGTGGAGAATCTGACGACCCTTATGGTTGGAATGCAGTTCTTTCACAGAGCTTAATGGAAACTTTTATTAGGACGTATTTAGAGGCTCGAGGTTATGTTACGGTTTCGTCATTAAATACTTATTTGAATACTCATGAGTATGTTACTAAGAACGACGCAGCAACAAGTGACGATTATGGAGTAATTAAGATTGACGACGAAACAATTAAAAATAATGCAGATTCTCAGATTAGGGTTTTTGGGATTGCAGATTCAAATGAGGCTAACCCTGTTGTTAGGAATTTATGGGTTGGCGAGGAGACTGAATATGAAACATTATACCTTGAAGGGGATATGCAAGATGATACCATATATTTGTTAAAAGACGTAGGGCAGCTTTTGGTAGGGGATACAGAAGTTTGTTGTAATGGTTTCCCTTCAAATACCTATGAGGTGTTAGACGCGCCTACTTCAGGGGATACTTATACAGCTCCTACTAATGGGTGGTTCTTATTTAATAAGACTGCAGGTATAGCAAATGCAAAATTAGAAATGGTAAATACAACTTCTAACTACGCCACAACTTTATATTTACCTGAAACAACAAGTACAGGGTATATAGCTTGTCCCGCCTTAAGGGGTGAAGTGGTAGAGGTATCTTATACTGCTACGGGAATTACAAATAGCTTTATATTTATAAATGCAGCAGCTAATAGAGTAACTTATGGTTCATAAAGGAAATTAAAATGTATTATGTAGAATCAGACAATAAAATAATTACTTATAATGTAAAGAAAGCTCAAGTTACGCGGACTTTAAAATACATGCCACAGTATGCTAATTTGCCTATTCAGCGGACCACAAGAAATATTGTGGAATTTCAAGGAAATTTTTATTTCGAAGACGATGAGGCTTACATTGCTATGAAAGAAGCAGCAGAACAACAGAGAATTCAGTTCTTGTCAATGACTCGTTCTGACTTTTTTGATAGCACAATTAAAGCGTGGGGAGCTAACAGCGACGACCTCCTTCCAGTAATTAATGGAATTTTAGAGAACCTTCCAATTCCGGACGTTGAAAAGAAGATAGCAATAAATAATTATAAGAATGCTTTGAACTTTTATAGAAGACACGCATTATTTACTTTGCTAAGCGGGGTTCCTATTACCATAGGAGGTCATACTGTTACTATCACTGCAGCGCAATGGGATAGATTCTTTGACAAAACTAATAAAAGAGACCCAGACGCGTACAAGGAGTTATTGCCTGACTTAGAAAGTTAAATGGAAATGCAAGAGACCCCTCTTGCATTTCTTTTATATAGTAAAACTGAATAAATAAGGAGTTAAAGATGAGTTCAAGTATACACCCAATTTCCTTTGGAGTAGAACCTCCAAGGAGCTTTGTGACACAGACAAAACCTATTTCTTTTGGAATGCAGGTTCCTGCCCATACGTCCTTACAAAAAGAAAATCCCACATTTACATATTCAAATGAGCTTAAAACTTTATTTCGAAAGGGGAAGCTCCCAACAGTGAAATTTGACGCTGCAGGGAATAAATTAAATAAAAAGAATGTATCTTTAGATCATATAATTCCTGCGAGTAAAGGTGGAAAAAGTGTAACGGAAAACTTCATGTTAGCAGATAGAGATTTTAATAACGCTCGTGGGAGTGACTCTATATTTTCTTGGGTTACAACAGAGGGCATAATTAAGTATCTTGCTCAATTTGTTGATGTAAGGGTCGGTAAATTTATAGGAAATAGCTATATTGCGCAAGTTTTGAAGACTTTGGAGAGAGCAAATGAACTTGGAGTATAAGGCAAAGTATAAGAAGGTAGACGGAATTTACACAGTGGACGATAAAATTTCTAAGTGGCAAAAATTTTGGATAGGTGTAGGGGAGTTTATCGTAAAAGGATTAGCAGGTAGATGGGAATTTAATATAAAGATTAAATTTTAATTACATGAGTTCAATAACAGACCAAATTATAAAGCAGCACTCCAAAGTTCAAGAGATTGCAACAAATAAGAACAATACTCAAATGGTTTACGTATTTTCAGATTTGAATGTGCGGGACCCTTTTGTTTCTTCTTCTACAGCAGTCATGCTTTATGATACTAAAACAATTGTTCAGGGTGTTTGGCGAATGATAACTACTGAAGAGGGGGAAATTCCTAACTTTAGACAGTACGGATTAAATATAAAAAGGTTTTCTCAGTACCCGTTAAACTCACAAACTGTTGACGGAATATATAATTACGTTAAAGAAAGAGTTGAAGTTTTTGAAACAAGGGCTGAAATAGTAAAGGCTGACGTTGACGTGGATTTTGAGCAAGGGGTAATTTACATGACATTTTTCTTAAGAATGAAGGCTTCAGGAGAAGTAGTAAAGTTACCTACTTGGAGTGTGCAGGTTTCAACCTATTAAGTTTAACTTTTTCTTTGTGGCTTCTTCTTGAGCTTCTATCATAAGAAGTTGAGTTTGTATATTTGCATTATCTAATGAAAGAGCCTTGTCGAGAGCATAAGCTTGGCTATAAGACATTGGATTTCTTATTGCGGACATCATAGCCATATTATTTTGCATTAGACGATACTGTAAATTATACTTCTGTATTGTTAAGAATTGTAAATATAAGCTTTGAGTTAAGTTAACTTCCATATCCTAAAATTTAATTTGCATAGTTTTATTAAATTTTAACTTAGAATTAGTTTAAATTTAGGAAATTTTATATAATGGCTTTAGATCTTCAAAGTTTAAGTATAACGTCGGCTTTTAATTCAATTGTAAATTTCTTTAGGAGTCAAGAGAACAATAGTAAATGGAGAGACCTCAGTAATAATGCTGAAGGTAGCTTTTTAATTCGTATGTTGGCTAATATTATGTCAACGTTAAGTTACCGTATTGTTGCTCAAAGTAGAGAGAACTATTTATCTACAGCTGCTCTTACTTCTTCCAATATAGGTATAGCAGTCAATTTAGGGTACTCCGCTTTTAGAGGCTCTAATTTAAAGAGACTTATTCAAATTACTCCTAACAGTAATTATACTCTACCTAAATTTTCTGTAATCGGAACTTATAATTCTGATTATAACATTTTAACTTTAGACGATGTGGATTTAGAAGAAGGGGTAACTACTACAATTAGAACAGTAGTAGGAAATGTTAGAGAGAGCTCTTTCGTAACAGGAACTTCTGACATTAAAATATTTTCATTGTTTACTTCAGGAATTTCAGAAGACTTTGTGCTTTTCAAGGATAATAATGAAGTCCCTACTACTAAAGTAATAAAAGATATGATTTATGATAAGTACTTGGTGAGAACTAATCCTTATGGTTCAGTTGATATTGCATACCTTAACTCTTTTAGTACCGCTAAATATAAGTACGGGACAGGCACCGAGATTACAATAAGATATGTTGAGTTAGCTGATGCTCCTTCAATTCCATATACTTCAAGTATGTTTCCGTATGGGGTTTTAGGAGATGTTATTACAATATCCCCTTATATTCCTTTTGAATCTGTGGAATCTCTTAAGATTACTGCTCCTTTAGATCATGAAACTCAGAACTTAATAAGGTCAAAAGTGGATTACGCAAATAGGTTACAGGAAATAATTCCTTCAGTTACTCAGGCTAATTGGAAGGCATTAACTCCGACTTATACTTTAATAACCTATTTGAAGGATAATTCTACTTTGTTGACAGGAACAAGAGTTTATCCAGGAACTGCTTCGGAAAATAAGGAAAGATTTGCAAATACTGAAGTAGCTGAGGTAAAAGAAGTTTTAAAAGAAGAAAATTATTTTGGTACTCCCCTTCCTGATATTACTGTTCCAAGAAGAGAAGTTGCAGATATAACTATACAAATGGTTCTTAGAAATAAATATAAAAGTATAGCTGATATAAATTTAGATATAGATAATATTTTAAAAAATTATTATAATCAGGAGTTGGGGGTTACATTTAATGTATATACCTTAGAAAGGCTCATCGAAGATCTTCCATACGTAAAATATGCTCGTGTCTCATTGACTATTAACGAAAGAGCAGTTAATACTGATTATCAATTAGGGCATATTATAAAAGTTGGGGATAATTTATATAAAGCTTCAAAGATTTTAGGTTATACTGGAGTTACGGAACCTGCGGATGGGTGGGGAATTCCCGTTATCCCTCCTTCTGAAATTGATACGGATATTGTTATACAAGACGGTTCAATTTATTGGAAGTGCTTTAAAAAACTTCCGGGAATGCCTTCTTTATCAATTTCTTTGAGGTCTCCAAGCACTCAGTACGGCATAGGGGACTACATGTACTTAAAACAGTACCCTGATTATATGTTTAAATGTGTGGATATTGTACGTACAAGTGGAGGTACGGAACCTGATACAACAGGTCATGAACTTGGTGACTTTATTGTAGACGGTGGCATAGTATGGGTTGTGAAAGATTATATTAATGACGATAATACAAGTGCATGGGCTTCTTTATCTCAATTTCAGTTAGGTCAAACAGTTAATGCTAAAGGGCCATATTCTTTAGAGTGTGTAAGTTATACGGGTTCTACAGGTACCGAAGAGAATTTAAATTTTGAGCAATATGATTATCCTGTAGCAGTTCAAGATAGTCTTAACAGTAGATTTTATGTTGAAGGAGATGTAACTTACTATTTCCGTAATGGCGACCCGATTGAGGCTACCTATGCAGGAGGAGTAACAACCTTTGCGGTTACAGCAGCTGTGTACCCCGTGGTTAAAGAAATTGGAGGTCAGGGGGTAGATTGTACAGAAATAAGAGTTACAAGATACCAAGACGGAGCAGAAACTGAGATGGCTATTGACCCATCTAAAGACTACACTATTTTGGAAGTTGCGCAACGTGGAACTATAGACGGAAGTATTCAGTGGACATTAATAAAAAATGTTGACGAAATTACTTATGATTGGAATTCTTATGTAACGTTTACCCATACTTTAGAAATTTTGGAGGAGTAATAAGTGAGCATATTAGGATATTCAGCGAGTTATTTTCTTCCTCAGTACTGGGTTAATACTCCTTTGTATGGAGAAAAAATTATACCCTTAATTGATTATATTTTGTCAACTGACTACGAAAAAACAGAGCTTTTAGCTTCTGCTTTTTATAATATAGAGAGTAAGTATAAAAACACGCAAGATCTTCCTATAGAATGTGTTGAAGCTATTATAGAAGAGAGCGGCTATGGCTATATCAGAGATTTGTTAGGGCAAGATAATGATAGTCTACGAGTTTTAGTTTACCTTTTAGTCATGATTCATCATTTAAAGGGGAGTAAAAGAGGAATTGAGGCAGTTCTTGAGCTCTTGAGAAGTCCCGATGACGCTTTAACTTTATCATATGTTGGTGAACCGACTGTTTCTTCAATAAATGAAGTTTCAGATTTTTCTGTTAATGATTATGTTGTTTATTCAAATTTTACAGCTTCAGGGAAATTTAGTATTAACTTTCAGATAAGAACAGGTGGAACCTTTACTCAAGACCAGTGTATTGCTTCCTCAGTTAATCATGGGTTTTATTTAGGTATTGATTCTTATGGCCGTGTAGTTCTTAAAGTAGGGCAACAAATTTCAGGTCAAAGAGCATGGCAAGAAATTGATGGAACAGATACTTTTGTGAGCGCAAGAGTATTGAGACCCGAAACAAACTATTATATAACTCTCGGTTTTGACGGAAATGAATATTCAGTAAGAGTTTCTACAGACGGAGAAAAGTATAGTTATTATATAGTAGTACCTTCTTCTGTTTCCATGGAAATAATTGGAGGATATATTTGTATAGGTATAGATAGAAGTACTTCTGAAACACAATACCCTTTTGAAGGGGAGATATCATTGGCTCCTTTTACAATTTCTTCTGATAACGTAGTCTTAACTCAATGGTTTGAAACTTTACCTATGGGTGAAGAAAATACTTTTTCTTTAGAATCTGAATTAGACGTAGGTATGGTGAGCGCCTCATTTTTCACACAATTTGCTAAATTTGTTGAAAAGTATGTTTATCCTACATTAATGGCTTTTCGGGCTAAGTTGACTATGAAAGGTAAGGTAACTCTTTTACCTTATACAAGACAAAGGGTTACTTATGTAGTTTCAAATGTTGGTAATATGCTGCAGAACTTTATGGTTGAAGAAGAAAACAATAATGAAAATCATATTCCATATGAGGTTGAAGGAGGTCAGGAAAACCACGAGGATTTCTATGTTCAGGAGAGCACAGAGGAAGAGGGAGATTAAATTCTAAGGTATGTATATAAATGGTATAAACGGTTATTTATCTAAATTTGAAGGTGTTGAAGTAGACGCTGCCGTTGAACGAGTGCAGGGTCTCGACGCTGAGTTAGCTTTAAAAGTTGATAAAACAACAAAGATTAATAATTATCCTTTAACGGGGGATATAACTCTTACAGCAGAAGATGTAGGGGCTCTTTCAACTGAAATTATTTATGGTAAAAGTCTTGGGTGGGAAGATAATATTATTTCCTTGAAGGATCAAAATGGAAGAACTTTAAGTTCTGAATATATTGAAATTGACTTAGGTAGATGGGGTCACATCATAGGGACTTTGAGTGACCAAACAGATTTGCAAGAGGCCTTAGATTCTAAGCAACCTCTGATAACTGCGTCATCTATGCTAAGTGCTGACTTGGTGGATGATACTGACACAATTCATAAGTTTGCTACAGCAGCACAATTAACTCAAATAGCGACTAATACTACAAATATAGCAACAAATGCAGGGGATATTGCCACAATAAATGGGAAAATTCCTTCAGCAGCTTCAACTTCTAACCAATTGGCTGATAAAGAATTTGTAAATAGCTCGATAGCTACTAATACAGCTAATTTTATAGGAACTTTTAATAATGTAAGTGATTTAGAATCATATTCAGGGGAAGTCACAAACAATGACTATGCCTTTGTAATAAATAGTGTTGTTACAAATAATGGGAATGATTGGGCTTCTTTTGCAGATTTAAATGCTTATGACAAGACTCTGCTTACAAACTTTGATTATGCATGGGTAATAGACGGAACCAAATTTGATTTATATAGATTTGATATAGTAAATCAAACTTGGGATTTAAGAGCTTCTGATATAGATAAGGATAGTGAACTCTTAAATACAGCTTATAATAGATATAAAGCTACTGTAGAAGATAATGTAGTTACTTGGATGTACGAATATACATTGAATAATTCAAGTTTTACTGCAGAACAATGGGCAGCTATAAATTCAGGGGCTAATGACATTAATATTGGCCAAATTTCTATAAATGAAAATGACATAGCTACCATAAATAGTACTTTAGGTACTTTTGGAAATATAGTTACTCATAATGTAAATGAGTTTGCTACAGCAGCTCAAGGGGCTTTGGCTGAAACAGCTCTTCAGAGCATTGACAGTACAATGGTTGTTGACGCTCTCGGATTTACTCCTGAGAATCAGGCAAATAAAGTAAGTGCTTTTTCGCAGAATCCAAATAATACTCAGTACCCTACAGCAAAGTTAGTAAAGGACCAATTAGATTTAAAACAAAATAATTTAACTTCTGAAAATGCTGGAGAAGGAATTGCTATAGGGGAAGTTGGTGGAGTACTAAAAATTTCTAATACAAATGTCTCTGCTGAATGGGGAAATATTATTGGGACACTGAGTAATCAGGTTGACTTACAAGGTGCCTTGGATTTAAAACAGGGAATTAAAGTTGACTTAGGTTGGGGATCTCCTACAAGTGTAGCTGCTTTGTCTCCTTCAGGGATGACTTTATCTTGGGAAGCAATAGAACTTGTTGACGATAAATTTATAGCTATTGATTTTACGGGGTATTATTCCGAAGCTCCTGTGTCTACCCTTGCTTGGACTACAGCCACACCAAATGCCAATTTAGGTAATGGCGAATGGTATGATTTAGCATATAATGGAAGTGATTTAGTAGTTGCTATAGGATGGGGAGGATATATTTCTACTAAAGGTTCAGGAGATTGGTCTGCTGCAGCACCAAACCCTGATTTAAGAGATATTAGTTTGTCAGGATGGTATAAGATAATTTATGGAAATAATAAGTTTGTAGCTTTAAATGTTGACGGGTACACAGCTTATTCAACCGACGGAAGTACATGGACTGCAGGAGATCAAATTAGTGATAGCACTAATAAATGGAGTGCTATAAGTTACGGAAATAATAAGTTCATAGCTTTAAATGAACGTGGGTATGTATCTACTTCATTAGACGGAGTAAATTGGTCTGATCCGTCTCTTAATAGTGTCCTTAATGAAGGTACAGGAAGTTCTTACTATTGGGACGACTTAATTTATTGTGAAGGTGAATTTATTGCTACTGAGCACTATGGTAGAAGTGTGGCTATTTCTAAAGATGGAGTTACTTGGGTAAAAGGAACTCCTATAGTAGATAGCACTTCGTCAAGATGGTGGAGACAAAGTGGTGGTAATGGCAAGATTATTGCTCTTTCCGCAAACGGGGATATGTCTATTTCTTCAGGGTTATACACAACTTTTATTGATATAGAAGGTTCAAATTTAAATTTAGAATTTTCAGATTATAACCATACGTACGAATTAATTAATGGTGTTACGGGGTTAATTCCTGACGCTCGCCTTTCGACAAACATAGCAAGAGTTGCGGATTTAACCATCGAAGGTTTAAATGACGTTTCTTTATCCAATTTAACCAACGGTCAATTTTTAACATATGACAGCACTTCTCAAAAATGGGTTAATGGAGACGTTACTTCTTTAGAATGGGGAAATATCACAGGTGATTTAAGTGATCAAACTGACTTGAAGAATGCTTTGGACGGAAAGCAACCTACTATTACAGGTGCGGCTACAACTATTACTGGTAGTAATTTAACTACGGGGAGAGTTTTAGTTTCGGATTCAAATGGAAAGGTAGCTGTAAGTTCTATTACTTCTACAAAACTCGGGTATTTAACAGATGTTACTTCAAATATTCAGGTTCAACTTAACAATAAACTTGAAAGTAGTGATTTAGAAGATTATGTTCCTTTTGATAATTCAGGGGAAGATATAACAATTTCAGCAGACAGTATTAACTTCTATACTGACGGGGGAGCTAATAATAATGTTACTATTAATAGTGCTGCGGTTGTTGTTGAAGGTTCTAATCCTACTTTTGATAGTACTATTAATTTTAGTAGCGGGAATTCTATTACTAATAAAACAGACGCTGTAACTGGAGATGATAATATTGTTATAGACGCTCCGAAAGTTTCTACAAATGTAATTGACGCTCAGCAATATATTGTAGACGCAGGTGTGGGTTATATAGATAGTAATTTTAGCGACCCAACTACAAGTGCAGATTCGTTGCGCTTTACGGATGGCAATGAAAATAACACCATTGCTATTTCTCCTACCAATATTTATATAGAGACAGATACGGTTAACAACGCGAAAGCATACTATAATGGTGAAGAAATAGCTTCGAAAGAATGGACTATAAGGCAAGGTTATATTACTGAGATTGATAGCTCCGACGTAGAAGAAGCCCTTGGGTATGTCCCTCAAAAAGAATTAACTGCAGGGGATAATATAGTAATTACTGAAAGTTCAAAAGGATGGACTGAAGCAGAAGTAAATACGAACTTAGGGGACAACTATTGGAATTCAGTAGCTTATAGTGGAACAAAATGGGTGGCTATTGGAGGATCGGGTATTATCTCGACTTCTACAGACGGGGTTACTTGGAGTCAAGCTCAGAATGTTCCTAATTTAGTATATGAACATAGTATAGGATATGACGCTTTAAGTTACGGAAATAATAAGTTTGTGACTATATCGTGGGGTGGCTATGTTTCGTCTTCAGTTGATGGTGTTACATGGGAAGTAGCAACTTATAATAGCAACTTAGGTAATCAGAGTTGGAGGAGCTTAGTCTATGACGGAACAAAATTTGTAGCTTTAAGTCTTTCAGGGTATATTTCAACCTCTACAGACGGTAGTACATGGACAGCAGCAACTTATAATAGTAACTTAGGTAATCGGAGTTGGAGGAGCTTAGTCTATGACGGAACAAAATTTGTAGCTTTAGACTATAATGGGTATATTTCAACTTCTACAAATGGTACAACTTGGACGCAAGCAGTACAAGATTCTAATTTAGGAAATCATGTATGGGAGAAGTTAGGTTGTAACGGAACAAAACTTGTAGCTTTGGGCTACAATGGATATTATTCAACTTCTACAGATGGTACAACTTGGACGCAAGCAGTACAAGATTCTAATTTGGACCCAAGTGACCTTTCTTGGAAGGTCTTGTTTTACAACGGAACAAAATTTGTTGCTATATCAGAAGATGGTTATACCTCTACTTATAATGACAGTGATAGTGCTATTATTTCAGCTGTAATTCCTGATAAAGCATTAGACGATTTAACGGACGTAAATTTGACAAATTTAACTGACGGGCAGTACATAACTTATGATAGTGCAACTCAAAAATGGGTAAATACCACAGCGTCAGTTACGACATCCTTGAGCGGACTAACCGACGTTGCTTTGTCAAGCTTGGTTGACGGACAGGTCCTTTCTTATAATTCAAATACTCAGAAATGGGTTAATGGAAACGCTCTTAAGAATACTGCAACAGGTAACAGTTCAATAACCGTCAATGGTACGGCTACTACTAAATCACAATCTATTAATATCGGCACAGGTTCACAAGCAACAGGCAACTATGGAACGGCTTTGGGTGCGTATTCATTCGGGAATGCAAGCCACGCACTAGGATTAGGTAATTATGCAAAAGCAACAGCGGATTATGCTATACAATTAAACAAAGGCACTAATAACACATCAAACAGTTTATGTGTCGGCTTTAACAGTGATAATTACCAACTTTTAGACGGTACAACAGGTTTAATTCCTGACGCGAGAATAAGTAGTAATATAGCAAGGTCTGCAGATTTAACTACTATTGTTATGAGAGATTGGAGTGTAGCATAATGAGTTTCTACATTGGGTCACAGAGAGTATGTCCTACTATAATAACGTCTAAAGGCGGAACTTCCGATGGCATTCCAAGAGAGGTTGATACTAACGGAGTATACGCGGCACCTCAGAGTGATTTTACTTTCACTTTACCTAGTAACGCAACAAATTTAGGAGGGTACGCGTTAGCTTATGCCTTTTATAGTTGCCCATATATAACTTCAGCCGATCTGTCAAGTTTAACAACAGTAAGTAAGCCTTATTCTTTGTATTTTATTTTTAGGGAATGTGCAAATTTAACTTCTATAGATTTAAGTTCTTTAACTGTTATCAGTGGTGTTAACGGCTTGTACGAGATTGCTTATGGGGCTACTTCTTTAACGTCAGTAGATTTATCAAGTTTGACAACAATCTCTGGTAGTTCTGCAGTTTATTATGCTTTTCGTGGATGCACCTCTTTAACTTCTATAAATTTAGGTTCTTTAGTTACTATAAGTGGTAGTATGGGTTTAGCTTATGCTTTTTATGATTGTTCTAATTTGGCGTCAGTGGACTTATCAAGTTTAGCTTCACTTACTGCTTCTAATGCGCTGAATTATGCTTTCCATGGGTGCACCTCATTAACTGCTCTTTCATTTCCGTCATTAACTTCGGGTAGCTTTGGGTCGTACTATACTAACCAATTTAGCAATATGCTGAACAGTGTTTCAGGTTGCACAGTGCACTTCCCGAGTAACTTACAGTCTGTAATAGGAAATTGGACCGATGTTACAGGTGGTTTTGGCGGAACAAATACAACAGTTCTTTTTGATTTACCTGCAACAACATAGAAAGGATTAAAATATGGAAATAAAGATATCTTATGTAGGAACATTAAACGGAGTTTCAGGTATATGGTGTGGGTTTTGCCCTGAGGGAGTTGAAGTAACAGAAGAAAGGCAAGTACTTTATCCTACTGAAGGATACACTTTGCGAAGAATAAGTACACAAGAGGTGTTTCCTGTAGTTTGGTTGAAGGACGGGGATACTGCAGAAAATTATGAGGAAATAGTTGAAGAAATAATTGAGGAAGAAAACGAAGAGCAAACACCTCCTAAGAATTAAATTTTAGTATAAAAGGGTTAAAAATGTCACAAGATACAAATATAAGTCAGTTAGTTATAAATAAGTTAACAAAGCAACAATACGATAGTATTGTTACTCCTAATGAATCAGAATTGTATTTAATAACTGATGACGTGGGTATTACTGATACAGATATTATTGCAGCTCTCGGGTATACTCCGCAGGAAGAATTAGTTTCAGGGACTAATATTAAAACAATTAATAATACGTCTCTCCTTGGAAATGGTAATATAGAGATTCAAGGTGGTGGCTCTATAACAATTGACCAAACTTATGACCCTACTTCTGCTAATGCTCAGTCAGGTGTTGCTATAGCAGGAGCAAACTTTCTAACTGCTTCTTCTCTAAATAACTATGTAACAACAAATACAGATCAAAATATTACAGGTACTAAAACTTTTGTAGGGCAGAAGAAAATTGGATTTAAGCAGTCTGCTTCAAATAATAAATTAGGGTTTACATTATATGATAATAACAATGTAGAAAAGGGTTACTTAGAATTTAACCCAACGAACACTATTGACGGTGCTCCTTTAATGACATTAGGGAACTATGCTTCAGCTGCAGATGGAATAACTCATGTAGGTTTTAGAAAATACTCAAGTATAAGCGGTGCAAGTGGAGCATATAATTTACTAACTCCACTTATATCGGATGCTAAAACTCCATTCAGTTTAACTACAACTTATACAAATTTCTATTTACCTCTTGGATTTACAGATGGCACAAATACTGTTTTAACTTCAAAGAGTGGGTTAGTAGATTTGAGTTCTATCTTACCAAGCAGTGTTACAGTTGACCAAACTTATAGTCCAAATAGTGCAAATGCTCAATCTGGTGTAGCTATACAAGGGGAATTAGAAGAAAACTATGCTCATCTTTATGGTGATGTAGAGTTCAATAGTGTAAATACTCAAATGATAATGTTGGGTAATGAGCTAACTTATATAACGGGCGAAACAGACTCCGAGGGAGCTGAGGCAAATAATATAATCATTAATGGTAACAACATAAGTTTGGGTGCAAATAACTCTATTGACCTTATTGCTAACACTATCACAACACCTAGTGGACTAATTATGACAGAGCAAACCTCTTTATCAGGTGGTGGCGAATATAATTTTTCTGATGTTAATTTTGTTTTTACAGACCAAAACGGAAATCGAGTTTGTGATATAGGTAGTTTGGGTACAACATTCTATACTTATGATACCAACAATCAGTATACTTCAGATTTAGACTTAAGTGCTAATGGTTTAAGTTTAGGGATTGGAAATAAGCATGCAGTTATATCACTTGCAGACTCAGGTAATCTCGTTGTCAATAACAATGAACTTGCAACCCAAACTTGGGTAAATAATCAAAATTACCAAACCACAAACAATCTTGTAACATCAATATCTAGTTCAAGCACAGACTCTCAATATCCTAGTGCTAAATGTGTGTATGATTTAATTGGCAATATAGAAACATTATTACAGGCGGTTTAATATTATGACAATAGCAAGTGAAATTACGAGAATAAATAATAATATAGCAAATGCTTATACAGCATGTAGTAGCAAAGGTGCTACAATGCCCTCAACACAAAATAGTGCTAATTTAGCTACTTGTATAAATTCAATTTCTAGTGGTGGTGGGGGTTCTGATATTGGTATAGCAAGAGAAGTATCATCAGGAGGTGTCTATCAAATACCTGCAAGTAATTTTACTTTTAGCGTACCAAGTAATGCAACTAAACTTGGTGAACGTTCTATGTGTTATGCATTTTATGCTTGTAGTGGAGTAACTAGTGTAGATTTGAGTAGTATAACTACCATCGATAAAAGTTATGCCTTAAATAGTGCATTTTATAACTGCTCAAATTTAACAAGTGTAGATTTTGGTAGTTTAACTACTGTTAGTGGGCAGTATGCTATGAGTTCTGCTTTCAATAGCTGCTCAAATTTAACAAGTGTAGATTTTGGTAGTTTAACTACTGTTAGTGGGCAGTATGCTATGGACTCCACATTTAATGGTTGCTTACATTTAACTAACGTGGATTTAAGCAATCTAACTACTGTAAATGGGAATAATGCTATGAGTTATACTTTTTCGAGAACAGGTTTAACAAGTGTAGATTTAAGCAATCTATCTACTGTAAATGGGAGTAATGCTATGAACTATGTTTTTGGTAGTTGTATGAGCTTAACAAGTGTAGATTTAGGAGGATTAACTACTGTCAGTGGATATAATGCTATGGGTTTCGCTTTTTCTGGCTGTTCTAATTTAGAAAGTGTAGATTTAAGCAATCTAACTACTGTAAGCGGTAATAGCGCAATGAATAATGCATTTCAAAGATGCACAAATTTAACAAGCGCAAACTTCAATAATCTTCAAACGATAGGAGCAGATTCATCATCCACCAATTATGGGCATTTTTCAAGTTGCTTTAATGGTTGTACAAAATTAACAACAATAACTTTCCCAAATCTTGAAAAGATATATTGTACAGGTGGTAGTAACAACAATTATGGTACATTTAGTAGCAATAGTTATATCCAAAAAATATATTTCCCTAAACTTGATACTATTACTTACGGTACAGGTGCAAGCACATCCAATCAAAATGCTTGTAAAAACGTATTCTATGGTTGTTCATCTCTAACTGAATTACACTTTGCAGCAGCTAATCAAGCTGCGATAGAAGCAAGCCCAGGCTATTCAACAGCTTGGGGTAGAGGCGCAGGTAATGTAACAATTTATTTTGACTTATAAGGAGATTTTAATATGATAACTACAACTTTAACAAAACTTACGGCAAATCATGGAATGGTTTTAACAAACGGTAAGGAATTTACTCATTCTGTTTTATTAAGAGAGGGTGAGAGTCCTGATAATTGGTCTGAAATAACAGAAGAATATTATAAAAAACTTATCGCTAAAATGACCCCAAGAGAGTTTATTCTTAAACTAATGGAAAAAGGAATATCACGAGAACAACTAGAGAACTTAATTAATTCTAATGATAGAGTTTGGGCTGAATTAAATTACGCAACTGAAATTAATAGAGCAAATCCACTATTGGATGAATTATGCGGACAATTTGGTTTAACTATTGCAGATGTTGATGAAATGTTTGCATAAACATAGTATATATTTAGGGATATATAATGGAAATTAAAAATATTAATAATATTAGTTTTGAAGGATATAATTTTAAATTAAAAAAACTTTACCGACAAGGGAAATTACCTAAGGACTTAGTAGATATGGGCGGGAATAAGTTAACACAAAAAATCTGTCTGGAGACCACGGTATACCTCGCTCTTTAGGTGGGAAAAATACAGACGACAATATGATACTTGCGACAAAACAATTCAACTCTTTAAGAGGCAATAGACCACTGCAGATATGGACTACCTTTTCGAACATAAAGAACTTCCTTCTCATGAATAGGACTTAGTGTTATTCTCACTTTTTTATTAAATTTTCAAGTAGATACTTTATTAATAGAAAGTGGAAGGAAGAATAGAGCATGGAAAAATTTAATAAGATTATAGCTTTACTTATGGCTATTGCTAATTTTGCAAAAGATATACATTATAATGTTTCAGGTTCGGCGGCGTATTCTAAGCACCTTTTTGCAGATTTACTTCAAGACGATGTTTATGATTTTATTGATGAGATAAAAGAAAATGTATTTTTAGCTGCCGAGGAGTTACCTTTAGCAAGCGGAAAATACTTAGAAATGGCTATTCCGTTAATTCCTGAGATAGCTGAAGACGATAAAGTAAGTTTTGAACGAATAAGAGGTCTTATTGAAAAGACTAATAAAGCTTTAGAAGAAATAAAGGAGGCACCTTCAAGAGGGGCAGGTTCCTTATTAGACAGTATCTCTGAGCATTTGGATAAGTGTTTGGGATTGCTCTTCTTACAAGTAAGAAAGGTATCTTCTGTCAATGAAGAATTTAAAAAAGAGAAAAATGAGGGACAAGCGGAGAGGCCTGTAGATAGGGAAAAGGCAGAGTGGACTCCTATAAATAGAGAAGAAGTTGCTAATACTGTGAAGAAATATGAAGCTCAGAATTTACTTGTAGCTGAAGATACTTTAGATAAGTTAAGCAAAAGATTAGGAGTATAGGTTTGCATATAAATAAAGAAGGAATTCATTTATTGAAGAACTTTGAGGGATGTAGGCTCAAAGCCTATAAACCTGTTCCTACAGAAACTTTGTGGACTATAGGTTGGGGACACTATGGGGTTAAGGCCGGGACTATATGGACCCAAAAGCAGGCAGACGAACAGCTTGTTAAAGACTTAGTAAAGTATGAGAATTATGTTAATTCTCTTCACAGGAATTTTAATGAGAATGAATTTTCGGCTCTTGTATCTTTTGTTTATAATTGTGGATTAGGGTCTCTACAAAGTCTCTGTAGAAATCGTACAAATAAACAAATAGGAGAAGCATTACTTTTATATAATAAAGCAGGAGGAAAAGTACTTGCAGGGTTAACAAAAAGAAGAAGGGCTGAAAGAGAACTTTTCTTTAAACCTGTAGATTTAAATATTTCAGAAGGTAAAGTACTTCCTTATAACGTGAAGACTACATGTGACCTGAATATAAGGAGTGGGGCAGGAGTAAACTTTAATAAGATAAGGGTAGCTAAAAAGGGAGAGGTACTTACTGTTTGGGCTATTGAAACGAACGGTAGTACTAAATGGGGTAAAAACGGGAAAGAGTATTTTTCCTTAAATTATTGCGAAGAAATTTAATGATTGTGTTCGGGTTATATTTTAGGGCTTCTTAAGGGAGGCCCTTTCTTTTTATTAAATTATAGCTTGTAAAGAAAGGAACCTGAAATTGACAATAAGTGTTTTAGATTTTTATAGAAAGATAGAAGACGTAGGTAGCAGGAATCCTTTTACTCCTGTGCTGCATGATCCTGTTTTTTATATTTTATCCTATGTAAATGGGAAAGTAAAAGAGCTAACATTAAAGCTCTCAGGGGAAGTTGAATATCCTTTGGTAGTATCAAAAGATTTTGAAATAGAAAGTTATAAAAGTTATATTATTATTACAGATTACTTATTAGGGGAACAAGGGGACAATGTAAGAAAGAAATGGGGACTTTCTAAAGAAGATTTTAGAGAGCTAATTTTTGAAATGTATTTTGCTTTAATTAAAGAACATTCTACTTGCAACTGCATTAAAAGAGCTTTCTTAGTTTTGTTAGGTATTTGGAAGTTTTTTGCAGGAAGGAAGATAAAATGATTTCAGGTGGAATTGTAGAGGGTGGGGCAACCCTCATTGTAGCAATTATAGGTGGTATATTTATTTTTGGGCAAATGAAGAGTAACGCTGAAAGAAATGCTGCAGATATAGAAGTTATAAAAAATATGATGTATGAGTTCCAAAAAGATATGAAGGATATGATAACTAAAAATATGTCTGATATGAAGGAACTTTTAGATACTAATAAAGAAAACCAAAGGGACGCTTTGAATCGAGAGATATCACATATTAAAGATATGATAGCTATAACTTCCAATGAGACAAGAGAAGATATAAAAAGGCTGGAAATGAGGCAAGACCAAGCTAACCACTTAAGAGAGAAATACGCTATCTTAGCTCAGTCTGTGAAAAGCTTGCACAAACGGTTAGACATAGAGCCTCCTATAAGTTTGCATGATGATAATGAATAGAATTAAATTCTCCTATAGATAGGAGTTGAAGTTATGTGCAGATTTCTTACAGGTAAAGCTCGGGTAGAACAGACGGATTTAAAAAGAATGTGGAAGCTATTGGATAATGAGCTTTTTAAATCTGATAGTGGTAAACTTTATTTAGCCCCAAGAAATATGTATACAGACTTTTATACTATTCCAGGGTTTGTAGCTCCTATTGCAGGTTCTCCTGTTGACTATGACGTTAGGTGTTCGTCGATTCATGATCTTTGGTGCTATACTCACGAAGCTCTTATAGTGAATTTAACTGAAAAAGAATTAAGGGATAAAGGTTATTTAAGGTTTTTAGGGAAAAATAATATGTGGGTGTGTGAAGACGTTCCTTCTGAGTTTTTGTCTAAGAGAAAAGTTGGGAAAATAGAAACGAATAATATATTATATGAATGTATGGAAGCTGCAGACGTTCCTTTATGGGCACGGGTTAAAATTAGGGCCGGCGTAGTTTTTAATGTAGGGTGGCATATAGATATATTGACACATAAAGTTTTTGAGTTAGACTTAAATAGAGTTTATGAAGAGGAATTTTGGAGAGAGCATGTGCCAAGAAGATATTAAAGAAGACGAAGATATAATTAAGTTTTGTAAAAATTGCCATGGGATAGAGCCTTGCCTTTGCGGAAATCCCGACTATGTAAAAACATGGAATTTTATATATTGGACTTTTAAAAATTGTAAAATGTGAGATTTTGCGTAACCTTGTCAAGTTTTAGAAAATGTGCTATTATTAAGGCATGTTTGATATAGTAGGAATAGAAGAATTTAAAGATAAGTACTATGGAAGACCTGATTGTGCCGGAATTAATTTTATGTCTAATAATTTAAAGTACGGAAATATGGTATTCTTAAAAAAGATAGATGGTCCTCCTATACATTACAGTCTATCTCAAATTCTTTATTTTAAAATAATAGGTCGAGAAGTTATTGTGCAAGATAAAGGTTTTTATTCTTTCTATAAGTAGGAGATAAGAAGTGATATTAGAACCTTACAGAATAGAAATTTTAGACTTAGAAAAGGATAATTGCTCCTATTTTAATGACGTAATTAGAGTAGGAAAAAATGACTACTACCGACTTGCTTCAGAGTCATATAAGCTTGAGAAAGGTTGCTTTATAGGATTTGCGCATGCTGCTCCAATAACCTTAATGCACGGAGAACTTTATTTTGAGAGCTATACGAGTCGTGGAACTTTTGTAAGAGCACGTAGTATATTATTCTTAGAAGAGGAGCTTGCTAATTATTATGCTTGAATTTAAAGAAGTTACATATTTATACAGATTGGGGGCACTCTCAGAAAGAATTGAAGACATATATACAAATGAAGGTTATGTCCATATTGATTACGCTAAAGGTCTTTGTTGGCCACTAATAACAGTTCCCGGGGTTCCTACGACTCCTTGGAATTTCTTGAAAGAAGGTTCTACTTTATATTTAATGAGGAAGGAGCCATTATTTTATGTTTGAGTTTAAAGAATATGACGATAAAGACATATTGAAGCACTCACCTTCTTTTTATATAGTGAGACTACCTAACATAGATTACATATTTTTATATATGAAAGAAGGTACTTTCTCTTATGAAAGTGATAGGGGGCGCAGACACCCAAGAGGAACATTCTTTGAGTATGCAGGTAGATATTTCCTTGAAGAGGAGGAGCCATTATTTTATGTTTGAGTTTAAAACTTTTAATAAGGAAGAAGTAGTGTTTTATTTTAGCAGTACACATTTTGTTATACAGGAATGGGAAACTTCTAATAAAGTATGCTATTATTTTTTAGATAAGGGTACTATGATATTTAGGAAGCATACCGCTGCACTTAAGATGCTTTATGGTATTGGTAACTTTGCAGAAATAGGAGATACTTTTTACTTGGAGGAGGACTTACCGAATTACTATGCTTAAATTTGAAGAAGGAAGAATAGTTGCGTCTTTTACTAAAGGAAGCAATGTGTGGGTGATAAAAAGTAAATTAGGTATAGAAAATGTTGTTATAACAGATATGAGGTGCTATAAAAGAGTGAATCACTGTTGGTGTGATTTTATTGTGTAATAGATAAGAGTGCAGTATATTTGATGAGAAGGGAGCCAAGCTACTATGCTTAAATTTGGAAAAGGAAAAGTAATGGTAATAGAATCCACGCGTGAGCCTTCCATGGCAAAGCTTACTGTCTTAGAGGAAGCAGAAATCTTCATATTCTACCTTCAAGGGTATTCGTGTAAAAAGAAGTACCAGAAATTCGGAGAAACGACTTATGGGATTCTTCCATGTGAAGATAGAATATTAAGTTGTATTTGTGAATATGATACATTGTACTACATAGACGAGGAACCAGTTTGGTATGCTTAAGTTAAAAGAAGGAAAGATAATAGCTTACTGTGGACATTATGGAGGGCATGTCCTGAGAGTTGCTGTTGACATAAAAGGAGACAGGAAATCCATGTTTTTCATAGATTGTCGTAAACTACGGTGTGCTCCTACTCTTGACTGGTCTCGGGAATATAGAAAAATGGATTGCTTCTTAGACGGGAGAGGTACAATATTGTATAATGAGATTGAGCCTAACTTCTATACATAGTGATTAAATTTTAATAGCATGAAAGATTTGGTAAATGCTGTAAATAAGAGATACGTAAAAATTTCGAATAAGATTACTAGATCTTATGAAGAAGTTTTTGCTTTACCGTGCGAGGTCTATTACCCCATATTTCCACCTTATACGGATAGGGTTAAATACAGGGATATGAAGATATTCACACCTCACCAAAGTCCCACTTATGCCAAAGAACCTGATTTAAAAACAAAGTTTTACATTCCTTTTTTAATTCCAAAGCAAGCCATGAATTCTTCTGAAGCAGAATTTGATAGCTTTTTTACAGAGGATACTATAGACAGACCTTTTATAGAAACTTCTAAAAAAAGAGAATTACCAATAGCTACTAAGGTAGTGGTTCATCAAGGTCAGTCTATAAGTAAGTTTTTTGTAGATAAGAAACTTGTAGTTACAGGAGCTGATGGAATGATGCTGCTTCGCATGTATTTATCACCTTTAGCAAAGGACGAAGACAGTGAAATAGAGCAGCAGGAGGAGACAAAAGTTGAAGGGGAAGATTATTCACCTAAGAACGAGGAAGGAAGTTCTATGGGATTAGGGTCTGCCTTAGGGTCTGCGAAGAGCGATAATGCAGCAACAATGGAAGATTTGGAAAGTGGTTTTACAATGAATATACCTGATGAGGATGGTTAATATGGAAAAAATGTATGAAGAAATATTAAGTTTAGTAGAAGAATTTATCAATGAGCTTGACGACGAGACTGTAAATAACTCTGCGGAGAAGAGAAGAGAGAATGAAGGAAAGGCTATTGATAAGTATTTAGAAGCAGTTCGTAAAAATAATGGAAATTATGACGCTGAAGAGGTACAACAGGCGAGAGAAGACGGAAGAGTTGCTCGAGAAAAATATCAGAAGAATCAAGACCTTAGGGCTAAGCGTGATAAAAGACTTGAAAAGAAATTAGCAGATTTCAAAGAAAGATTATTAAATAGGAAGCCTCAGACTGCAAAAGAAACTCAAAGGGCAGAGTCTGAACATGGTAATGCTATGATAGACCAACATTTGAGAAATAAATTAGAAAAGTCTTTTGCGGTTTCTAATGAGTGCTTTGAAGAAATATTAAGTTTAGTAGAAGAATTTATTAATGAGCTTGATACAGAGACAGTTCAGGCAGTTTACGACAAAAGAAGACAAAATTCTTTGGACGCGGATAGAAAGCTTACAGCAGCCTTAAGAGACCCTGAGTCTTCTGAGGATAAAATAAACTCTCTTACAAAGAATGCTTTAGATGCGGACGCTAAATTTAGTAAGAGTACTAATCTTGTAGGGGCTCGTAATAAGAGACATGAAAAAGCTTTGGCAGATTTTAAGGAAAGACTGCTAAATAGAAAACCTCAAACTGCAAAAGAAACTCAAAAAGCTGCCTCGGACCATGCCAATGCTATGATAGACCAACACTATAGAAGTAAATTAGAAAAAGTTTTTTCTAATGAATGTTTTGAAAGTTTAATTTCTCTTATTGAAGGGGAGTTGATAGATTTTCAGCAGAAAAGAAAAGAAAAAGTTTTGGATAGGAATGCACATAAAATGGCAGAAATGATGCAGGACGGTTCTCTTAATGCTGTAAGAGTTCTTCCAAATATGGAGTTAATGGGGGGACCCTGCTGCCATTAAGAAAGTTAAAGATATACAAGCTGAGAACGAAGAAGTTATAAGGAAGTGTAAGAAACATGGCTAAGCCATTAAATGCTTATATAAAAAATGCTATAGGGCAACTTTTTGACGAAATTGAAGATAAGTGTCATGTAAAGTTTGCTACTTTTACTGCTTCAGATTTACAGGGGCAGAAAGAAATTGCTGCGGGTACAAGAGAATACATGGACAACAAACCAAATAACCAAAGTCATGGTATTTACAAGTACTTGTATGACCCTGCACTTTCTTTTGATTTTAGATTTCATCAGAGATTAGCAGCAGCTCCTTTTGAGAAGACTTCTAAACCGTGGGCTACTATAATGTTCAGTACTAAGCAGGTTAGAACTTTAACAAATATTCTTTCGCACGTTTATAAAGAGACCCGTTATGTAAATGGGATGCCTACACAGTTTTTAACAAGAATGGTCTCAGTTCCTGTCAATATGGTAGTAATTTCTAATGACATGGACAAGCTCTATAATACTACTGAAAAAATGGCTATGTATTTTGATAGGTTTATAAATTATCATTACGACCATGTTATTACATTCGGAGACGTAAATAATGGGGGTTACGAGCTTTATGAAGAAGTAGTAGGCAGGGCAGCTAATATAAGAGAGGTAGATTTAGATAAACTTGATACAGAGCATAAGGGAAGCCTGTGTACACAAGCTTATCAGTTTGATTTGGTTTATTGGATTGTGCAAACACCGGGAACTTCTTTAAAGCTCTTAGAAAAAATTATTTTGGAAGTAGACGTTTTAGGGAAAACACCTCGTGATATAATTACTATAACCGAAGAGGGAATAGATTATTAAATTATAATTTTATAATGAGCACGCTTATATAGATGCTAAAAAAAGAGGCTATAACCCTCTTTTTTATTGCTTTTTGGTCATTTTTATTTCTCTGATTAAATTTTGATTTAGTAAAGATACAAGTTTACGAAATGGAGAAAATTAACATGACAAGAGTATTACCAGGTGTATATGTCTCATTAAACGACTTATCACAAATCCCTGAGGGTGCACAATCCCTTAATGTAGGTTATGTTGTAAAAGCAGACAGAGGTCCTGTAAACGAATGGAATTTAGTAACGAGCCCAACAGACTTTCTTACTAAATACACTTTTTCAGGAACTGTAAAACCAACAGACGACCCTACTTTTCATTCTATTTTAAAAGTAATGGCTCAAACAAATGCTATGTATATTGTTAGAGCTGCAAATGATCCTTTATACGGTGGTGTTGTTATTAAGAAAGCAAAGGACTTCGGTGCTGTAACAAACGTTGATAAAGAAGCTGAAACTATAACAGTGGACGGTGAAGCTCCTGAAGTTGGAGAGATTGTTGTAGTAACAGGAACTAACACAGTAGACGGTTATTATATAGTTAAAGCTGTTGAAGGTAAGGTTATTACGGTAACAGGCGATATAACAGCAGATTACACAGCTCCGACTGAAAATAAAGCAAAACTTTACAGATGTCCTGTAGTTCCTTTAAATGCTATTAAAATTGCAGATATTTCTGGAGCAGAAGTTGAAGGTAATAAATTTATTTTGGACGGTAATGTTGCTGCTAAGTTTACAGTAGGTGATATATTTACTGTAAAAGGCGCTTCTGAAGCTGGCTATGGAAATAACAACGGTGACTTTACTGTAGTTTCTGCTGAGTTTGATATGGAAGCTAACAAGACTGAAGTAGTTGTAAAAGAAGCTGTTGTAGAAGGTGCTGACGGAGCTGCTTACTTTAATAGCATGGCTAACCCTGAAGCTTTCGCTAATTTCTTTACAGAAGAAGACTTAATGCTTATTACAGGTATCGACCAAGGTGATTACAATGGTAAATTAGCATATACAATTCTTTCAGCTTTGGATAACCCTGACGAATTGGTTTATCACAAAGGCGCTGTAGGTATCTTTGAAGAACCTTGTACTTTTGATACTATGCAATTAGGAGTTATAAATACTGAAACTAACGAACAGCTTGAATCTTTCACATTTAGTAGAGACCCTGAAGCTAAAGCTATCGACGGTTCTTTACTTTATGTAGACGACGTTGTAGCAGGATCAGCATATATTAAAGTTATAAACAATGAAAATAATATAGAATGTCCTACTTCGACATTGGCAGGTACTCCTGTTTCAGCTACAGGTGGTTCAAATGGTAAAGCTGTTACTCCTGCAGATTTAGTAAAAGCATTAACAGTTTTTGAAGATAAAACTATTCCTATTTCTATTTTAGGTAATGGCTGTTCTGCTGAAGCTGAAACTACTTTATTTCAACAGGCATTAGTTCAATTAGCAGTAACAAGAAAAGACTGCATGGTGTTCTTGAATTCTCGTAAGACCGATGAAAAAGCTACACTTCCTTCAACAAGAGCTGCTAATATCGTAGATTATAAGAAAAATACTTTAGCAAATACTTCTTTCTACGGTTGTATGTATGCTCCTCACGTTGTAACGGCTGACCTATTTAATTCAAGAGACGTTGAAATAGGTTCTGAATCTGTTGCTATAGCAGGATGGTTGAATGTTATTACTAATTTAAGATATCCGTACGCTTATGCAGGACCAAGAAACGGCTTAGTTACAGGCGTTGTAGCTAATTGGAAAATAGGAGATATGAGTGGTGAAGCTGAAGCTTTGAACGACGCTTCTATTAACTATGTAGCTTATGACGGTAAAGTTGGAAGATACTACATGCAGTGTCAAAATACTTTGCAGGTAGCTAATTCTGCTATGAGAAATATAGGTACAGTACTTAATATCTTAGATATTAAAGAAACTCTTGCTATTAACTTGAAAGAGTACTTACAATTACCTATAACTGACCAGTTAAGAAGAGATATTGTAACAACAGCAGATGATTATTTGTCTCCTATGGTAGGCACAAGATTTTATAATTATGCTTTCCAAGACATTACAACAGATGCTGATATTGCGGATAACACATTAAGGTTCTTGCTTACAATAGCTCCTACAGCTTATGCAAACCGTATTTATTTAACAATAAATATTGTAAGAGCAGGATTTAATTTCTCTATCTTGCAATCTGCATAGTATAAGTCCTCCCTTTTATATAAGAAAAGTCACAGTTTCGGCTGTGACTTTTCATTAAGTATTGTTAAGCAAGGGATTGACAAAAATTTATTATAGCTGTATTATATGTATAAAATAGTTGTCGAGGCTAACAGTAAATAGTTAGTGCAAAAATAAAGTCGTACCACAATAGAGGCACGACTTTATTTTATTATTGGGAATTATCATTAACCTTGCACTTACCCTATTTTTATGATAGAATTAAGGCATGACAAATGAAATTAAAGAAAAGAAATTTATTGTAGAAAAAGTTGTGTACTATAACTCTCAAAAATTGTGGGGTGTAATTGGTTTATCCCCTGTAGACTCTTTGGGCGATATAGAATTCGAATTATTAAATATGTATGGCTCTATAAGCGCTTGCGGGAGCTTTCCTAAACCTTTTGAGGGCGCAGAAGTAATTATTTCAGGTGATATTATAGTGAACCCTCAGTACGGAAAGCAGATTTCTGTTAAGAGCTTAACAATAGCCCAAGATACTTCTTCAAAAGAGGGTGTTATTAATTACTTAGCAAAAGGAGAGATTGAGGGTATAGGTATTCAACTTGCAGAAAAAATTTATGAAACTTTTGGTGATGATACTATAGAAATTGTAACTAACCAAACTGACCGTTTATTGGAAGTTTACGGTATAGGGAAAAAGACTGTTAAGAAAGTTAAAGAAAGCTTAACATTTCTTAAAACTCATGAACCTACTATTAAATACTTAACAAAGATAGGTATTTCTTACCGTACCATAATGAAGCTTATAGAAGAGTTTGGTGACGAAACAGTTAGTATTATTCAGGCCAACCCTTATGAAATTTTAGACGTTTCAAAAGAGCTTACCTTTAAACAGGTGGACGATATATATTTAAAGGCAGGAGGAAATCCTACAGGTTCTTTGCGGTTAAAAATAGCCTTCTTGTATCTCCTTAAACAACAAGCTATGATGGAAGGTTCTACAGGTTGTGTGAGAAGTTCTTTAAGTAGAAAATTTTATTCTCTTTTAGACATTTCAGGTTCCGAGGATTACTTCGGAGATACAATGGAAGAGCTTGAGCAAGAGAAAAAAGTAGTACTTGGTGGGGGACTCTATGTTTACTATAAAGAGTACTTAGATATAGAAAGGGAAATAGCTGAGAAAGTTAAGTCTCTTGAGAAGTCTTATATGCCAAGTAAGAAGATAAAAGAAGATATTGTAGAAGAGGAAATAGGGAATTTCCCCTATACTTTAAACGAACAGCAGAAAAAAGCGGTTCATGATTGCTTAAACACAAATGTGGCAGTTCTGTCAGGACCGGCAGGTTCAGGAAAGTCAAGTATTACAAAGGCACTTTACAGGATTTATAGTAGATGTGGGTTTAACGTAGTACTATTAAGTCCTACTGCTAAAGCTGCAAGAAGACTCGAAGAGTGCACAGGCGGTGAAGCAAGAACTATTCACAAGTTTCTTAAAATGACTAAAGACGGTGACTCTCACCTTTATGAGGACTATATAAAAGATACAGTTCTTATAATAGACGAAGCAAGTATGATGGATATTATTTTGTTTAATAACTTACTTAAAGGAGCTACAATGAGTACAAGAGTTCTTTTAGTAGGGGATAATAACCAACTTCCTTCGGTTCAAGCAGGGAACGTTTTAGGAGATACTATAGATTCTGAGAATGTTCATGTTTCTTTATTGACAGACATTATGAGACAACAGGAAAATAGTAGTATTATTAAGTACTGTTCCATGATAAATAACGGAAAGGTATTTGAGCCTGTAGAGAAAGAAGATTTTCTTTATGAGGAATTCGGAACTGCTGATGAGCTTAAGGAAAAGTTTTTACCTTTGTATAAAGCAGAAGTAAAAGCTGTAGGGTTAAATGAGGTTCAGGTTATAGCTCCTTATAAGAAAGGGGAAATAGGCATGAATAACCTTAACACTATACTTCAGAAAGAGATGAATGCTAAAGGTAAAGAAGCTCTTGAGGGCTATAAAGTCGGGGACAAGGTAAGGCACACGCAAAATAACTATAAGAAGGACGTTTTTAATGGTGAGACGGGTGTAATTTTAAGCTACGACTCAGAAGAAGACATTATGCTTGTTGATTACGGGGATAGGTTAGTCCCTTATAACAGGTTAGATGTTGCTGAGCTTACTTTATCCTATGCTTCTACGGTTCATGCAAGTCAGGGTTCAGAGTACAAAGTGGTATTTGTAATACTTGATGATACCTCTGTGAATAGCTTCTTACATATAAGAAGGCTACTTTATACAGCTGTAAGTAGGGGTAAGAGTAAAGTTTACATATTAACGAAACCTTACTTAGTGGATAAATGTATAGAGAATAACAGTTATAGACCAAGAATTACAAAGTTGAAAGATTTTTTACAGGAGGTGTAAATGGCTGAAATAACTGAAGGAAAACTTCTAAGAGATATAAGATATAAAATGGGTTTAACCCAAAGGGAATTTGCACAAAAGCTTGGTTCTGTCCAGCAAATTATAGCTATGATTGAAAAAGGACAAAGAGAAGTTCCTAAGAGTATTATAAAAGCTTTAAGTAATTTTGGCATAGACTTCTATAGATCAATGAATGTAGGGAATGCTGTGAAAGTGGAAGCCAATAGAGAGCGCATGTCAGAGGGGGTTTACACTTTAAGTATTACAGCTAAAGTAGAAGACCTAAGTACTGTGAACAAAATTACAGAATTACTTGGAGATGTTATAGAAATGAGTGTCCTTAAAGTAGGTGAGGGCTATTATAAGCAGGAGGTGTAGATGTACTGCGAAATGAATATGGAAACTGGTAAGAATGATTGTGTCTGCTACGAAGTAGGGGACGCTCTAGTAAGGAGGGGTCATCCTGACGATATATTTTCGATAGTAAGGATAGAAAGGAAAGGTGTGGGATTCCATTATTATGCGGCGCGCGAAAAGGATTTATCTCAAGTTGCTTGTATGAAGGGGCGCATGGAGATAAAATTTATCTTTAAACCTTATTTAGAGAATACAGGATTTTATAGATAGGAGGGCAAATAGTGAAAGATAGAATTTTGAACTACGATGAAGAAGCCTTACATGTTTTGAGACAAGAGCTTGCCAATAGATTTAATTATATGTGGCGGTGTGCAAATGGCTCTGCTGTAAATGTAAAGGATATGACTACCTCTCATTTGGTGCATGCCATAAATATGCTTGAGACATACTTGGCGCAGCAAGCAGTAATAAGAGAAAACTGTGTAGACGCTTTGGATTACTATGATTAAGGAGAAAGTTATGTATTTAGAATTGGGAGTGCCTCATAAAACTAAGGTATCAGGACAATACCATGTCCATTTATATGCCAGTGATAATGACTATAGGCGGCTTCCATTAATGATAAAAACTGTAGTACAACTTTATGAAGCTCAAATAGGAGATGCAGTTATAGAAAAAGAGTTACACAAAATGTTCGAAGCAGGTATACTTTATTGTATGGTAAAGCCGCTCCACGCTAAAAAGAAAACGGAGATGGTATTATATAAGGTTTTTAAGGAGGAAAATTAATAGATGGCAGTCTTACCTAATATGATAACAAGAGAAGAATGGTACCCTGCAGAAATGCTTAGTTATTATAATATTTGTGATTCTAAGTTGAGGAAGGCTTTAATTGAGTATAGCGAGAGGTACTGTGGTGGAATATTAGATAATGTTAGTCTTTCTATAGAAACGAAGTCTTTTGGGTTAACATGTACTCCACACTACTTAATGTCTCCCGAAAGTCAAGAAATGGAAAGGCACCTCGAGTATGCAACTTATGGTCATTTATCAGCTCTTAATGAATTTAGAAGGCAGAAAGTAGACTATGAGTGTAAGATAGAGTTAGTATATGAAGTGGAGCTGACTTACAAGAATAGGGATGTGAGTAATACCTGTTGGTATTTTGATAGATTGAAAGATATACTAACTGAAAAAGGAATTACGGAAGCTGCGGTAGATTACACGGAGCCTATAATATGGTTGAGTGACGAGTACTATGGGCAGCGTCTTAGAAAATTTATTACTATAGATTTCAGTAAAGAAGTACCTTATGAGAAAGCTATGGTATGGATGGAAGAATATAGAAAGATGGTGGAGTCATGATGCTTTTAATTTTAGATAAGAACCCCGCAGAAGCTGCAGTGAAGGTACCTAAAGGCATAAGACATAAACAGTTATTAGAGCTCATGCAAATGCTCTCAGATGTCCTACATTTTGGCTATGCCCGTATTCCGACAGGCAAGAAGCTTAAAGAGTGGATAGGAAAGAATAAGGAGTGGGTACTTGTTTATGCAAAAGTTCTTAGAAATAACTTGAGCTTAAGTAGGGAGACACTTATAAAGTACAACTGCTTGTTAGATTTACTTGAAGAGTCCTGCAGAGATATTGAAGGAAGAATTCCTATTATTGTTCCCAACTTAGAAACAGCTGTATTTAGATATGTTAAGGAATATGAAGAATTCACAGAATATTCCACAAATGCGGAGCTTCCTATAGAAATAGCTATAAAAGAATACGAGAAATATGTAGAGTTTAAAAAAGATAAGTGGAAAGGAGAATAAAATGAAAGATAAAAATTTGTTGGCATGGGACGAAATATTAAAGCCAGGAACTCCTTTCTGGACTATAAGTTTTTATTCTGAAGGAAAGAAAATAAAATGCCCTGTTTGTAAAGGTAAGGGTGAAATAAAGCTTGAAGGGAAAGAATATGAGTGTCCTGAGTGCCATGGTATAGGTTATAAGAGAGAAGAAAGACCTGTAGAGTGGCATATAAATGAGCATTGGTGTCATGACTATTGGGTTGTAACTAGGGTTGACGTTCAGCAAGTACAAGGTTCAGATAAATATAGAGTCCTGTACTGGGACGAGTGTAATGGCTTTCCTGCTGAAAAGGTGTTTACTTCAAAGGCAAAAGCCACTATGGAAGTAAATAAATTGAATAAGGCGATTGAGGAAGAGAAAAATAACCTTGAACTTACATAAAAAAATTGTTATACTTATAAAGTAAAGGAGCTAACAAAGATATGATAAAAGACAAGTATTTCAAGTATTATAACCCAAACCCTGAAGGTCACGAAGATGCGTGTGACTGCGTTGTAAGGGCTCTTTGTGCTGCTACAGGTTTATCATGGTATGAAGTTTATGATAAGTGCTGTGAAATTGGAAAAGAGTACGGTGTAATGCCTAATGCAAGCGGAAAGAAATACTCAGGAATAAGAGCAGAAGCTTTTGGCTTAGAGCCAAGAGTTATTCCTGCTCCTAAAAAGGGTGAAAGGTCTATGACTGTACGAAAGTTTTGTGAAAAGCACAGAAAAGGAAAGTACATATTAACTACGGCTCACCATGATATAGCAGTGGTTAACGGTAAATATTTGGATTTACAAGAAGACTACGGATCAAAAGTTTATAAGTACTATGAATTGGTGGGGGCTTAGATGACGGATCAAATTCAAATAATAGGATATAGAGAAAATAAGATAAGTGCTACTGAGTGGGATGTACACTACGAGGTCTTATATTCTTGTACAGAAGAAGAAAATACGTATGCAAATTCTATTTTGTGGAGATATAAAGACTTCGGAGATAGCCATTGGGAAAGGTCAATTCCAAGAGAATGCCTTATTGAAATTCTCACAGAACCGAATAAGTGCTTTCCTCCGCTTCATGAGGATACACCATATATTGTAAAAAGAACTAAAGAACCTTTGAAGTATATAAAAGATTATGAAGATTTTCTTATAAGGGAGGTTTCTGATGAACAAGAATAGACTCTTTGTTATTAAAAACTGCCCTTCATTCTTTAGAGCTGATAATGGGTGTACTTCTGGAAATGAAGGATTCTGTTACAATAAAGAATGTCCTTTTAAAAAGATAGTAAGATTATGCCTAAATATAACAGAGCACCAGAAGTCCTGTGCGTATAAAGGCGACGAATGCCAAGGGTGTAATAGCTACTATGTGGAGGGCTTTGCTGAGACACTATTGACTAATGTAGAAATAATGTACATAGGAGAATAACTTATGGATGAAGTATTTACATTAACACAAAGAGACCACAGCTATGAAGGTTCTGAGCAATTTGTTTATAGCTCTCAGAATATTTATGAGATTATAGACAAGATGTTTTCTGTAGGCTATGCAGAAATACACGATTTTCAGATATATGTAACTTGTTTTGACGGAAATTCCATACCTTATAAAGAATGGAGGAATAGATAATGGCAGACACAAAATATTTAGTAAAATATAGACTTTGTGCTTGGGATAATTCTGTAAGACCTGATGTTAAGGTATTTACGGATAAGAAAAAAGCATTAGAATTTTACAAGAGGTTGAGATTTGAAGCTCATGCTCAGTACAAAACTGTAACATTTGTGGAAGAAACTACTTATAAGACAGAAGAACTTAAGGAGATGTTGTAGATGATTACAGCCAAAGAAATAAGAGATAAAAGTTATAGGATTGAAAAGTGCTGTCAAAATTGTAGGCACTGCTATTTCACGCTTGCGTCTACTTGGTGTAATATAGACGATGTAGTCAAAGAAGTGGAAATTTGTGGTACTTGTGACGTATGGGAGGGTAAATAAATATGAACTACCTACACATAAACGCAGATAGTACAGATGGGCAAGACGCACCTGTTGTAATGAAAGTCTCTAGGAAAGCTTGGGGCTTATGTGGTCGTTTGGGAAAATTAGCTGAACAGCACAGAAAACTTGAAAGAGAACTTCTCACAGAACTTGCAGAAATAAATAATATGTCTGAGGATGAAGTCTCTGATATTATGTGCATGCATGACTTTTTGGTAGACGCTGCTGAATATGGTGTAGGTGTTGAAACCTCTAAAGAAATAAGTAGACAAGAATATTATAGGCTGAGAGGTGTAGCAAAGCAAGTAGGCTCTATGGAGGTACTTGATGAGTAGACCTAAAAGAAATATAAGAATTCCCGATAAAGTAATGCAATATTTACAAATGTTTGCAAATGAGGCAGAAACCATATCCGCAGTTGTTGGAAAGATATGGGGAAGAAAAATTATTTGATATCGGAGAATTACAAGAAGGACAATGTGAGTCTGCTATTTGGATTGCAGAGAAACTTGTCGAGTTATGTAACATAAAGGGCAATGTAGATAAACAATATTTACAAGACGAAGATGATTATTTCTCGGAGGAAGAATAAATGCAGATAGTAACAGAAGAGCAGATAAAGAAAGCTTTAGAAGAAGCTGGTATAGAAATAAAAGAGAACTGCTTCTATGAGTTAGATGACGGTGGTTTTGGTAAAGTTATTAACTTGCCAAGATTTCGTACCAGACTTCAAATTCACGAAATAGACGGTGAGACAAAGGTTTCTTATATTTGTGGTATAAATAAGATAAATAAGAAAAAGCTGACTTATACAGATAGATATACAGGCTGCCTACATTGGGTAGTTAAACCTGAGAACCTTATAAATGCTATGTGGCTTGATTGCAATAAGTTTACAGTTATTGAGAACTTAAGAGCTTGCAAAGACGCGGGTTTGTTTAAAAGAATATTGAAGGAGCTTGAGAAAGATGCTGAATGAAATAGAAAAGATGTATGAGAATGCAGGGGTGTTAAAAGAATGTCTGTCCCCTTGTTATATAAATAAAACTTGGCGAAAAGCACACGACTGCCCGAATTGTGATAATAGAGAGAATTACCCACCATTCACTGCAGAGAAACAGCTTGAGTTGATTAAGTGGTTAGGGAAATTAGACGGAAAACTTGAAATAACTTGCACATATAATAAAGAAAAATTTATATTTAATTTTTATTTTAATAGGAAAACTGATAAAAATCCTGACCCAAAATATCCTTATTCAAATTTTTTGAATGCGGATATTGAGATTTTAATTGCAAGTATTATCAACGATATTTGGCAAGACCTAACAGAAGAAGAAAAGCAACAAGTGAAAGGAATTTTGGAATGATAAAATTAGCTATGAATCAAAATACTTATAATAAACTACCTAATAAAAACGAGAATACATTTTATTTTATTGATAATGTATTGGAAGACGGTGAAATTAAAAATTGTGACAACTATTTATTAAGTGATGAAGTTGCAATAATTAGAAAAAAGATTTTAGAGTCAGAAGTAATAGAGGATAACCAATGAGAAGTGAAGATAAAAGTAGGAATATAACAACAATAAATGATGCCTATAGGAATGAAATTTCATCCCCTGATGATTTACCAGTAATGGGAACAACTTTTAATAGTTCGGATATTGAAACAATACTAAAAAACATATTTAGTGATTTTAATAATACGCAGAGTTTTACAGGAGTATGCGAAGAAGTTGAATTTGATAAAGTTGCATTATGCACAGATGAAACAGAAGAATATATGAAAGGCGGTGGGCATATGAAATTAACTTATCAATTAGGCACGATTAACTTTAATATTAAATTTTTAAAGTGCGTATCAGAAATAAGAATAATTAATGATTATGAGATGCAAGAAGTTGAAAAAAGATTAGATAAAGAGATGGATGAGAGTAATCTCAAATGCACGATTGGGAGTGAATTTCCTAACATACCTCCGATGCGTATTTATGGCGATTATGAAAAAGACTGTAAAACATTAGAAATTTATATTGACGAAAAATTATATAAATGTTCTAATTATGAGCTTATAAAGAGTGGCTCTAAACCATGCTTATTATCCTCGCCTAAATACAGGATAACAATTGAAACTCAAGAAAAGTTTGATATTTTTCAAACTCAAGCAGAAAATTTATTAAAAGCTTTTAAAGAATTATAGAGGTAGTTTATGAACGAAGAAGAAAAGCAACAAGTGAAAGGAATTTTGGAATGAAGTATATAATTAACTATGAAAATGGAGTATTTAAAGGTATTGAAATTGGGCAAGAGAATTGTCCAGATATATGTATGATACTAATAGAACTAATTAAGATGATTTATGAATAACTTGGAGAAAATAAAAGCAACAAGTGAAAGGAATTTTGGAATGAAAGAAATACAGATAGAGTGCCCTGCTTGTCACGGAACAGGTTTATACCAAGGAATGTGTGAACAAGACGGCTGTGCTGTTGTTTGTACTAAGTGTGACGGTAAAGGTTACACTGCTTTTCAGTATAATGAGTTCACAGGCAAGAAAGTAAAGGAAGGTATAAAAAGAGTTTTTGGAAAGACCTGTGGGATTGTTCATGGTCCTGAAGACTATAGATGTGAAGATGGGGTAGTACTTCATTTTTCACAATATGGTTGTACCTATGGTGACTGGTTAAATGGAGTTGAGCCGAAGCCTATGGAAGAACTTGCGTGTCCTTATTTGTACTACAATAAAGGTATAGGAAGTGAGCCTTTAGATAAATGCAGAAAGAACTTAGAACTTGGAATGAGAATTCCTGAATGTAAATGTTATAGTGAAAAGGATAAATGTTGGAAAGAATTTCATGAGAAGGAAGGTATGTAATGAGAAAAGCATCTGACGTAGATAAGAGAAGTAAGTATGACAAATTTCCATATGATTCAAAAGAGGTTTGTTTCATAGAGCAAACTTCTAAAGGTAAGATAGACCAAGTACCTAATTATGTTGATGATAAGCGAGCTGTTTACTATAGGGTTAAGTATGAAGGGAGCAAGCTCTATGCTGCGTGGCCCGGAGAATGGCAAACTGACTTATTTGAAATAGACGATATAGAGGCTTATGGTAAAGCCAATAGAGTCGAAAAGTACCATTATGAGAAGGTAGACGTGTAATGATACGTAAATGGATAGAAGTAACTTGTGACTATTGTGGTGACTGCATAAAGCACTACCCTGCTTCGGATTCTGTAAAAGAAGTTTTGAAGAAGGTAAAAGCTGACGGTGGTTATACTAAGTTTAGTTATACCTTTTGTGATGAAGAGTGTTATAATAAGTGGAAAGAGGAAAAAGGACTATGAAGAAAGGAACGGAGCTGTCAGATTGGAACGGGAAATTTCCGAAAAGATATAACTGCCAAAACCCATATACAAAGTGTGAGTTTTGTTGTCATAAGGACCCTTGCGTTCCTGATTATGCAGATGAATTCAGAAAAGAATTTGAGTTATCTTTAGCAGATAAGTTTGGTATAGTTTTTTGGCTTATATCTATGGCTATTATAGTTACTTGGATGTTATTCGTGAAGTTTTAATTTATAATTTGGCAAATTTTTGTTTTATATTTTGACAGTTTCTCTCTCCCATGCTATAATTAAATTATAGAGAAAAGGAGAGAGAAATTGACTATTCTGATAAATATGTTAGGATGCCCAAGTTCAGGTAAGACAAGCTTAAGTGCTAAGTTATTTGCTCAGCTAAAAGCTATGGACTTGAATGCAGAGTATACAAGTGAATATGTTAAAGGTTGGGCATGGGAAGGAAAGAAAGTAGGACCGTTTGATCAGTTCTATATTTTTGGTAAAGAAACTCATAACCAGTCTCGTCTTTTTGATAAAGTAGATTTTATTATTTCAGATAGTCCTGTAATGCTTACAGCTTTTTACCACTATTTTTATAATGGTAATGAAGCTCTTAATGAGGTGTGCCATAACTTTTACAACTTGGCAGAAGAAGCAGGTGTTGAAGTTGTGAACTTCTTTTTACCAAGAAAGAAAAAGTATGTAGCTAAAGGACGATATCAGACCCAAGAGGAAGCGGATGCTCTTGCGTTTCAGTTAAAAGAGTGGCTGAACAAAGAGGGGTATGAATATACTATTTTAGAGTGTCCTGATAAAGAGCGTATAAATGTGGTACTAGAAAAACTAAAAGAAATGACAGGTGACTTTGATGGAATGTCTGTGGTCTAAAGTTGTTAGATTTTTTAAAGAAATAGGAAGTTATATAATAGCTTTTGCTCGCTTATTAATTTGGACAGCGATATTTTTCTTTTCAGGACTTCAAAGAACTTTGTTTATGAAGTCTGAGGTTGTGGGAGTAGATTTTAAGGTTCTACCTCTAAGGTGCTACAGAGAAGAATATGACGATAAATTAGCTTATTTGGATAAGTTATGTATAGAGAATCCTGATTTAATTGGGATGGAAGACGACGAAATTCCTTTTGACGATATTATGGCAGAAGACGAAAATGAGACAGACGATAATGGAGAAGACGAAGCATGAAGATTTTAAAATTTTATACACCGACGTGTATGCCTTGTAGAACTTTAGGAAAAATATTAGAAAAAATAGACGTAGAAGTGGAAAATATTAATGCTATGGAAGATATTGAGAACGTGGACCGTTATAATATATGTACCACACCTACCTTAATATTTCTTAACGAAGACGGTAAAGAAGTTCATAGGACTGTAGGCATGCTCACACAGTCTAAAATTGAAGAAATAATAGAAAATAACAAATAACACTATATTTTATTTTGCATGATTTTGACTCAGGGGAGTGCGGTGCTCCCCTTTTTATTTGACAAAAATTTTAAGGATGATATAATAAAAGCATGGGGACATACAAGAAAGAGAGGTCAAAGTGTTATTGCATGATGTAGATACTATTGTAAAGTTTATTGAGAGCGAACTTACAAATAAGTTAAAAGAAAGTGGGCTAACAGAAGTAAAAGCAGACCTGTTGAATTATAAGAGGTGGTTTGCTAAAAGTTTTAGGTGTCCAATAACTTCAAAGGAGCTTGAGCAAATAGCTGTAGATTTAAGGGATAAAGTCCTTGAAGCGATAGAAGAAGAGGACTTAAATAATTGTGGTATCGTAGAATTTAACATAAAAAATGTTGAGTACATACAAGATAAAGACACGGGAAATTACCTGATGAGAGGTACTATAAATTTCCAAGAGGGCGAAGAAAAGGCTTCGCTTAACGATAATAAGTTTATTATTAAAAGTTGTCATAACTTAGTGAAGTCTGTGTATTTTGACGGAAGTGAAATTTGTAACGAATGTGGAAATTCTACGAAAGACAAAAAGTGCTATGACATTTCGGATTGCTACTTAAAGCGGATAGCAAATAACCTTTTAAAAGTGGTTAATAGCCATTTATGTGATAGTTGTGACGGTATTGGGTACAACGAAGGTTGTTTGGACGACTGTTGTGGTACTTATGAAGCTCATAAGTGCCTTGAATTGTTAGATATAGAATTTATTGAAGACACAGAATAACCTTGAACATACTTTAACTATGTGTTATTATAAAGAAGAAAGGAAACCATGCTAATGATTTCAATTACAAAGATAATTGCAGGAATATGGATAACTACAGGACTTGTAGCCCTTGTATGGGGTACAAGAGCCCTTCATAACCCGCAAAGCAGACAAAAAGTAAAAGAACAAATAAAAGAACTTGCAGAAGAATTGAAAATAACAGAGGAAGATTGCTTATGCGTTTTATATGTGTCTTTCTTTGTAGCTGGTTTTGCAGGAATTGGTATTGCAGCTTATAGAAAAATAAGAAATTATTTGAAAGGAAATAAATAGTGTTTAATAAATTTTTGGTTGTAAAATGGGATTGGATTGAAGAAGCTCTTACGGATAGCGAGCTAAATGACTTATACCATTTGCTTTCTATAATTACAGAAAATAAACCTGAATATAAATACTATGTTGTAAATACGGATGAACCTTACGTTGATAAAATTAAGGCTATAGTAGAAAAGGGCGATTCTAAGATTTCTCGCGAAGATTTGTTAAGAAAGTTAAAGGAGCTTGCAGAGCTGAAGCATGACCCTGAAGTAGCTCATTCTGAAGCTGACGAGCTCTTATTAAGCTACATAAATGATCCTGAAATTGAAAAAGCATTTGAGGAGGTGCCTAAGTGGTATTTTTAAAAAGTTTTTCTGCAGTTTTAGTGGTTATTTTGCTTAGTGGTCTTCCTTGTTTCTGCGAGAGTACATGGGTAACTGAAGACGGTTATTATATGGACGCAAGAGGTGAGATTAAGGGTTCTTATATAAAGCCTCCGCATCCTGAGAAAATTCCGCGCATTTCGCAGGTGATTCAACCTACAGTAGATTATGATTCTTATTATAAAATAAATGTTGAAGGTTACAGAGGAAGGGAAGATAAGCTTCCTGTTTCTCCGGCCGGCTATGTTCAAAGTTATAGTACTCGTAAAGCGCAGCTTTACAAGAAAGAGGATTATATAAATGTTTGGTGTGACGGAACTAAGCATGTAGGAAAGATAGATTGTTTAACAGAGGACTCTGCTATATCTTTCTTTCCGTTATCAGCTTGGTCACGTGGTGTAACTACAGCTGCATGGAGAGCCCGTAAGCTTCCTCAACAGGGGGTAGCTGCCTTTTATGTAGAAGATACAGCTTCTCGGGCAGGAGATATGTACGAGGCTAAGAAATGGGCAGAAAAGTGGGGTGCTAAAGTAATGTTTATGTCTATAGACGCAGGAATTCCTGAGGAGTGGATATACTAATGAAAAAGCAACAGATTGTAAACTTACTTATAGCATATGAGCTATTAGATTATTTAATAGACAACCCTGATTTAAGGTTTATACAAGCTTTGTGGGCTTTAGGTATAGCGGATGGGAATGATTTATTTTATGAACCCTCTGAGAGAACTTTAGAGAAGGTTAAAATGCGAAAAAATAAGGAGAAACCGAAAGGAGATTAAATGTCTAAGTACGACAGACTTCCTAGGAAGATCAAGAAACAGTTAAAGAAAAACCCAGAAGAATGGGCAAAATATATAGAAAAGAAAAGGGTAATAAAGGAGAGGAACGAAAGTTTAGATTTAATATTTACAAGAAATTATAAACACAGTATGAGAATATTTCGTAAAATGGTCGGATAGTTACTAAATAAAGAAGAGAGGTGCAAGAAAATGGAAGAGCTAAGTTTACGTCAGAAAAGTGTTTTAGATTTAATTAGAAGGGTAAGACCTTTAAAAAGAACTATTAAACAGTGGTTTTATCACGCAGGAATGAAATTCCTTGAAGCAAACCAACTCACGGATGAGGAAGAGCTGTTCCTCGAAAAAGTGACGGATTTCTATGTAAATAATTTGGAAGCTATAGAAGAAGACATAAAATTCCTGAAAAAAGTGGAGTTTGGTCCAATTCAATTTCCTAATAAGAAGAGAAAAGAAAAAGTTAAAATTTAGCGTCAAGCTTTTTGATATACTTTCCTATAAGCTTCCTGACTTTCCCTTTGAGAACTTTTTTAAGAATGGGTTTAAAAGGTTTAAGCAGGATAGGTAGGTCCACGTTTTGAAAAAGAGTGTCTATTATTGCCTTCTCTTTCTCTTTATAGTCGGGGCTGTCAAAGAATCTCTCTATGAATTCTACAGTAGACTTAGCTATATCAGCGAATTGGTCTTTTACGGAATCCCAAAGGATATTTATAAAGTATTCTTGGGTTTGATTTAATGCGTTTTGTATAACAGGCCATAGGAACTGCGTGAAGTAAGATAAAATGTATTTTCCTGCTTGTTTTAGCATTTCTTTTAAGATTTGCTTATTCATAAAGTTCTCCTTTTTTATAAAATTTAATAGGTTTGATAAATTTGACAGGTTTGATATAATGTGTTATGCTTATTATAGAGAGCGGAGTTTTTATGTTAAGAAAGATTAAGAAATTACTAAATATTATTAAGTACTTTTTTGAAGATGAAGACAACTTGTTACTTCATTTAATGGAGCTGAAGGCTTATGAAACTTTAGATGATTGTATGAGCATGGAAGTTTCAATGACAGAGGAAATTGAAGATTTTATTTTTCATATCAGGACTTATTATGATATTCCTGAGAGTATAGCAGCTACAAAGTACCCTGATTTAAAAAATATGGATATTTCCTACCTTGTAAAAGAATATAAAAAAGGGAAGTTGAGTATAGAGGAAGTAATGGAATTTGCGGACTTCTTGGAAGACGTGGAGAAACAAAGAGCTATAGAAAGAGAAATTATTTTTGAGCATGCTAAGATTCTTACTTTTGGATTTAAATTGTGAAGATTTTTAAAGAAACCTTCTTATTAAATTTTTTAGTGTAAGAAGTACAATTAGGAGGTTCATGAAAGTAGACGGTGTAGCAAAAAGGGTAGCAAACTGGATCGGAAGAAGTCCGAAGGTTCAGAAAGCTCTAAAGGGTATTAATAAGAACCCTGCCGTTTTTTCAGCCGTGGTATCTTTTGGGTTAGCTTCTATTCTAAGACCTGTTGCTATAGGAGCACTCCCATTTAAAAACGATAAGGATAAAAAGTGCTCACAAGCTTCCGCCGTCTCAGCAGGGTTAATAGAGTTAGCTTCTACTATAGCTATATTCGTTCCACTAAATAAAAGTATAGAAAAAGTTTCAAAGTCCCTTTATAACAGTAAAGGGACTTTTTATGAGGGAAACAACTCAGCTTTAAGGCAATTCAAGAGTGTAACAAACAGAGGGGCAAAGATGCTATTTATAATTCCTATGAGTTTAGCAAGGTTTGCTTTAATTAAACCATTGCTTAACAGCATGTTCAAGGATAAACCTCAGAAAGTAGCAGAAAGGAAGATGGACAAATGGGCTTAGTAGTACGTGCTTTAGAAAAATTTGCTACTTCCAAAACGGGGGTGAAACTTTATAAATGGGCTTCAAGTGAAAAGGGGCAAAAATGGCTTTATGAGTCTCTTCCTACATTAGAAACAGTTGTCGCTACAGGGTGCTATGTATATGCAACGGAAAGGCAAAAGCTCTCCCGCAGAGAGAAAAATGTTCTGCAGTGGCAGAATGTCCTTCCTGCATTATTCGGAATGGCTGCAGGAACTTACTTAAACAGGAAGGTTTTTAAATTTGGGGAAAATATTATAAATAATTTAAAACCTGAGTTAGTACCTGACGCTCATAAGATTATGGGAGGCATAAGAGTAGCTTTACCTTTGGTTACTACAGCTATTTTAATGAGATGGGCTCTCCCTGTTGCCACAGCTTTTATTTCAGGAGAAATAGAAGAGTACAAGTCTAAGAAGCATAAGTTAGATATTAAGGGATAACCTTGCACATACATTAAATTTATGCTATAATATAAGTATGGCAAGAAAAACAGGAGATATATTTACCCTTTTTATAGTATGGGGCGTAACTTTTATTGTAAATTTTATAAAAGGGGCTTATAAAAGGGGTCGCTTATTAGAGCTTGTAGTGTCCTTTGGGGCGCTCACAGGGGCTTATTACTTATTATTTACTCTTGGAAGTACATATACATGGGTTTTTGCAGTACCTATTTCAGTGTTCGTACTTTATTGGATTTACCTTTTTCAGGTTGAGAAGATTACTTCTGTAAAGGCTAACCCCAAATGGGCTGATAGAAATTGGTGGTGGAAATTAGACGGATGGGAATTTGAGGAAGAAGCTGCAAAAGTATTTAGATTAAATGGCTATAAGGCAGAAGTAACTCAGAAAACAAGTGACGGTGGTATAGACATCCTGATGTATAAAGACGGAAAAAAGATTATAGCTCAGTGCAAGCACTATTCAAGCCCTGTGGGGGTCTCTGTAGCGAGAGAGCTAAATGGTTTGAAAGAAGATTTTAAAGCTGATAATTTGATACTTATAGCTTCTTCAGGAGTTACAAAGTCATGTTCAGATTTTCTAAGAAATAAGCCTTATTTTAAAATTGTAGATTTAGAGGATATTATAAGGATGGGTTTGAGACCTCATTCTTCATAGACTTTTACATAACCTTTATTTATGTCTTCCTCTAAGATAGTTTTCCAAGATTTTTTAGACTTTATATCTTTTATTGCAATTCTAAGGCCGTACTCATAGGGTAAGTTGAAGTTATTTTCATTGTTGTAACCAAAAGGGCAACATACTACTCTTGTTTCTCCTAAGATATAGTCACACGGGTTATGCACGTGCCCGTGAGCCCACACTCTGATTTGAGGGTGTTCTATAATATATTTATTAAGGTTACTTGCAAAAGCCGCGTTCAATAAGCTCCCTTCGTACCTTTTATCAATAGAGTAAGGTGACGGAGCATGGTGTGTAACAATAATAATTGGCTTATGAGCATTTTCTTCTACAGCCTTTTTTATAAATTCAAAAGAGAACTGAAAATAGAAGGCATGATCTGAAGGTGCAAAGGTGCGAATTTTACTTTCAGAGAATTTTCTGCTATTAGGCCACCACCTACCTTTGTCGTCTATAGTATAGTAAGAGTTATCCATAACAACAGGAAGGCGGAAGTCATTCATGTTCTTTTTAGCATAAGCCATGCATTCTTCGCGGTGTTCTTTCCCGTAGAGGTTAAAATCTGTATATAGACAAGTTCCTATAATTACCATTCCTTTATACTCTGAACAAGTATTAGATAGAAGGGCGACATTTTGCTTATCCATAAGATTATAAAGTTCTTTAATTTGCTCTCTTTTAGTGCTACTTGGGTGTCGTGTATGGGAATATTTTTCCATATTTTGAATTCCGTCGCGTTCGGGGTGTGAGGACGAGTACCCCAAGTGATTCCCAATAACTGTAACTCCTTTTTTCATATAGTTGGTTATCCAATGTCCTGCGGTTACTCCGTCTCCTGCGGTATCTCCGCAATTAACAATAAAGTCATTACCAAAGCTGAAGTAGTAGTTATGGTCTGCGTTGTAGTCTGCATGAATATCACTAATAACTCTAATGTGTGATATAAGGTCTTCAGGTATTCTTTGGTTAATAACGTCCCTGTCGTAAAATATTTCTATTATAAAATTTTTATTTGTTAAACTTCTAATACGACGGAGTTTATTTTGTATAAATTCATAGAATTCTTTTGTAGCTTCCTTAACGTTTAAAAGAGTAATTTTGAATGTTAAGGAATTTATATCTCTCTTAGTTTTATTATAGTAACCTTTGGTTAGATTGATAATTTTGGCTTCGTCTATAAAGGATTCCAAGTTTTCTTTTTTAATTTTTGTGCAGTCAATTTGTACGTCACAAAAGTACGGAACAAAGCAACTTTCAAATGCTTCCTTTTGGACAAAAATAGGGTTTATGTCAAAGTTATTATAATAGTTCTTTGGCATTTCATTTTTAGGGAAAATTTTTGTTAAAGAATTTTGTGTTGGGTAACGCTTTAAATATGCCATGTCCTCTATTTCCCGCAATTTAAGAATAATAGGTTCAATACTTAGGAAGGGCAGGTTCATATTTGTTCTTATTAACTCTAAGGCACTCCGCAGCTGTGGTGTATCTTCAGAAAGATTAGGAATATCTTTTAAGGGATTAATTACTTTAGTAGGTCTATCACATGCACGAAAATGCGACACTAAGTAAGATAATTGATTTTCTCTTGTGTCATAATAAACGGGGTAAATGATTTTAATTCGGGGTAAATAGGCTTTAATGTCTATTACATCTTGCATTAATTCTCGTGTCACGTCAAGCAAAAGACTTGCTATCCTATAATACCTTTGATTATTAAGTCCTATTTTCTTTGCTATTTCTTTTGCCCATTCAGGTTCTATAAGAGCAAATTCATAGGGGGATCCTTCTGTTGCAACTATTAAAGAGGACACAAAATTCTTTAGAATTTCACGAATTCTTCCTTCAGGGTAGAGGTCATTAGATTTGAGTAAGTCAGCTAATACAAGGAAAAACTCTTTTATTAAGATGGAGCTTTCTCCTCGTTCCGCTCTCTTTTTAAAGTTAAGAATACTCTTAATAGTGAATTCTTCTACTGTTTTGCACGTATTATAAAGTTCTAAGGAAGGATCGTTAATGTTATTAAAGTCAAACAGGAAAGACTGAATTCCTGTAACTTGAATTTTTTGGCTTCCTATAGCTTTAAGTACTCTCAAGGCTTCGTCAGCCCCAAAGTACTCTGTTATAATATCATTTAATTTTTTTATGAAATGTCTATAGTATTCAGCTTTAGCTTTCCCTTCTATTAGACTTTTGTACCAAGTACCCGTTTCTTTAGGAGTTTTTCGGGTAACGGTTCTTTTCTTGGTCATTTGTTTTCTCCGTGTGGACTTGAAATTCACATACGTTAGTGAGTTCTGGGTATTCTTTAACTATTTTATTTATAAAGTTTATTGCTTCTTCTTTGGTTCTGCAAACTCTGATATTTGTAGACAACCCACTATTTGTGAATACTTTTTTTACAATATATACAGTATTATTGGAAGGTTTTGACTTAGTAGGCTGTGGAGGACCTTCAAAAAGTTCTGCAATTTTTTCACTTATGTAATTAGAAAGTTCTTCGTGAGTTATAGTGTTGTCTACTACAAATCCTCCGTGAACTGTTATTTCCCCATTTATTTCTCCTGTAGGTAACGGAGAGTTTGTGATTTTACGATAGATACTTTTATTTTGAGGTCTGTTCATTTCAGATAAAGCTTTTGTTTCTACTGCAAAACTTAGTGTCTTTTTTGGATCAAATAGGCAAGACATTAATTCCTCAGGTATTTCATTTGTTCTTTTGATAGCTCTAACCTCAGGGCATGAGCTCTTTAGATAGAAACATGCATTATGTAAAAAACTTAAATCATAGTCGTCTAAGATTTCGTCGAAGAGCTGCTCTGCTGCGTCAGGGCTGAGCATTATAGCTTCTCTTGCAAAAAGTACAAAGGCACTTTCGATTAGATTTTTTCTTTCTTGAACTTTATTAATACTTAAACGAGAGCTTGTTATTCCGGCCATACCTGCGTCAGCAATCGCTAAGTGCAGCTTTAAATCAGCAATTATTTCTTCAACCCATAACCAAACAGGTACTGAATTATTTACCACCTCTAAGTAGATGCGGTCAATAATACCTTCGTCAAATGTAACTGATTCTTTAATACAATCAATAACAAAAGGTTTAAATTGGTCCTCAATTTCTCGCAAGATTAAATAAGTTCTGAATTTAATTTCAGCATCGTGAGCTGCAGTGCTAAGGGTAAATCCTATTTCACCTTTGAGTGCTACTTTTTGTAAATATGTTAAGTTTTCGTTAGTTTCCATTTCGTTAATCTTTCTTATTTTTGAGCTTGAATATTTTCAATTCTTTTAAATTCCTCAGCAATTCCTTCTTTAGTGAAGTGATTTATAAACCATTTAAGTTTTTCTATAACGTCAGAAGATTTTACTGATGATACCTTTTGCGGTAAACCGAATAATCTATATCCCGTTATGCAATCAGATACACTTGTGTGATTTTTATTGTCTATGTCTTCATGTACCATTAGTTCACGGTCTATAGGTTTACACTTAAACTTATGGCACTTTACTTGTTTTTTATTTCCTTTTTCTACGGTTATACTACCTTTATCTGTTGTTTCCATTTTATTATTCCTTTAAAGAGGAGTGGGAGTTCCCACTCCTTTTATTTAACTAATCTCTCATTCTTGTTAATGATTCTGAATCTAATGAAGAACAAATCATATATTTACCAGCTGTCAAAGCTATGTTTCCGTGTTCTCTGTGCTTGATAACAAAAGGTGTATCAATTTCAAGAATTTTGCAATCATAAGAGTTGCTACCCCATGTATGTCCTTCAAGTATAGAAGGTACAAATTTACCTGTGCTTAAAGTAAATTTAGCATTTCTTAAAGGTACAAGTTCATGGTCGCCTGTAATAGAATCGTCGTCTTGTAAAACCATACGTGTAGTAAGAGCTAAATCGTGAACTCTTGGGAATTCTTTTTTGTATTCGTCTGTTAAGTCAGACCAAATCAAAAGGTCGCCTTGCATTACAGGTACACTCGGTTTTTCTGAAACGATGAATTTATCCGCAGGGTTTTTAGCTACAATGTCAGATAATTCTTCAATTTCGCTTTTTTCAAATAATTCTGTGTCCTCTAAAGTTTGTGTGAATAAGTTTAATACTTCTTCGTTACTTACTTTGTTTTCATTTCTAAAGATTGTTGTTTGCATTGTTCTGTCCTTTCTTTTTATAATTTAATTTAGCAACGTATTACAGGTTTTTCGCTTTCAGGGTTTCCACCTAAGGTGTTTAAATCCCACCAAGCTCTACTATAACTATCATAATCATTTTCTTTAAAGTAAGAAGATAAGGATAAATTATGTAAGTTTAACAGGTTGTAGTATACCCTACCTGTACCTCTACAAGTATAACGAATATATAAATCAATTTTACCGTTATCTTGTTGAGAGCGGTGTATACTATACTTATCTCCTCTAATGATTTCTGACGATAATTCTTCCATATTTTCTTTATCTAAATCAATTTTACTTTGGATAAATTGTTTAAGGTCATTATTATCTATTGAAGACGTATCTTTTAAGGATAATGTATCAAAGTTGGAGAATTTTTGGGGTAGAAGAACTACTCCGCTTTCAATTACTCGTGGATCTGTTGTATTAAGTTCGCCCATAAGAGCTATAATTGAAATCAACTTTTCGTTTCTTACATAAAGTAATCCCATGTGGGTTATTTCAGTGTTCCGCTCAATAAATTCACGTCTTTCTTTCTCTGTATGGAGTGCCTTATATTGTTCAAATTTTCCGCTAAGAGTACAAACGTCGTCATAAAAGACTACTTCTAAAGTAAAATCATCATAATAAGAATTTATCTTTTTATCTAAAGGAATTCTTATAGTTGTTCGTGCGTAATCAGTAGAATGAGTAATACTATATAATTGTTTTTGGTATTGTCTGCAAGAAAGAGCTATATGTTTTGCTCCTTCTTCAAGGTAACAAAGTTGTTTTTCCAATGAATTTCTTACGTCATTCTCTAATCCTTGACGTAATTTTTCTTGGTAAATTTGAATCCTATGTTTATACTGTTCTAATTTGTCCTCATATTCTTTGTGAAGAAGATGAGCGGGGGTAGGGTAGTCATAAGAGTCATTATTGACTGCTGACATGTATGTCATAAATATGTCAGCACATATACCCTGTAATTCTTCTGTTGAGTATCTTTTTAGTTGCATGTCTTTGTCTCCTTTTATAGTTCTATTATAGCAATCATTTGAGTTTTAGTCAAATTTGAGCTTTACTTTTTCATTGTATAAATTCTGTAATCCTTCTTTGATGGGCATATAATCGTCGTTGAAAATTCTAAGATAGGTTTCTTTTGTTACACGATTTGTTTTTAAATCAATAGTATTTCCTAAGGTATCTTTTAATAGACGATTTAAGTTATCTCCAAAGGTGATATGAGTAGTTGTTAAAGGTTTAGTGATTTCACCTAACCTATACATTTCAATAAGCTCGTCGTCTGTGAGTTTATGATTTATGGTTTTAAGTACGGTAGCATGAAGGGTTAAGTCATGCTGATATAAGTAGTTTCTCAAAGTATTTAGTTTTTCTACTTTCTCGGTTTTAACCTTATTATTTGGGCATAGATTGTCATGGTTTTTCACTTCGTCTATGCACTCTCTCCTTGTGAGAATTTGAGTAATGGATTCAGATTCCATACCTCTATGTAATTTCAAGTGATTATATTCCATTACAGGTTTCTGCATTTGAGTTATGACGTGTGAAATAGCCTTAAGTAAAGATAAGGTCATAACAGAAACGGTAGCTAAGAAAAAGATTATTCCTCTGTCTTCTATAGAGGAGCGTACCCATTCATAGTCTTCTGCCAATATTTCTGAAAATTCTTTTCCTATATCCTTGCTACGATAAGGAGCAAGATTTGATGTGATGTATGACATTTTATCTCCTGTTTTGTTTGTTTCTATACTTATATTATATAGAATTTTTAGGTCATGTTCAAGGTTATTTAATTCTTTCCTAAGTATTTTTTATGACATTCGTAACATAAGATATAACCTTGTGTAAAAGGGTTCAGATTTCCTTCTCCTTCTACAATAAAGCACCTTCCCTTTTCATAGTCGGAGTAGTCAAAATGGTCTTTTCCGCAAACAGAACAGGGCATAGAAACGTCAAGAGCATGTAGTAAGTCAGGGATAGGGATAACTCCTTTTAAAGCAAACTTATCAAGTTCCTGTACCCTGTAGGCACGGCTATTCATCATTTCTTTATTATAACTGTCTTTAGTAAAGAACGGATTTAAAGTTTCTTTAAAGTACTTTGCTGATTGCCATTTAGCATTTTCCCTGTTACTACTAAAAGCAACATAGAGTAGTTCAGGATGGTTCATATAAACTACTCTATAGGCTCTATTTTCTCTTTGAATTTCTTTATGGAGAATTCTTTCGTATTCTTTTTGTAACCCCTTGTAAGTTTCTTTTTTGGTGGTTTTGGTGTCTTTTTTGGGTTCTAAGAAAGCAGACAAGTCTAAGTTATTCAAAGGATTACTCGAAGGCTTATCTCGTTTAGGATTGCGTGGTTTTCTTGGCATTTAAGATATCCTTTAAGCACTGGGTATATCCTGCTTGAAATAAGTACTCTGCATTGTCTTCTTCTGTAGCTCCCTCACCTTTTAGCTTTTCTTCAAGTTGTGATAATTGCACTTGCTTTTCGGTAAGTAGGCTTGCTAAAGAATTCATGTAGTCTGCATTAGCTTTCACAAGAACACTGTTAATTGTTTTCCATGCCTCTACTTTTTTACGCATATCTGCTTTAGATATCTCTTTCTCTCTATTTGATTGTAACATAAAAGAACTCCTTCCTATTTACAACTTAATTGTAGCATAAAAGGAAGGAGTTGTCAAAACAAAATGAGTTAAAATAAAATTTAGCCTGATGCAATTTTTTCAGGGAAAGATGCCAATATATCAAAGTTTGGCATTTGTTCTGCATATCTCTGTGCATCGTATGAGGAGTATGCTTGAATTTGTACTCCTACTCTTGTGCCGTCCGTTGTCCAATATTCAACTGAGTATGTGTCCATCATTGGTGGTGTCTCCTATTTAGTATCTTTTATACTTTTATTATACCACTTTTGATATGAAAGTTCAAGGTTATTTTCTGCTTAATTTTGCTCCGCACTTAACACAGGAAATTGTACCTCTTTCTTCAATATTCTTGAGGTCATAGTCTTTGAACGGTCTATGACATTCGGGGCATACATTATTATCACCTATAACATACTTATTAAAATAAGTTTCTTTCTTTCCATTTTTACCAACAATTTTTTTAGCCATGCTTTCTCCTTCTTAATTTAAACCATACTCTCTACTTATAAAAATATAATCATAAATTTATTTAAAAAGAAGTTCAGAGTCTTTTGGCTCTGAACATTGTAATTTGGGAGTTAAAATATCATTGTTATTTATATAATTCTTCGGCTTTAACTGATTTGAATTTTGATAAATCAATTTCTCGGTCAGTTATAAATCTTGTTCGTGGGGAATTCCAATTTGTGTAGTGTCCTTCAAGGCATCTTATTTCTTTCTTTGGAATATCAATTATGTAGCGGTATTCAATATCTACATGGTTATACACTGTGCATTCAAATTCGTTATCTTCTTTATGCTTAATCAAAAAATTAGCAATCGTATCGCAAGACGCATCATTAGAATTTTCTAATTGCGGAAGGACTTCTTGGATTAAGAAGGCACCTACTCCTTCGGGATAACCGTCGTGATGGTGGTATAGTTTTTGTTGCATTTTCCATGTTTTTCCTTCATAAATTCCGTAGTCTTTAATGATTATATCACTTCTTGTACTCATTGTGGTGTCTCCTTATATTTCTCTGTAAACTTTTGCGATTTCGTGGTCTGTAGCCGTTATGAATCCTACTTCCCTGTTTAAAGCGACAAGTTGATAGGTTCTTTCACCGAATTCATTAAGACTTTGGTCAACTCGTAAAACTTTCATTGTGTTTCCCGCAAATTTTTCTACTAATTCTGTGATTTCGTCTCCTTCGTCTTCATATTCTTCTATAGATTTCAGAAGAACGAGGTCTCCAACTTTAATTTCTTTTAATTCTGTTGTCATGATTTTAACTCCTTTGTTCTTATACTATTATTATAGCATATTTACTTGTGTCGTTCAAGGTTATTAGTTTATTCCATATAACCTATCTGATATTCTATGTTTGGCTCTTTGCCAGCACATTTCATAAATTTGGTCGTATGTTTCTTGGTCTGCTTGTTCTTCGAGTTCGTCTACTACTTTAAAGGCTCTTCCCTGTCCTCTTTCTGTAGTTTTGTCGTCTCCGTACTTATCTTTGAGTAGGAAAGAATTATATATTCCTTCGTTTTCAAACATAATAAGAGAAGAAGTTATTACAATATTTTTATGACTTATAATTCTTTGTTGTAATTCTTTTTCTAATTCGTGTGCCATTTTATTTGTCTCTTTCGTAAGTTCCTATGTCTTTATTTACTTTATTTAAAATTCTATACATATCCAGATCCCATAGAGGTTTCTCTTGTTTAACATAGCCGTCAGCCATTAAGATATGAATAGTATATGCCAATTCTTCGTAGGTCATTTTAGTATCTTCCTTTAATAACTTGTGCTATGCCGTAACCGTTACCTTCCCAAAGGTCTACGCAGTCTAACACATTTGTATATTCTTTGTTTTCGTCGTAGTCTTCTTCGTCAGCAAAGGTATTATGGTAAAATTGTGTAGTTTCATTGTATAGTTCTAATTCACCATGATATACTTCTACCATTTCGTCTTCGTCTTCATAGTTGTAGCGAATGAAAGTGTTTGTGTAATTTAAGTCTGTTGTCATGATTTTAACTCCTTTTGTTTTAACTCTTTATACTTATAGTATAACAGATTTTACTTTAATGTTCAAGGTTATTTTATTCTATGTCCTATAATTTTTGGGTACTTAGCAAACTGTGGCAATATATCGTCGTTTTTAAGGTTTACAGGGTGTATAAACCTTAATGAGCAAGAGTTCTTCCATACTGTTCTAAGTTGTTCAATAGGGTAAATATCGTAGCCGTAAGCCAACATGAGTTGAATATCTCCCATATTTTGACATAAGTAGATTTTATGGCAACCTTCCCATGCAAAGCAACCTCTATGTCTGATTTTCTTTGGTTCTTGTTTGTCATAACCTACTTTAAGCTCGTATTTTTCGGGGTTATACATATTTTTATTTGAGAAAGCCATAAAGACTACTTTCAGCATACGGATAATGTAGTCGTCTAAAGTGTCTCCGTTTACTGTTATGTTGTCTATTTTAGGCAATTCTAAGCCGTCTACTACGTTCATTTGACGGTCGTATCTTGATTGGTCTACTTGTCCGTTAATCTCCTGTGTAGCAAGGTCATAAGTTACTACGTCCACGATATATTGGTCGTTGTAAAGTACATCCACGTGGTCGTTACATTGTACCATTACTGTAGCTACTTTTCTTTCTCCTTCCATTTCAGGTACTTCTGTAGTAATATCTACATAAAAAGATTCGTACTGTGTTTTCTTAGTACCCTTATCATAGAAATATTTGTCGTTGTATACGTCAAATATTAAAGTTTCGGGATTTAATTTAAGAATTGTTTCTGTTGTCATGATTTTAACTCCTTTGTTTTAACTCTTTATACTTATAGTATAACAGATTTTATTTTAATGTTCAAGGTTATTCTTAGATTTCTTCGGTGTAGGATTTTATAAGTTTTATAGATTCTTCTTTGTTAATTATAGTTCCTGTGTCATACCATCCGTCTAAGTCATTTTTCAATAGATTGTATTGAGTGAGGTCTCGATATGCCTTTGAATATTCTTCAATTTCTAAAAATTTTCCTCGTATTTCTACATAACCATTAGAAAGAGCTTGTAATAGAAGGTCTCGATGATAATGTGTAAAATGAAAAGTGCTAACTTTACTAACTGTTACCAAGTCGTTTTCTTTGTCATAAGCATAGCTATATTTGACTTTTTCTGTCATGATTTAACTCCTATTATTTACATTTATAGTATAACAGATTTTATTTTAATGTTCAAGGTTATTCTTAGATTTCTTTCCCTTGTGTATAGAATTCAAACGTATTAGGGCAATAGTTTTCTTCTATGTCTGTTTCTAAGTAAACTAAGGCATTGTCATTACCTTCGTCATTATCTAAGCATATTGATACTAAGCCTGTGGCACGTTCTCCGCCTATGACATTGACTTGAACATAAGTGTCTCCACCGCATTTTTCTTTAATTTTTGTGAGTACTTCTATAAGTCCGTCTACTGTTGATGTATATTCTTTTTTCATGATTTTAACTCCTTATTTGTATTCGTTAATATACCCACGCACTTTTAATTCAAGTATGGGTGTTTGCTCTGTAATTGTGAATCTGTTGTTTAATTTATAAATTTCTGTGTAGTCCTCTATTTCAGACTTTGAAAAGTCCTTGTTTGGTACATGTACTGTTTCAAAGTCTATGTTTCTTCCGAATTTATCTGCCATAACGTCAAGTACTTTTTCAGAATATTCGGGGAAATATACAAAGAGGGCATAGTGGTATCTCTTTGAGTGGTCTACATAGTGTATTGTACCATTTCGGAAAACTTGTTTTCCTAAGAGTTCTAATACCTCTTGAAATTCTTTATTTGATAGGCATTTCTTTGTCATGTCTTATCTCCTTATATGATTTCAAACTCATACGCAAAGTTATACTCTTTGTATTTGTTATACAAGGTAGCAAAGCTCCAATTTGATAAGTTCTTTTCTATTAAAGTATCTAATTCCTCGTCTTCCATGCCGTCAGTTCTAAGATTTCTTCTAATATTTAAGAGTTCTTCTCTGATATAGCCTTTGAAGTCTTCTACTGTGTCAAACATTTCTACGACATAGCCATACTTTGAATTTGTTTCTTTAACGTCTGTGTCTTTTAAAATTACTGCCATGATTTTAACTCCTTTGTTTTTCTGTTTACATTTATATTATAACAGATTTGATTTGTATGTTCAAGGTTATTTTATTATAGATAATATATTAGCTATTTATTACCGTTCGGGCATATTTTAGATAATATATTATCTGATTTGTACTTTTATTACCGTTCGGGATTATTTGAGATATATTGAAGTTATATAGTCTCCGTCAAAGTCATATTCTTCAATATTTACGTTGTCTAAGTTAGTGTACTTATAAACGTCAAGGTTTTCTCCGTCTTCTGATATGCGAAGTTCAAGGATATCACCGAGAATAATTCTGCCATTGTCATTTCTTGAAAAGTTCTTAATTTTTCTAAATAATTCTTCTTTGTTCATAGTACAACTCCTTTACATAAACCTAAAGTAGTAGCCACTGTCTCCAAGTTCTCTGTAGTATGAGAGACCTTCTCCTACCTTATAATTTTCTTCGTCCTCTGTAGCATCCATGTCTCTGTCGTTAGATTCTGCAACTTCTTTTGTTACAACTTCTACAGAATTGCAAGAATTTGGAAGAAGGTTGTCTTTATCGTGCATAAGATAGAATTCGTCGTAAGCACAGTCTATATCAATAAGGATACGTTTTGTATTTGGGATTTCTTTTGAATCCTGTATCCATTGTTCATTCATAGGTTTACCATCTATTTCAGCTTGTGTTTCTTTACCTTCTTGATAGGCTTGTTTTTCTAATACGTCCAAGTTTTCAGCAATAGCTCTTGCTTTGTATAGCATTTCTTGTACTTCGTCTCTTGTAAATACTTTGTCTACTTCGTAAAGTCTTTCTACGGCTTTTTCAAAGTCTTCTTCTATGTTTATGTCGTTATCATTTGAATCAGACATAATAATTTCAATTTTGTTTTCCATGATTTAACTCCTTTTGTTTTGTATAAGGGAATGTGAGTACCTGTCGCTATACTCCAAAGGGGCGAATATTCCCTTCCATTCCTTTGTTTTATCTGTTTATATTTATATTATAACAGGTTTTCTTTGTATGTTCAAGGTTATTTTAACAACCCATGTCTTCACATATTTCTTCAAATTCCTGTTGTTCCTCTTTGTTTAAGTGTTCTACGGTATAACAGTATACGGCTGATTTAAGTTGTTCACCTGTTACTGTTGCACCTCTGTATGGGTTTGTATCTTCATTGTCAAAATATGTGTTTTCTTCGATAAGCATGTTTTCAGCATCCCTCATGAGTTCTGCCAAGTTTCCTGTTTTATCTGATAAGAATTCAGCATTTGTTTCGTCGTATTCTTGTTCTGTTAAGTATGAGTAGCTTTCCAAGAATTCTTTTTTAGTTAATTGTAGAAAGTCGTATGCTTTGTCTACGTCTGTCAAAAATGTTCCTAATAACATGATTTTAACTCCTTTTGTTTTTCTGTTTACATTTATATTATAGCAGATTTATTATTTAAGTTCAAGGTTATTTTTAATTATTGTAGAAATGAAGTCTAAGCCAAAATTCTTTTCCCGAATTATGTGGTTCAATGTAGCCTTCAGCTTGTATTTCACAATACATGGTACTATCGTCTTCTTGTATAGGAAGGTAAACTTCTACATAGTCAGATAAGAAATATGGGTGGTCTGTGTCTGCTCCAATAAGTACCCATTCTATAGGGTATTTTTCACCTATTACTTTTTTGTGAATAGTAAAGGTATAGTCGTCTATTGAAATGTCAGTCATGTCTTCTTCAACCTTATTCACAAAGTCCACTCTTGAATTTGGAAGTGCTTTTTTAAGATTTTCTTCCGTAACTTCTTCAAAGGTCAGAGTATTAAGAACGTCTATAAACTTCTGAATTTTAACTCTGTTTGTAATTCCTTTTGTCATGATTTTAACTCCTTTTGTTCTGTTTACATTTATATTATAACAGATTTATTATTTAAGTTCAAGGTTATTTTGTCCTTATATAAATTTCAAAATTTCATGAAATTTTTTGATTAGGTTTCACCTGTGGAAAGCCAAGTACTGTGCGGGTTCTGCCTATATGCTTTCTTCGGGCGACTTGCTTTCTTGATACTTTTTAAAGTTCATATAGTCGTTTATTGCATCAAGTTTTTCTATTAAGTCTGTAGTAGTTCTTCCTGTGAGTACAATATGAATACCGCCACCGTCATTTACAACTTCTGCAATAGACGAGCCATAACAATAAAAGTCTCCTTTACGTCTTCCGACTTTTCCAAAAAGTTTTTCAATTCTGTTGTTAATGTATTCTGATTTGTTTCTCATAGTATATTCCTTTTGTTTTGTATATTTATATTATAACAGATAACTTTTTAATGTTCAAGGTTATTCTATAACTCTTATTCTTTTTGCGAGTTCTCCTTCTCCCTTTGTATATTCTGTAACCCAAGTATAGCCTTTAACATTATAATTTCCGTTGCGGTCTTTTCCAAAAGTTCCTTCGTTAATATGTCTCCAATGTCCTCTAACTTTGAAGGCAAAAGAATATTCTAAGTTTCCTATAGTTCTTATATATTTATACTTTGCGGATACACTCTCATGCTTTTCTCCAAGAATATAATATATAGGTCTTTGAGGTATTTTAATTGTGGGTTTTCTTTTCCTTCTGTAGTATTCACATAGGTTTGGATTTGAAGGTTTATCAACGGCTACAGACTTCTTTGAAAGTTCGCTTAAGGTTTTACATACTGATATAACTATTACAAATAAGTCTCTGACTATTCTTTCTATTCTATCTTTTAATATATCTACATAAAAGTCTGATATAATTACAGAGGTTTTCTCTCCTATTTCTATCCTAAAGGGAATGTTTAAAGATACTTTGTCTATGTAGTTAGGTATAAACATTGTGCCTGTCAGGATATCAGGGGCATACTCTCTCAAGAATATGTATTTGTTTTCTTCTATTTTAATAAAGTTATTTTGAAAAGGAATACATAAGTCTTCTGTGGAGAAGTAAGCCATGTAGGTTCTGCTATTGAATTTGTCAAAGTCATATTCTATACCTACAAATTTATACAAGGTTGTATCAAAGAATTCCGTACTTGCATAGACTTCTTGCAAGAGGTCATGATTTCTTCCTTTGTCCTCTGCGTGTCTTTCTTTACAAAATTGTTTAAATACTTCCTGTATAGTTTGTGTCATAAGTTTATCTCCGTGTGTACTTATCTATCCAAGCCAAGCTCATATCTTGCTTAATAGGTTGTGGTTCTTCTTGTGGTTGTGGTTGATTTACCTGTGAGAGTTCTTCTGTGATTTGTTTAATAGCTTGTGCATTGTGTGGGTTTACTTCTTTTATTTCTTCCTTAGGTTCTTCTTCCGTTGTGTCTATGAGTTCGTCTTTTTCATAAGGGTTGAGATAAATTCCTACTTTCATTTGTCTGTCTTTGTAGTCGTGTGTAGGATAAATTTTAACTTCCTGTTTAAAAAAGCTCATGTTGACGTCGGAGATAATGACTTCGGAGTCCAAAGTTATCTCTGGATTCCGAGCCATTATTTCTTCTAAGGAGTTAAGTAAACTTTTTATTGTAAATTTTTTGTATTGATTGTTTGTGCATTTCATTTTATTTTAACTTCCTTTTGTTTTAACTGTTTACATATTTATTATAACAGATTTGATTTACATGTTCAAGGTTATTCAAGTTCCCCTGTGATTGCATTTCTAAACCCTTCACGGATTTCGTTTGTAATGAGGGTGTCAATAATGAAGGATTGAACGACTTTAATAGTGGTTGTTTGTGATAAGTCTAAAGGTTCCCCTGTTGATTGCAGAGAGTTAATTGCCGTGCAAGTGTACTCTATGACTTCTTTATTAGATAAGTTTTTAAATACTTTAAGTGCCAAGTTTTCTACGGCATCTACGTCTACGGCATAGACGTCTCTCCATTCTAAGTGGTAAGGGCAGTCCTCACCGTCAGCAGATATTCCCCAAAAGTTTCCTGTGGGTTCGTCTCCGTCAAGTTCTACTTCTGTAATAGTAATTTGGTCTCCGTGTTCTTCAAGGTAGTCAGCCAAGTCTTCGTCGTCTGTGCCTAAAGAAACATAAACTGTATTTCCAACTTTTAAAGATTCTTCTGTAAAGTTTGTAGTAACATTGTCTGCCATGATTTTAACTCCTTTTGTTCTGTTTACATTTATATTATAACAGATTTATTATTTAAGTTCAAGGTTATTTTATATGGTCTTGTCTCCTATACATATAAGTTTTGTACTTCTTGAAATTCAAGTGGTACTTCTATTTCAACTCCGTCGGGTAAGTCCTTTGTAAGTCCGTCTATACAATTCAAGATATGTTGTTCACGTTCTTCACGTTTCTTTAAACCCTTCTTGTCATAGACTTCTTCAATGTCTTCAAGTTCCATAAGAGTTCTGCATGCCTTAACAAATTTCTTTGAGTACTTTTGTACTTCTTCATCACGACTCCTAAAGGTTCTCAAGACATATTCTTCCATACTAACAAGACGTACAAATTCAGGTTCTACGTCTATCCAACGTTGTAAGTGTGGGTGTTCTATTGAGATTTCTTCCGAGCCAAGAGCAAAGCCAACTTTAACAGATAGCATGTGTCCATAGGTTTCAGGCATTCCTTCTTTATCATAGTTCTGTGTAACTTCAACGAGCATAAGTCCGTTGTTGTTATCTGTTTGTCTTCCATATCTAACTCTGACCTCTTGTCTCCATATATCCTCATTCGGATCATCTGTAGCAACTTCTTTGTTTGTAATATAGTTATTGTCAGTGTTGCTCAAAGGTTCAAAGGTAAAGAAATAGTCTATAGGTAATTTATTCTTTTCTTTTAAGTCTCCTATGTAGAAAGACTCAAGACTTCTATTCATAGGATAAGCCAACTTCAATACTTCTTGCATAAAGATAGAAGGCATTACTTTACCTATACCCCATTGGTGATGAATGAGTGTGATTGTACTTCTGTTGTTTCCAAAATTTTTCTTTAATAATATTGCGGTTCTTTGCCCCATGATTTAACTCCTTTTGTTTTATCTGTTTACATATTTATTATAACGTATTTTATTTTTAAGTTCAAGGTTATTGTAGCATTTCCTCAATGTTATCCATGAGTTCAGCTATGTCCTGTCCTTCACTGTTATACCATTCACTCCAACCTTCGTTAGTTCCCTTGTCTCCTTCGGGAAGGTCTGTGTCGTCATAGACTTCCAAGCCAAAAGCATTGAAAGATACGTTCGGATTATGAAGGTCATCGTCTGCCCATTGTTCTATAAGTGCAATAGCTTGCATAGGACTTGTAACATTTCCTTGATGAGCAATATGTCCGTTTCTTATATGATATACTCTAAGTGTTCCGTTTTCTGTCATGATTTTAACTCCTTTGTTTTCTGTTTACATATTTATTATAACAGATTTATTATTTAAGTTCAAGGTTATTTATTTTCTTCTCTGTCTTTCATATACTGTAGGATTTGTCCTACATACTTTTTAATTTTAGGTCTTGCTACGTACATTTGTTTGAGTGTGAGTTCCTGTCCTCTGCGTAATTGCATAGCAAAACTTGATAAGACTTCCACGTCAAATTTGCTAAAGCCTTTTCCGTTTACAGTTTTTGTAGTACCCATGTATTTTTCTTCGTCTGTTTGAAAACTATAGATAAGAAGTATTGCACGATACACGGCTTTGTCATTCCTGTCTAATAAGTCTTTGAGACTTTCCTTATCCCAAGCCTTGCCGTTTACTATAACTTGTTCTGATTTCTTTTTCTTTATTTGGTCTTTGGTTCTGTCAAACATTGATTAGTCCTCGTCCATGTTAGCTACAATTTTATTATAGATTGTATGTAAGTCTTCCTTGTAAGATTTCAAGTGTGCCTGTACTACTGCATTGTAGTTATCTATATCTCTTATTTCTTTTAATAATAAAGAGAATAAGATGTCTCTTTCTTTTTCAGTTAGTTCTAAAGGTTCTTTCATTAGTCGTCTCCTTCTGAAAAGTGAATATTTTCGTCATACTCGAATTCTATTGTAACTTTAATAGGTCTGTAACCTTGTCCTTCATAGTTCAAGAGAAGTTCTTTCTCGTTTTTATTTGTAAAGATTTGAATACTTCTGCTTGCCGTAGGTACATTTATTTCTTTGTTTGTTAGGAGAAAGTTTAATTCGTCTCCTGTTAATTCTACAGTTCTTGCCATAGCTTTAACTCCTTTGTTTTTCTGTTTACATTATTAGTATAACAGATTTATTATTTAAGTTCAAGGTTATTCTTCTTTGCTTGTTTTAAGCGGTTTCCAACCGTTTGCTTTTCTTTTTTCTGCATACCTTTGTAAAGTAGCTTTACCTTTGTCAGACTGTAAATATCTTTTAGCAATTTCTTTATACTTGTCTGTCTTTACATATTCTTTTCTGTATGCTTTGTACTTTTCACTTTGTCTGTATTGTTTTTGTTGTTCTTTGAATTTGTCAGAGTGCCTGTATTCATTTAATTTGTCTTTGTATTCTTGAGTTCTTCTGTAAATAATTCCTTTGATTTTAACAGAAATTTTCTTGCACGCATCACAACAATACTTTTGATTTGGCTTATCAGTTGTAAAAGTAGTGTGGCATATAGGACATTCCTTAGTTATGCTACGTCCTGCTTTTTCTTTTGCACGTTTTTCTTTTACTTTCTTTTGATAGTATTGTCGGTTGTATTCTCTAATTTTTTCAATATCTGTGTTCTTCCAAGCCATAGTGTAACTCCTTTCAAGTTAATATTCAGAGGGTAATAATAAAGTGTTATCCATAAGGTAGAATCTGTATGTGCCTACAGGTATTATTTTACAAAGGTCTCTTTGTTTCTTTTCAAATACTATAGGCATGTCTTTGTCTTCCCTAACTGTTATGTGTACTGTGTGCCTTTTGTTTACTTCAATGTCTATGAATAAAGCACCAAGTTGTCTGTGTATTCTTTCCAAGTTATAAACGATGAGGTCTAATAGCCAAAAGCATTCACAAGTTTCAGCAAAGTACTTTATACCGTCTGTAAATATAATATGTGAGAAAGCTACAGGGTAGAAGTTCATGCTACCTATGAATTGGTCTAAGTTATTATTGAATTCTTCGTATGATAATTTTTCTGCGGTTGTCATTAGTCATTCTCCTGTACTTTGATTAGTTGAGAGGGGTAAAATACTTCTTCTAATAAAAAGCCGTCTTCGTCCTCTAAAGCAAACATTACATTACCTTCACGGTCTTTAGTTCTTGTAACTACCGTGTAGGTGTCGTCTCCTTCTGATAAGAGAGCTTTTATTTGTACTTTGTCATATAATTCTATTTGCATTTTGTGTGGTCTCCTTATATTTATTTCTTTATTTAAGGTGGTCTGCTTTAATTCCTTGAGGATTTTTATATTAGTTAGGTATTCTTTTATGTCCTTATATATTTTAAGTGCCTTCTTGAGCTTGTGAGTGGTCTCTAATTTTTAGAACCAAGCATGAACCTCGTAACTTTCCATGTCATTGTCTTCAATATTATTCTCTTTAATAAGTTCTTCAAGACATTTAATTTCGTATTCTACGTCTGCTTTGTTTTTATCTAAAGTAGGAAGTTCTTCTTTAAGGTCTTCCAAGATTTTGTGGAAGTGTTTGCCATATACAGAAACAGTAGTACAGTTGTTTAATTCGGTGTAGTTCTGTATTTCTTCTAAGATTTCCCAACAATTTCTTAAGTTTCCGATACATGTAACAGTCCAAGTGTCCTGTCCTTTTTCATTTGTTGTAAAGTTTGATTGTGTTCTGATTGTTAAGTCTAAGCCCATGATTTTAACTCCTTTGTTTTATTATACAGTGGGAATTTACTGTTTTGTGCTTGATGTTAGAAATTCCCGAAAGACGTTCGTCCGCATTTATTCTTTATACTCTGACGCATGTGCCAAAGAGTGTTGAGTTGTTTAATGTGTAACTCGCTTTTTGCTTTAACCACTTTGTACTTTTAATATAACATATTTCTTTTTAATGTTCAAGGTTATTTTAATAAATTTCTATTCTTAGTCCTTTACTTGCTATAACTTTCAAAAATTCGATTTGTTCTTCCTGTGTCATATTGTTTTTAATATATTGTCCTACACAATACCCAAAGTCTTTAGGTAATAAGCCATAAGGTTCTGTAAGTTCTTTGGTACTTGTGTTTTCTAAGAAGGTTATGAGAGCATCTTGTTTATGCTTATTGAATTCTGATAAGCAGAAGTCATACTCCTCTGCAAAATATGGGTAGTCCTCTAAGAAGTCTTCTTTTGTGTTTCTTATAAAAGAGCTGAAAGCCATAGTATCGTTCAAGAAATTAAATAATACTCCGACTTTTTCATCTACACTATAAGTTAAGTCTTCTTTAAGACTACTATTTTCAATAGCATTATTTAGAAATTCTCTGATTGTTTCTCTGTCAATATTTGTATTAGTGGTATGTAATTTTATTGTGAAAGTTTTTTGCGTGTTCTCCATTTCCTTATTCTCCGTCAAAAACTGCTACCTTAAAGCATTTATTTTCTTTAAGACAGTCAGCTATAGTCTTTTGTAGTCTATCCTTATTTATTCCGTATAAGGTGTATTCTTCTTTGTCTAAAGAGTGATACTCGTATACTATAATTGCGTATGTAATTTCTTTTGTCATAGTTTAATTTCCTTTTATTTTATTAAGGGGAATGTGAGTACCTGTCGCTATACTCCAAAGGGGCGAATATTCCCTTCCATTCCTTATAATACTATTGTAGCATGTTTCTTTTTAATGTTCAAGGTTATACTACTAAGATGAAGTCCAAGCCGTCATTTAGTAATAGTTCTACTACGTCAGTACCTAAAGAATTGTTAAGGTCTTCCAATAGTTCTTCTTTAGTAAAGTTGTATTCTTCTGCATTATCACCTTCAAGGTCTGCAATAAGGTCTTGAATAGTGTCAGCTAAGATTTCTGTTGTGCCGTAGTCAGTTCTTTGTACGATTTGGTCTCCGTATTTAGTATCTAAGTTTCCAATTTCGTCAAATTCCATAAAAATAACTTTGTTGATGTACATGATTTTAACTCCTTTGTTTTAACTGCTTACATTTATATTATAACAGATTTTATTTGTATGTTCAAGGTTATTAAGATTTATTAAGATTATATATCCTTTATCCTTGTAATAATATGCTGATTAGGGTATGTAGGGGTATTGTATAAGTCTCCGACTTCCATGTTATTTATATCTTCTATTTCTTCTTTACTATACCCATTCCCAAGAGTAAAGAATTCTATACCTTTAATTTCTGTTATGTTTTCTGTGTGGAATACTTCTTTATCCCATATACATAAAAATTGTTTCATAGTTTAACTCCTTTGTTTTATACTATTATTATAGCATGTATTGTATTTAAGTTCAAGGTTATTTTTCTATATTATATTAAAGGCAAGTTTACTAATTTGTCTTTAACACTCTTTGCAAATTTAACACTTCCCTCATTTCTAAGGTCATAGTTTTCAGTTTCAGATAATTCCTTAAGCCATGCTATACATAACTTAGTAAATTGTTGTTGAAGTGTCCTGTGTTCATAAGACATAAGTCTTGCAAATTCTTTGTAGTTAGAATTACCGTTATTTACATAATTGATAATTGCTTTAACAATATCTACGTCTATGGTTTTCATAAGTTTATCTCCTTTGTTTTCTGTTTAACTGATTCCTTATACTATTATTATAACAGATAAGTATGACAAAATTCAAGGTTATTTTATATTTACATTTTCAAGTATTTCTTTTAATCCTTCTTTCATGATTTCTACTAATTCAGCATTAAGGTTGTCTACTACATATTGCTTTATTTTTCCGTTTGCAAAGTCTTCTTCTGTAATAGTAGTAGTTTTAAATACAGATAGGTAAGGCACAACTCCGCCTACAATAAACTGTACTTTATTCTCTTTGTCTTTCTTAAAGGGTGTTCCTATTGCCTGACAGTAATAGCTCTTTTCATTTTCAGAAGTAACTATTTGCACATTTTTATCTCTGTTAATAGTATTTGCATAAAAGCTATATGTAACTTCTGCTATAATTTTTGCCATAGTATTTAACTCCTTTGATTTTCTTCTTCGTCTGCATCTATATAAGAGTACCACTGGCATGCATCCCCTCTAATAGCAGATAAAATTCTGTTATAGAAAGTAGAAGTAGTATAAAATTTCTGATATGCTCTCATTACATTATCTATATTTGAGCCTATAATTCTTAATACCTCTGTATGAGAATAGTCCAAGTCCTCTGATTGACATATATCCATAGTAAGATAATACCTGTTATTAGAATAAGTAAGTGCTATGTATAAAGTATCCCTGTTATTTATAGTATGAGATATATTATTTCTATTCTTGAATATATTCTCTATTTCTAAAGGCATAGTATATTTAATAATAGCAAAGATATTATCCTGTTGTATGTTAGATATATAAGAGTATATAATACCTCTATGTTCTTCCTGTATGTGGTGTATAGATTTATCTTGCATGTATATAGTATGTATTCCCATAAGATTTTAACTCCTTTATTTTGTTAAGTGTTCTACTTGAATATTTGTTAGTTTATAGATTTCATAACCTATGCTTTCATAGTATTCGATAGCATCCTCTAAGGTGCAAATACTGTCATAGCCAGTACAATAAGCAGAGCAGTCAGCATTATTTATTAGTGCTTTTTCAGTTAAGAGTTCGTCGGGTTGTGATGAGTAACCTCTTGAGTATCTTAATAGATATATTGTACCTGTTGACTCCATGCTTTCTATAATATTCATAGTATTTTAACTCCTTTTGTTTTTCTTATACTATTATTATAACATGTATTGTATTTATGTTCAAGGTTTATTTTTCTTTACTTGCCATAATTTCTTTAATAATAACTTTCATATAAGGCTCTAATTGTTCCCTTATAGCAGTTTCTTTTTCTTCTTTGTTTTCTCTTTCTATTTCTCTGTCATAGTTTCTTTTGTTTATATTATAGACTTCTTCCATACCTTGAACTAAAGACTCGTCTAAAGAATTGTTATGAGTAGAAAAATAAGAATTCCTTGTAAGTACCCATACATCTCTATAGTCTTCACTTATCATAATATAGTGTCCTTTAAAGAAAAAGATATGTCTAGGTTTTTCTTCTTTAGGTCTATAGTCTTGTCCTGCTCTGTCAAGCATGTATTTATCTTTCATATTGTCCATAAGATTTAACTCCTTTTGTTTTTCTTATACTATTATTATAACATGTATTGTATTTATGTTCAAGGTTAATATAAGTTTTGTTTTAAGGTAAGAAAGGGTGATGAATAATAGGAAGTTGCCACCTGTAAATATGGGTAATATATTTCTCATTAGTAATATAATTAGAAGAAGTTTCTATATTATGTTCTGTTAAAATGTATTTGTTTCCCTTATCCTTATTAAGATAATGAAGAAGTTTAAGAAAAGTATTTCTGGTAATTCTTTTGTTATTATACCTGTATAACTTTCCTTTACCGTCTACATTATCTCTGTCTTTAATGTTACAGAAAGTAGTAAGTGTAATATAGATTGTCATAAGTTTTAACTCCTTTGCTTTATACCATTATTATAACATGTATTGTATTTATGTTCAAGGTTATTTCATGTAGTATAGTCAAAGGGGTATGAATATATTATCCCATAAAATATGAAGAAAAGTAAAGAATGTACCTTTTAGATATATCGTGTAGATATATGAAAAGTATGGAAATTAAGAATAGATAAGACTTGTGGTGGTAATATGTATCGGGTAGATATATCTATGCGGTATATCGAATAGATAGGTTTGTAAAGGTTTATATCGGGTAGATATAAAATAGGTGGAATAGTAAGTATAGCAAGGGATTTGGGTGAGAGATGTGAGGAATTAGTGTATTTTGGTGGATTATTAAGAAGTGTAAAGTAACTGTGGTTGTAAGGGAAAGTGGGTGCGGTGGCATAAAAAAGCAAGCCCTGTGCCTGTTTTCAGGACTTTCTGTAATTGTATTTAGTTTGCTCGTAACATTTCTCTTGTTACACTATATAATTTAATATGTACTTTGGAATAACTTTTATTTGATTTTGCATGTATATTCTCATGGTGTCCTCTTATATGTATATGCGTGCATATTCTCATGGTGTCCTCTTATACATGTATATATATATGCACTATTGCATTAGCTCTGTGGGGTTGCATAAGGTTCTCTGTGTCAGAGGAGTGGTGCGTGGCTTTACAGTACTTATGCAAGGTGCAGTTATATGCAGTGGGTTCTTCCTGTTGGTGTGGTGTTATGTATATAGTATAATGTGCTATGTGTAAGGTCAATTCGTTTTGTGTTATACTTAACCATTATATGATTAAGTATAACACAAAATAGGTATAATAGTCAAGGTTATTTTAGAACATGCTCATGTAAATTTGTCAAGGTTATATAAGAAAACTCACTTACTTTTGCTATCTACCAGTGTAACAAAGAGAGAGTGGGTACGAAATATCCCGAAGTATAAAAGTAGATAAGTAAGTGAGAAAGAATAAGGGACAAAGAACTCTTATATTCTCTTATTTAGTTTTTCTACTCTTATAATGTAATAAATATAAAAGCCTGTAGCGGATAACTACAGACTTCAAAGCTCTTTTTATATTATATATCTCTTGAGCTTTCTTAAAGAGAGAGAGTTTTAATTTTTAGCCTTTTTATTATATCACCTATTTTAAAGTGTGTCAAATTATTTAATCAAATTTAATTAAGTTTTGTTAAAATCTATGGGGAAATCCTTATGGTGCAGGGGTTTGAGAGTGTAAAATAAAAATCATTCTATGGCAAAGCTCTTGTGGTGCAAGGGGTTCCCCAGAGGTTGATTTTGAAATTGCGTATGGCTTTACCCTCTCATAGAGAGGGTTTCACCAGTGTAAGCATATAGAATTGAGGGGTTGCAAAGCCTTATGGGGAAAGGGTTTCCCCAGGACTTTTATCTATTAAATTTAAAATCTACTTCTCTTTGAGCCTTCTCTAATACTTCCGAAGGTACCCAAATTTGGAAAGGACAATCGAATTGTTCTACCTGATAGATTTGAACAAATCCATTATACTTATGTATAAATTTATCTACCCATTCTTCTGATACATTATTTACAAAGTATCTGTCAGGTGCAAAGGAGAAGTTATCACCTTCAATTAAAGAGTATCCTAATCCTTCTATTATAGATTGGTCAACTGTTGGTTTAAGAGCCTGTCTTAAATCATCCTTAGCTCTTTCAATCAAAGGTTCAATTCTGTATTCTGAATTTATGCAATCATCACAGAGCATCATTCCTTCTTCTTCTACATAAGTAAGGTCGCCCCAAGTGTAATCAAAAATTCTTCCGCAGTCATCGCATTTCATGAATTGGTCTGTGAATACATATTCTACATTAACTATAGTAAGTTGAACTGAAGGTTTAAGTAATCCCTTCTCCGCTAAGTCTCTTAATTTAGCATAAGGGGATTTAATGAAGTTTCCTGTCTTCACCATTCCTTCACCTTCTACATAGGTTCTTTCGTCTTTACCTTCAACCTGTTCCCAAGTGTCAAACATTATAACAGTTTCACCATTCTCTAATTCTCCGTAGTCTGTTATAATATCCTGTTCCACTAATTTGGATAGGAAGTTATAGTCTATTTCGGGTTTTTCAATACCGTCTAATAGGTTTGTGAGTTTATCCTTAGAGTCCTGTAATACTGTGGCATATTGGAAGGATTCCCAAGTCCTGTTACCCCAGTTTATAACAGACATGCATGAGTCTATTGGTTCATTATTTTTGTAGACTTCGCATATATGTTTAAAGCCTGTGTTTCCTGATGCAGTTGTGCATCTGAATTCGTAACCTGTAAAATTTTCGTCTGTGAAAGTTGTCATAGTTTGTACCTCATTTCTTTATTGCTTACATTTATATTATAACAGATTACCCTTGCATGTTCAAGGTTATTAACAGGCATGGATCTGAGAACATGCCCATGTAAATTTGTCAAGGTTATTTCCATAACTTCGGTTATAACTTTTGGAAAGTCAAATATAAAAATCATTCATAATTAAAAATCAAAATCATAGGAATTTTTCATATAGGTTTAACCCCTCGAAAGTTAAAGTATATATGAGAAGCAGGCAATCATGATGGGTTGGCTTCTCGCGAAATGTGGCTCTCTTGGGTGTGGCAGAAAATCCCAAAACAAAAGAGATAGGGGTTCCGTAGTCCTATCTCTTTCTTAGCAATTAAGTTTATTGAGGTAAACAACTGCTACTATAATTATATCGTATATTTATAAGTCTGTCAAGTTTAATCGTTGATTTCTTCCTGAAGTTGTTCCAATTCTTCTTCTGTGAATAGTCTTTCAAGTCCTTCGGAAGTTTCTTTACATCCGTTGTATGCCTTTAAGCATTCACTTACTTTTTCATATCCAAACTCTGCTTGGAAGTCATCTATATCTCTGCAACTATCGTATGCTGATTTGTCCAATAATAAACATTCCATAACTTGTCTAAAGTCTAAGTCTTCTCCATTTCTATAAGCCATTACTGAATCAGTATAGTGTGTTGTATAAGTTCTTCCGTTGTAGTTTAATTCTACTTCATATTTTTGGCAATTTCCGTATCCGTTGTTTACAACTTCTTCGTCTAATGCACTGAAAATAATTTTGTCAAAAATTGTGTCTGCCATAATTTACCTCATTTCTTTTTGTTTCTTAACTGCTTACATTATTATTATACATGATTTTGTTTTTAAATTCAAGGTTATTGTTCTCTAAATCTTAAATAAATTTGGTGAAAATATTCCTGTATCTCATCAAAGTTTTCATTCAAGATTTTTCTAAGGTTCAAGAGTTCGTCTTCTGTAATAGTGAGTTCCTGTTCGTCGTCAAGTTTAATAGTACAAAAGGCATTCCCTTCATAGTCCTGGTCTATTTCAAGTCTTATAAAGTTTTCTTTGAATAATAATTCGGGATTGAGTTCGCCTTTGTTGTATTCTTCTTCTGTAATTCCTGCCTGTTCACATAATACAATGTCGCCCATTTCTAATACTTCTCTTTTGTGGCTTTGTAAAGTGAATAAGTCATCATAGTCTGCCGTTCCGTCTGTAATTCTTTGTCCTATTTGAATAAGTTGTTTTTCTAATTCTGTTACCATAATTGTTACCTCATTTCTTTATTGCTTACATTATTAGTATAACATATCTTGTATTTAAATTCAAGGTTATTCTGTAATTCCGCATTCTTTTTTGAATTGTTGTTCGGTTGCCCATAGTGAAGAAAATTTCACAGTGTTTTTAGTTATGAAAGTTAAATCACCAAAAGGGTTATAGTTTCCGCTTATTCTTCCCTCAAAGCCAACATTCATTATAGTAATATATTGTTTTTCGTCTGTGAGTTCATCCTGTAAATATTCTGTTATAGATTGTACCATGTATGTGTCCTTTTCAAGTTCTTCTAGGTCCACACTTTCCATGCAACTGTCTGAAATAATACCTATAATATTTGTAGGTTCTTCTTTTCCCTCAACTGTGATAGGCTTTAGAGATAGTACAACTTCTGTGTCTTCATCAAAGTATTCGTTATCCGTAGAGTAGAAGTTAATTTGATTATCATGGGTGTCAACACTAAAGCCCATAAGTTCCAATACTTGTTTTACTTCCTTTGGGTGTTTTACTTTGAAAGCACTGCTTTCTAAAAATTCTGTAGTCCAACTCATTTTGTTTACCTCATTTCTTTTTGTTTCTTAACTGCTTACATTATTAGTATAACATATTTTGTTTTTAAATTCAAGGTTATTTTGAAAGGGTAGAGAAATCCTCTACCCATTAGCATTAAGCCATTCGATTTGGTCTTCTGTTACTTCGTTTGAATTGTTTTCCAATTCTTCAAAGTCCATCCAATATGTTTCATCTTCGTCATATACAGGATTGCCATCTTCGTCTTCGTCGGTCTGTATCATATCAATAATGTAGTCAATTAAAGATTGTTCAAAAAGTCCTGACTTTTTAATTTCTGTAATAGATACATGCCAATTTGCGTTGTCTTCTCTTGCTTTGTCAACTTCTGTTGGGATTTCACCGTTTGAAGTCAAGCCAAGTGCTTCATATACATATTCTCTGTCATGCCATAAGTAGTCATTAACAGTGGTTTCTGTTGGTGTTTCACCGTCTGCAAAGACTTCTTCTAAGTGTTGCATGAGTTCGTCTTCTTTTCCTGCGTTTTCAATGTCTGCTAAAGTGTCTAAAGCACCTGACCATGAATTGTCTTTTAATTCGTAAAAATCTGAAATTTCTTTTGATACTAACATTTTGTTTACCTCATTTCTTTTATTTAACTGTTTACATTATTATTATACATGATTTGGTTTTTAAATTCAAGGTTATTTTGTATAGTCTGCCATTATACTATTAAATTTTTTGGTTGCGTCCTTGATGCCGTCTGCATAGTAGCCATATCCCCATGAGCTTTCACCAACATAAGATGCTACAATATATTCTTGATTTCTTTCAAGTAGCATGGCTCTGTGTTTCTGCCATGAGTTCTTGAAGTAGTCTGCATCTGTCTTGTTGAATTCTAATACACTAATAACATTGAATTCCTGTCCGTTGTCGTTTTTAAATGTGTTTGTCATTTTGTTTACCTCATTTCTTAACTGTTTACATTATTAGTATAACATATAAGTATGTCAAATTCAAGGTTATTTATAAGAAATGTTAAGAAAAGATTAGAACATGCCCATGTAAATTTGTCAAGGTTATTTTGGGTATAAAGAAAAGCCATGCCTGTATGGGTATGGCTCTTTATATAATGAGGTAAAATATTAAATTCCGTAAACTTGTTTTACATAAGGTCTTAAAGATTTTGTATAGTAGTTTATTTCTCTGCGTGTAACAGGCATGCCTGAATAGAGTTTATCTGTTAAGTTGTCAATGTTTCTGTCTTCCCTTATTTCTCTGAATTCTACATGGTTTCTGCCGTCGTGGTGGTATCCTGTTGCATATACATTGTATGCGTCGCAATAGATTTCTTTTTCGTCGCATCCTATTCCACATGTTAAGACTTCATTAAGGTTATTGCCTAAGATTTTGTAGCCTGTTCTTCTGCCGTTCCATAAGCCCATGTCTGCTATACATAAAATTCTGCCGTCAAGTATTCTGAATAAGTTGGATTGCTCATCCTCAAACCACATGTCTATGTCTTCATATATAGTGTCTGTAACATCTACGGTTTCCCAGTCTTCAAAGTCATTTTCTTTCAAGTGTTCTCTTGCATCCTGTTCTGCCTGTTCCATTTCTTTTAGGTCATACATACCGTAGGATTTCCATATTGTTGTGTGTTTCTTTGTCATTTTGTTTACCTCATTTCATTTCTTAACTGCTTACATTATTAGTATAACATATTTTGTATTTAGAGTCAAGGTTATTTCATTAGAGAATAACATGCTTCAATAAGTTTGAATAGAAGTGCCTTATTATCTGTATCTACGTGACCTTGAAAAATTACACTGTTATAGTCTGTATCTGTTAAGGTGATTTCATAGCAACGCCAGTGCTCTTCATTAGCGTCTGTGTATTCAACTTCTAACTTGTAGTTGTCTACTGTGCATTCCGTTGTTCCATATAAGTTATAGTTATTGTATACCCTGTTGCAAAATTCTGATAAGTTCATGTTTATTACCTCTTTGTTTTCTTAATTTGGACAGACGAGGGACGCACAGTGTATTGCTAGCGTCAACCGTACGCCCCTTGCTCGACGGTCCGTCGACTATTAGTCTTCGTTTCTTAACTGCTTACATTATTAGTATAACAGATTTCTTTTATAAGTTCAAGGTTATACTTCAAAATAGTCATTATTGTAAAATTCCATGATTGATACAGGAGTTGAGCCTGTGTCATGTGTTTCGTGGAATTCCTGTACATATTTATTGTACTCTTGCAAAAAGTCTGCTAAATTTTCAGCCGTCAAGAGTTTACATAAGTCCTGTATAGTTACAATTTCTTCTTCGGGTTCTTCTCTTGAGATGACTGCATCTTCTCTCATGTAGGCATTTATTATAATTTCCTGTGCTTGTCCGTCTTCATAAGGACTATGTACTTCAAACTCGGTTTCAAAAAAGTGGTCGTCCATAGCCGTGATAACAATATCGTCTTCCTGTGGAAGTTCTTGTAATTGTTTAATAAGTTCTTTAACTTTCATTTTGTTTACCTCATTTCTTAACTGCTTACATTCTTATTATAACATACCTTGTATTTAAATTCAAGGTTATTATATAACTTTTGTATTTTCGTCAAGTGTGTTTTTTATACTTTCCCATGCTCTGTGGTATAGGTCTTCAAAAGTACCGTCTGCCATAGCCTTTTGGATAACTTCATTTGAGTATTGGTCTGCCTGTTCTTCTACTGTAAATTCCGGCAAGTTTACTTCACCATGTTGGCGGTCGATATAGTCTTTCATAAGTACTCCGCCGACTACTGCTACCTTATGCACAAAAATTCTTGCCGTTAGTTCCTGTTCAAGTGTCATATTTTCCATTTGTTTTTCCTCTTTCTTTTTATACTTATATTATAATAGATTTATAAAGTATGTGCAAGGTTATTAACAGGCATGGATCCATAGAACATGCCTGTGTAAATTTGTCAAGGTTAAATAGGCTCGGAATTAAAAATCAAAATCAATCAAATCTTTCATATGGGTATAACCCTCTGAAAGTTAAGTTATTATTGAGGAGTAGGCAATCGTTATGGGTTGGCTCCTCTCTACAGGGAATTAAATCTTAATGGGGTGGGAGTAAAAACCCAAAACAAAGAGGTACTACTGCGGTGAGTAGTACCCTATAAAGTAATTGAAGTTAAGAGAGAGAGAGTAATTATTTTTTAAATCTTGCCATAGCTGATTTTATTAAATCTTGGTCTTCACAATAATCAGCTAAGAAATCCCATCCTGTGTTACCAATACGGTTTACATATCTATCTAGCTCAAACCCTATTAAGCCTGATACTGAGTGTCTTACTGCTATTGCTGAATTTATTTTATTTTCTACGTCGTCTTCCTTTACAGTTTCACTTCTCAAGGTAATCCCGAACCCATAAGAGATAGAGTCTTGCAATAACTCATCTGTGTGGTTTTTAAAATACTCTTGGTCGTCTTCTGTGAATTGTCCTAAAATATCCTGTTGATGTTTTTCTGATAAACTTTCAAAAGCTGGTACAACCCCGATGGATATAATTTGGTCATCTGTGTCTTCGTATTCTGACATGTCTATGTGTTCAATATAAAGGTGCAATTTTACTTCTTTACTATCTAATTCTACGGTGAAATTATCTTTTTCAATTAGTGTTCCGTCATAGTATTCTGTGAATAATTCCTTATCCTGTTCGTTGAATTGCTCTGTGCTAATTCCGTCAAATTCATATTTCATTTTGTTTACCTCATTCCTTAACTTGCTTACATTCTTATTATACATGATTTTGTTTTAGTGTTCAAGGTTATTTTTTTTTCTATTGCTCTAAGAACATTACAACATCTACTGTGTCATTGAACCTTTGCGGAAGATTATTAAAATATTCCCTTGCCTGTTCAAATTCTGCATCCGTCCATTCATCTATTGTCCTTTGCATTCTGGAATAAAATCCTTGTGAGTTTGATAACATTCTTACTGTTGCTAAAAACATTTTAAAATTTGTGTGTTCTAAACTTTCAGTTCTGTCAATTTGCATTTTGTTTACCTCATTCCTTAACTTGCTTACATTCTTATTATACATGATTTTGTTTTAGTGTTCAAGGTTATTTTAAATTGTCCTTGAAGTTCATAAGACTTGTATAAATATGGTCTTTTATAACTTCGTGGCTTTTATAGGTCTTTAGATTAAGACTTAATAAAAATTGATATATAGATATAAAGTTATAGTAATAAGTATTATTTATATTTATTATATCAAAATTATCCTGTCTGTATTCCTGTGTAGTGTATTCCCTTAATAAGTTTGCATAATTCTTATAAGATATACATATATAAGCGCTGGAAGTCCTTTGTAAAAAGGCTATATATTTGCATACTTCATTACTTGTTAAATAAGTTTTGTTTTGTATTTTCAGCATGTTTTGTTTACCTCATTTATTTATCTTACATTCTTATTATACATGATTTTGTTTTAGTGTTCAAGGTTATTCATGTTTTATTATAACTGTGGAAGTCCCTTTACCATTTAACCATGAAAATAGTGTTTTATCTTTCCCTATGTTTTCATAGTATACTTTTTTATCATTCTTAATTAAGTCATTTATAATAAATTTTACAGTATCCATGCTAATTGTTTCAGGCTCTTCCTTTTGAAGAGTATTTGCATAATATAAGCCGTATGACATTTTATTTACCTCATTTATTTATCTTACATTCTTATTATACATGATTTTGTTTTTAAATTCAAGGTTATTTTTTAGGTGGATATGCAAGGGTATTTTTCAACCCTTGCACATAGCCGAATTCTATTATATTAGAGTGCTTTCAATATAGTCTTTTACAAGTGCTACTGATTCCTGGTTGAATTCTTTTTTAATTTGCTTTGCATAGTCTATAACTTGATTATCCGCTTTGAATAACATTTCAACCTTGATGGAATTTTCTTTTACTGTTGAACCGTCTTCATGCGTGTAGTGTCCGATTGCGTCTGTTATAGTACAGTCGCCTACAATGTCCATAATAACCTTTTTTGCGTGGTTTGAAGTGCAGACTTGTTTTTTAGTGTCCTTGTCGTTAAGTCCTACGATTAAAGTGTGTCTTAATAATTTAGCCATGTTTGTTTACCTCATTTATTTATCTTACATTCTTATTATAACATGTTTACGGTTTAAATTCAAGGTTATTGTAAAGGTTTGTTAAGTTGTTTATGAGAACATGCCCATGTAAATTTGTCAAGGTTATTTATAAGAGTAACTAAAAAGCCATGCTTGGCTTTGCATGGCTTTTCTTTTATTGAGATAAACAAAATATAATTTATGTCCTACTGCCTTTGTGTTTAATTCCTCTGACGGTTAAATAATCCTCGCCGATGGTAACTAAACCCATGCCAGAGATAACTCCATATAATTCAGGTGCTTGCTCTTGCAACTTTGATGGTGCTATTGAAATTCTGCCTTTGTTATTTACAATATTAAATACTACTTTATTTGTTTCGTTAACTCCTGTTTGAGTTAGTTCAAAAAGTCTTTTTAATATTGCTTTTTTGCTCGTTTCAAGGTCTTTTGCTTTTGCGGTGATGTCTTCATAGTCCTCAATAAGTTGGTTAACTTCTTTTGCAACTGCGCCGGTTAACAAGTTTGAATTTTCTAACATGATTTTATCCTTTTCTGCCCGTCCGTTTTATTCTACTATTTGATAAGGTGGAAGGCATTTCCTTATTCGGTTTTCTTTATACTTCTATTATACATGCTTTTGCTTATAAATGCAAGGTTATTGTAAAGGTTTGTAAAGTTACATGTATATAAAAAATATATTTATATTTATTATATACATGCCCATGTAAATTTGTCAAGGTTATTTTATCCCATAATTAAAAATCAAAATCATAGAAAACTTTCATATAGGTATAACCCTCGAAAACAGTTACAGTTATTGAGTGCTGAGGCAATCGAAATGGGATGGCACTCTCTATGGGAATTAAATCTTAATGGGGTGGGAATAAATAAATACCCTATAAACAAAAATCCCTCTGCCTGTGGTGGCAAAGGGATTTAAATTTTTTATACTGCGTACCATTCACAAGAGTCAATCTCTTGTCCGTTTAAGTATGGGGTGAAGTTCTTACTGCGTATACTTACATTTGGTAATCCGTTTAATCTTTCTCTTGTGGTTGCTGTGTTATACCCTGCAAGTGTTACTTCAATCTTTCCGCTTTCCTTATCTTTCCTTGCTATGCAATTCCCGAATAAATATAATCTTGTTGTTTTAAAATCTGTTCTTACTTCTGAATTGCTTAATCTGTAACATTCATCATTCATAAATTTTCTTGTGATAATCTCTGTAATTTTTCTGCTCATTTTGTTTACCTCATTTCTTAACTTGCTTACATTCTTATTATATCATATCTTTATTTAAAATTCAAGGTTATTTAATCACAAATTAAATCTTTATCTTTTTGCATATCTATTGTACATGCTTGCACTGTATCATTTAATGCTTTAATGCTTTCATCTATTGAATTGTTAAAACTTCTTACTTCATTAAATCCTATAAAAACAAAAACTAAAATTAAAATTAAAATAAATCTTTTCATCTTTTTAAATCCTCTCTTATCTTGTAGGATAGGGTTTCCCCTATCCTATAACCTCTTGATATCTCTTGCAATACATATCAATCATTAAATTTATTTTATCTTGACTCAATACTGTATAATTATTTTCTTTACAATATTGAATTAAAAATCTTTCAAAGGTCTTTGATGGTATTACATGATTATTTAAAATTCTTACTTCCTTGCTTTCAATCATTCTTGCTACAACTTCATCAGAGTTTGCATGCCATTCTTTCATGCTCTCTTTCCATTGATTTACTTCTGTTAAAGCAAAATCCATCTCTCTTTCAACTAATTGATTTAAAACTGAAATCCAAGTTTGCCCAACAAATTGAATATTTTCAAATGGATCCGCATAGGTCATGTACTGTTCCAAGAAGTTTACAAGTCTTTCACCATAGGCTCTGCCGTGTGCTTCATTTATCTTTTGTTTTGCTACGCTTGAGCCGTCTACATTTTGCCCGCATGCTATCTCTGCGAAGAAAGAGTCGAACATGATTCCCGTCCAGTTTGATGTTGAGTGTTTAATGCCGTTGTAAATAACTGCTTTGCAATTTGTTTCACTTGCTCCCGGAATTAGCTGACAGTTGATTCCGTAATGTGTAGCCCATTTTTTTGCTTGTTTCATGTTGATTGTTGCCATTTTGTTTACCTCAATACCGCTTTACTAATACTTTTGTAATGGGTTGCGGTGTTACCCTTTACACTTACCATGATAAGCGAAAAAAATTTTTTTGTCAAGTCCTTTGAAACATTTTTGTTAAGAAATTGTTACAATTCATTATTCATCAATTATATCAATGGTTTACAGGATGCGGATGGTGGTGTGCCTTGTGGTGTGTGGGTTTACAGGATATGAGAGGTGGGATGCCTTACTGTTAGTGGGTTTGTGGGATGCGGTGTAGGTGGATGTGGGTGGCATGGCTTGCAGTGTGAGGGTTTGAGGTGGGTGGGGTGACGGGATGCCGTGTAGTTGGTGGATTTGTAGGATATGAGAGGTGGGATGGGTTGTTGTTAGTGGGTTTGCGGTGGATGGTGTGGTGGGATGGGTTGTGGTGTGTGGGTTTTGAAGTTTTTCAACGGCGACAGAACCAAAGGGGAAGGGTGGGGGTGGTGTGTTGTTAAGACCCACACACATTTTTTCAAGATTTTCGGGAACTTTTCATTTAGGTATCACCCTTATTCTTACACATACCCTACACATACCTTACCTTAATCTTACTTATATCTTACCTTCACCTTACACATATCTTACCCATACCATACCTACATACTATTCGTCCTTCCCCATACCCCTTTCACTCACCCCCCCTTTATACACACCCTCTCAAAAAATTTGACACTTTTATTTATATTTTATATAATATAGATAGGATAAAATAGGAGAGGAAGTTATGAAAAGAGAGTGTCATAAGATATTGGGAATACCCCGTAAAGCTAATATTTTTTACTATGTTTTGCAGGATAAAGAAACAGAAAGATATATTTGTGATAGTCTTAAATATACAAAGGAGAATCCTGTGCTTACTACTTCCAGTTCTATTGCTAAAGCTTTCTTTTATCATTCTCTTAAGCAGGCTCAAGAGGAGCTTAGAAGATTAAATATAAATATTTTAGTTATAAAGAAAGTTAGAATTATTGATTTAGGAGAAGTATAATTTTTATGGAAGTAGAGTTTCGTGTAGGGGATTATTTTTATAAAGGGAAGGATATGTTTCTCCTTAGAGAAATTACTCAGTCTTGTATCTCTTCTTCTATTTCCCTTTCTTATAAATTTCAAAAGGTACGGACTTGGATGAGAGACCCTGAAAGTGGACAGGAGATTTATTCAGGGGCTTTAAATATAGATAATACTATTCCTCTTAAGTATGAGGATATATTTCATGTATTCAATAATATGGAAAGATTTCATTATAATCTTACGGGGCCTGTAGAATACATTATTATAAGTCAGAAGAATAGAATGGTTAAGAGAAGATTTCTTTTAAAAAGAGAAGAAGTTATAAATAACCTTGCACCTCATGAAAGAATTTAGTATAATACTATTAGAAAGGATAAATTATACAAAAAATGAAATTACAACAGACAAGTTTAGACCAAACAGGAGTTGCTATTTTAACTATGCAGGATAAGAGTGAGAAAATTATTCCTTTATTCTCTATTGATCCTGTAGCAGAAGCAAATTCTTTAGTAGAAAATTATTTTAAAGAATCTTGTGAGACAATTAAGGCTGTTTATTTTACTAATAACTTAATGGAAACTAAGATTGAAGACATGATAAGTAGCTATAAGGAGAGTCATGGGTATGCTATTTTACCTGAGGATTACATGGAAGAATTAATATCAGGATTTCCATATATTATTGGAGAAGAAGTTACTTATAAAAAAGCTTTTTATGCTTAAGAAGGAAAATTTGACAAAAAGGAGAAAAAATTATACAATATAAGTATAACTCCTTACTGCATTGTCTTAATGCAAGAGAAACTATTATTGAAGGGAGAGTTCAGAAATTAAGTAGGAACATTCTCCCTTTTACCTTATAAATAGGAAAGGAGAAGATAGAAATATGAAAGAAGTAATGTTACAAATGATTAAGAAAGACGCTTTCGTCATAGGAATAGTAGCTGTTTCATTAAGCGTAGCTCTTGTAGCTCAAACAATTCAACACGACAGGGCTCTTAAACGTCTGACTGAAAAATATACAGACCTTATGATAGAAAGTCAGCCAGACATCCAGGAGTTTCCTAACAGGAAACTCGGGAGATTTGAACTTACGTGGTATTCTCCTAAGGAATTAGGAAAACCTGCAAATAAGTTAAGAACTTCTACAGGAACTATGCCAAAAGAAGGAAGAACTATTGCTGTAGACCCTTCTATTATTCCTTATGGGTCCATAGTATATATTCAAGGGTATGGGTACTTTATTGCAGAAGATTGTGGCGGAGCTATAAAGCAAAATAGAATTGATATTTATACAAATTCTCATGAGGATGCTATACAACAAGGAAAGAAGGTGGCTCAGGTATGGGTATTAGGGAAGATTTAAATAACTATAACAATAAAGAGCTGCTCGATTATGAAGCAGCTCTCCGTGATAAACTTTGGAAAGAAGATAAAATTAGAATTCAGGGATATACATACTCTGAATTCAAGAAGTTACAAGAGGAGAGAAGAAAATAATGGAAAAATATTTATATGGGGCAATTATATTTGTTTTAGGAGTTATAGTAGGATGGCTAAACCCTATAGAAGGACCTTTGGATTGGACATATGATGAGTATGCTTCACAACCTGCTCACAAGTCTCCTGTAAGTGCTGCTCCTGCTCAAAAGAAGGAAACCCCATTCTTTTGGTGGTTTTTTGATGAAGAAGAGGAAGAACTTGAGACTCCAGTTATTATTCAAGCTGTAGACGAAGAGTAAAGAGAAAGGGATTATCATGAATAAAAAATTTGTTTTGAGAGTAGAGTATGGCACGGGGAAATTAAATATGCTTACGGATAAACCCGACTTAATAGAGGCTGTGCAAGATTTTATGGAAGAATATAAAAAGGCACTTCCCGACGCTAAAATGTACGGGCTACCAACTATTACAAAGGCAGAATTACTTCCTTTAGCTTATTGTGGAGAGGACTAATATATGGTAAGATTTTCTTTTGTAAAAGGATTAAATGCAGATAGTAATGAGCTCAACTTTAAAGAAGAGCTTATAGAACTTTTATTATATAATAGATTTGCAGCTTTCCTGCGTAGAATAGGTAGATTTATAAAAAGAATATGCCGTTGGATACCTGTCTTGTGGAATCAGGAAGAGTGGGACTATGCTTATATCTATGATTTATTAGTAATGAAGATGAAAGAACTAAAAGAGGATATGTCAAAGGATTATTGGCACAACCAAAAAGAAGTTCAGAGAAGTATAAAGCAGATTGACCTATGCTTAGAAAGACTTGACAGGTATTTGAATTGGACGGAGCACTATTATTATCCTATGGAGGATATTTATTATGAGCCTACAGAAGACGGGTGTGTCAGAATGTGCTATGCCTCTAAAAGAAATGAGAAACAAAGATTAGGGGCCTCTGAATTCGAAGAAAAGAATTTCAGAAAGTTCTGGAAAAACTTTGTTAAATGGCATCGTGGTTGGTGGACATAATATTCTTCTTAAACTTTCTAAGAACCTCTTTACACTTATGCTCTGAGCACTTAACATACTCAGCCATATAATCCACAGGAACTCTTAAGTAATACCCATATCTTATTATATTCGTCCTTTGCTCATTAGTAATTTTTTCGGCTTTATAATAAGGGGACATTACTTTGCGCAGCCTTTCAGGGGAGTACCCACTGTCTTTAGCTACTTTTCTAACATTGTACCCCTGTAAAATTAATGAAATAACTTTATCTAAAGGTTTTCTTTTCTTAGAGCATTCGTTGAAAGCGCGCTTACAATTATTACATTCATAGCGCTGAAGTCCTTGCGATGTGTGTCCTGCTTTTTTTAAGTCTAAAGATCCGCAATGAGGACAGTGCACACTCTTATTTGTTAAGTTAAATGGAAGCTCTTTCTTGACAGGTTTACCTTCAGTATCTCCTGTGCATGACTTTCCGCAGCCCTTACAAAGATATGCCCTGTTACCTGTTTTACCATATCCTGAATAAATGAGGGTTCCTCCGCAATAAGGGCAATCCCATTGAATTTTCTCTCTACGGGTATAAACAGTCTTAGGACTAAAATTAAGACCACAAGATTGACATTGATACCTTTGTGAACCGTCTTCTAATTTACCATCTCTTATTATATGGTCCCCTTTGCACTGAGGACACCTTATTTCTTCAAGAGGTGGATATTGCTTGGCCGGCCGGTACTCAATACCTCTTGTAAAGTTGGCTCCACAGTCAGAACATCTATATCTTTGCTTCCCTGACCTTTTCCCTTTTTTCTGCACATTATCGCTTTGACAATTTGGGCACTTCATAAATTCCCTCCTATTATAACCAATTAACTTTAAGATTATATCATAGGAAGTAGAAATATGCAAGGTTATACTTTTCTTAAAGAAAAAATACCCTCTTCTTTAGCCATTTGACAATTTGCTAAGTCGTCGTCTATGAAAGCAATTACATCAAATTTTTGTAAGATTTTGCTTAAGTGGTCTTTTTTAACTTCAGGAGAAGGCCTGTAGTCGTCCTCTTTTCGCATATAAAGTAAATCATAAGGAAATCCTTCAGCATGTAGACGGGCTTTAGTATCTGCCCTGCAGCATTCATTTCTTGAGGTGGAAAGGGCTATATAGACAGAACCTTTAAGGCTGTCTAAAAGTGGGTAAATTCCCTTAAGAAATGAAACTCTTGGTCCATTACAGTGAGCATGAAAATAATCCCACATGGCGTCTCCGCGCAATTTAAGATTATAGATTTCTTTAAGGATAGGATCACTATCTAAAAGAACTCCGTCTATATCTATTACTATGGCTTTTTCTTTATCCATGAGTAGCTATTCCTTTATTTTCTGTAAGTAATTCTTTATTTTGATATAAGTCTTTATACTTAAGAATTGATTTAAACTTAATGAAAGCCTCTTCTTCGCGGTCTTCAATTAAAGCTTTTAAATTCATTATTTCCTGTTCGTCTTCAAGTTTCATTTATAAGTACCTCATAGTTCTTTTTCTTCGTATTCTTTGCATTTCCCTTTACAAATAAACATTGAATCAGGCATATAAAACATACATTCACCGTCGTTAGTACACCATCTACACGTATCCTCAGGGAGGTTCATAACGAGATTTTTAAATTCAGGTGGAATAGATACTGACGTAAAGCTTTCAATAAGTATAAGTAATTGCTTTGCCCGTTCTTTATCCCCGTCAAAAAGAAATTCCGCTATTTGCTCTCTACCTTTCCATATTTCTCCTTCGTAGCTCATAAAGTATCTCCATAGTGCATTATAACAGGATATTTCTCGTCAGCTTGAGGTAGCACTCCTAAAGTATTGTATTGAATAAACTCTTCAGCGTCTTCATAGGTCATGTTATCCTCTTTAGAGAGCTCTTGAATCATACGGGCATAATCATAAACAGCTCTGCCGTCTGTTGTAACTCCAACTATAGACTTATTGTAAGACGGGTTTTCAAATATTATACTTTGGCATTCTTCTAAATAATTTTGTATAAGATCACTATTGTCTGTGCACGGAAGAGAATGAGCTTCTTCGAGAAGAGTAGTAATACTTCCCGTTTCTTTCCATTCAGCCCATATATGCGCTGTTGGACTACAGTCATGCTCAAATATAACTTTATCAGATACACACCATTCATAAATTTCATGGATTATGTCTGAAGCTTGTTCTAAAGTTAAATCACAACTCAAAAAGTACTCCCAATTCTCCCTCAAGGTATTCCAAAAGAAATCATCCCAATCTTCGTAATTTGGGAAATCTGCACTTTCAAGGGAAGGTTTATACTCTATAGAAGGGATTTCACTAAATCCTGAAAAATGTTTTCCTAGATAGAAAATTTCCTTCTTTAAAGGTTTCACTAAATAATATTCTATTCCCATTATTTGATCTCCTTTATTCGTTTTTGAGCTATATCAAAATACACAGGATCTAATTCTATCCCTATGAACTTTCTATTAAGTTGTTCACAAACTACACCTGTAGTTCCGCTACCCATAAATGGGTCCAGAACCACTCCTCCTATATAGGTGTTCATTTTAATACATCTATAAGGTAGCTCAGGAGGAAACGGAGCAGGATGTCCTATTTTCTTAGCTTTATTCTCAGGGGCAAAAGTCCATAGAGAATTAGCATATTTAATGAATTCATCACGGGTTAGGTCCGTTTCTCCTGTTTCTTGTAACTTCTTAGTTTCTTTGCCAAAAATTAGAATGTGCTCAAAAGGGCACGGATAACTTGGTTGCGAAGGAGATAACCAACTCCCCCATGCAGTTCTATTCCCGATTTGGCTTTTATCCCAAATAATATGTGCAAGCTGAATATAACCCATTTCTATCATAAAGTTGAATATATCGTTAGAAGTAGGTACTTGCCCGTTTTTTCCGTCACCTATATTTATACAAACTCTTCCGCCTTTTTTAAGTTTGGGAGTTATGGCTTCAAAGATTGATTTTAGCCATGCTATATAATCTTTATGCTCTTTATTATCTTTATATAAACTATATGGGTTTTTGTTGTACTTGTTATTTCCTAAGTCCACATTATAAGGCGGTGAAGTAACAACCAAATCTACTATTTCATTCTTAAGCTTAGGTATAACTTCTAAGCAGTCTCCACAAATTAATTTTGACATGTAGTTTTCCTCTCTCTTATAAAACAATTGTAGCATGAACTTTGAGTTTTGTCAAAATTTTAGAATCATTTAAATTCTATAGTATAATGGAGGAAAGGAATTGTCAGAACCTATAAGTATTTCTCAAATTAGTTTTAATGGATACCAACATCCTTTAAAGGATTTATATAAAGAGGGTAAAATGCCCTCAGTAAAAAGAGGCCTCTACGGAGGTCTTTTGAATAATGGGAATGCCTCATTAGAGCATTTAAAGCCTCATTCGAAAGGCGGTAAAACAACATGGAGGAATCTTGCTCTTGCAGAACGCCAAAGAAATACAGCCCGTGGGAATAAACCATTGGCTGATTTTTTATCTTGGGAAATGCTTGAAGCTTATTTATCACAGTTTAATTTTCGAATAGGACAAATCTTTGATGGCTTTTTATATCAGGACCAAATACGCTCCACTTGTCGGGAACTCGGTGTTAAAAGTCGGAAAGACATGAAGAAGCTTTCAGAATTTTCTGATTTTGAACCTCAAAAGAAGCTTTCTAAAAAAGTTCTAAGAAGTATGCGAAATAAAGCCAAAAAAGCAGAAAAAGAAAGGCGTAAAGTACCTGTACAACTCGAAATCCAATTCCCTGATGAACCCACATTAGACATTCTTGCTTAACCTTCTTTTACGGAGGAGAGGGAATCTGTCATTTACTCTCCTCAGAAGGTAGGACTTTACGAATTGTCCCCTCGGCAGGTTGGACTAGGTAAAACCTCGCTTTAAACCTCCAATTTTATGCGTCATTGGCAAGCTCTGCTGCTTTCCCTTAGCAGAGGGGCAGTCCAGTTATTTTTGACAGTTGGGAAATGACTTACAAAGAAAACCCAAAATTTTAAGAGATTTAGTAGAATAGGTTTCGCTATTCATGGAGTTCCCGTCTCCACCATACAACCACGTTAGGCAGGTACCTTCTACCTGTTGTTCCTATTTTCGCTCGTCTGGATTGAGTACCAGTATCTGAATATGCGTCCATATTCTCGGAAGGGGTCATCTTTTTCGGGAGTATGAATTTCTTAAGTAGAATTTTTAAATGGTGGGGAGGGTAGGAGTTGAACCTACGTTGTATCTTACGTCACGGATTTACAGTCCGCTGCCTTCGCCACTCGGCACACCGCCCCATATACCCGAGTTTTTTTCAGCTCAGGAAACTCGGGAAAACCGACACTACTCTTTTTCGCCAAAAGGTTTGTAGCGACCCACGGTAGGTACTATGCATGCCCTTAGTACCTTGGAAGTCCTATGTTATACAGATAGGCACTCCTCCAGCTCTATGACACATTGTTAAGGAGACAACGCGTGGAAACCGCCTTCAGTTTTGTGCGCATTGGCATGTAAAGGCTCAACCAAGCTTTATAAATTTTGGAAAAAGGAAGTGTTGCACCTTCCTTTGGTCGTTATCTTTACCTTCTTTCTTTGTGGAGAAGTACTTAAAGGAATGCGTAAGCAACTACCGCATAGTTTCTAAACCTTTAAACTACAAAATCGTGTTGTCTATCACTAGTCACTTAATGAGAATGTTTAATTCGTCAAAGATAAAATCATTCATCCACCAGTCTATTATTTTATCCCTATAACAAGGCTAAACGAGTATAACATGCCTTACCCTTTTTGCGTGCAACCGCTCATGGATTTTAAAAGTGAAGCAGAGTTGGATTTGAACCAACGAAGCCAAATTAGGCGGGGCGTTTTAGCACCCCTTGCTTTAACCACTTGCATACCTGCTACATGACCCCCCATTATTTAATGTAAAACGAGGGTAAAACCACCTATTTCAGTTTTTTGGTACACTGTAAGCCCTATGACCGCCTATATAGGTATAGTGCTGTGAGTAAGTCGACTCTCTTCACAGGGGACATTTGAGCAGTACTGAAGTACAGTCTTATGCTTTCCCGTCTCACTTCTTGTAAACTTGGCTCCAGTTTCAATTATTTTGCGTGAGCGAAACTGAACAAAAGGGTCACGTTTTATATCCCGCCATTTGCGGTGGCGGTCGTTCAATGAAAAACTGAAGAGCTCTAAGTTTTTCATATCCCAATTAATTATAGGGTAGGTTTAGGCCCTGTATCTTAGCTTCTGAATATCTCAACTCCAAGAGAATTTCCCGTTGAAGTACCATCGCGGATTTGCTTTGAAGGTGGACCCTCCTACCTATAAACTTTAGGACAAGCTGCTTTTTGGTGGAGGAAAGCAGCCCGAACAACCTCATTAACTATAGTTTTCCACTTTCACTACAGAGAGGTGGAGTCTGTGTACAACGCTTTTTTATCAGATTACTTCTCGACCATGCCATGCTGAAATAAGATGTAGTCGCCTCTGTAATTGTCGTAAGCCCTTTTTGTTTCAGCTCGGTGCTTACCAAGTTGTACCTGCGTTTGTAAGTTTTAAAATGGTGGAGGTGCGGGGAATTGAACCCACGGTCCAATATATCTCTACACCTATAATTATTACAGGTTTAGTTAGTTTTAGCCTTTTAGCCTTTAATCGGTTGGAGAAAGCTAACAAATATCCTCCGAGGTCTACCACTAACCCTAACTTTAACGTCTTGTGTTGTGGTCAAACTAAAGACGGGTTCACGTACATTCCACATAAGCAATGTAAACTACCACGTGCTGCGCCTAACCGTTATAACATACAGCTTCTGTTATAGGTTACTTCTTAGGCTGCTAAAGCAGTTCTGTAGCCGAAGTCAGCTTTGATTACGTTATTAGCGTTTATCATTGTACACGATTTAAAGAGGTCATGCGTCTCTACCTGTTATAGAATGCCAAGTTTTATACTGTCAAAACCTGTCACCCCCGTATTAAATCACTCCACGTTCCCCAGTACAAGTAAATTGTGAACGGTTTGATCATACGTGGAAGTTGACCTTACCGTTATGCTTATAGCCAACAATTTTCCAAGACTGCGTACATCGTGATTATAAATGGCTGCCAAGATTGGGCTCGAACCAATAACCTATGGTTTAACAGACCATTGCTCTGCCATTGAGCTACTTGGCATTGTAAATATGGCGGGTCCAAAGGGGCTTGAACCCTCGACCTCGTGCGTGACAGGCACGCGCTCTGACCAAACTGAGCTATGAACCCATGCAGCCCCGTTTTTTAAGCACTGGACGAGACAGAACCAGAGGAATACTTCTTCTCAGTAAGAAATAACAAGAACCTACGTGTGCGCATCACCGTTTTCGCTCAGATAAGGACTTGCACCTTATTTGCGTCCTTTCGGGAACCGCTTTACTCATAAGCTACTGAACACATATGGAGGATAGGAGACTTGAACTCCTGACATCCTGCTTGCAAAGCAGGCGCTCTACCAACTGAGCTAAACCCCCGAATGGGAATCCACGTAGGACCCCCAGAGCTATTCCAACCTACTTTATGGTCAGATAGTACCTTTGAATGGTGCCCACAGAGAGACTTGAACTCCCAACCTACGGTTTACAAAACCGTTGCTCTGCCATTGAGCCATGCGGGCTGGCGCATGATTCCTTTGTCGATTAATAAGCACCTCCTGTAAGGCTCTTATTAAAACCACTATACAGGTAGTGGCGATCATGCTATACTTTTTACTTAACTTCTTTACCAACTACAACGTCTTTACCTTTAAAAAGAGCGCCCTTTTTGATTATTTGAATGTTAATGTTAAACCATGAGTGGTCATTAACAATCTTTTGAGTACCTACTTGTTTAGAATCCTGACGGTTGTAGTTAATACCTGTGTAAGACTTGGTGTTTTCAATAGTTTGATCAGGTGATGTGACTACTTCTTCTGCCATTACAGGGAGAGAAATCAACATTAATGCTACTAATACTTTTTTCATACTCTTTTCCTCTTCTTTCTTTAAAAATGGTAGCCCCATGGAGGCTCGAACTCCAAGTCTTTGCCGTGAAAGGGCAACGATTTAGCCTATTAATCTATAGGGCCATGAAGGTTAGACATGTTGCACTGTACTAACCTGTCGCTAAAAAGCCGAGTACTTATTTTTCGTTAAAGTACTTGAACCACGTCTTTTAGTTTTCACGCACAAACTAAAAGATTAAAAACGGGATGCGTTCTCGGTCCGCCCAACCCTTGACCACCACAATAACCTCTGTCACCTAGCCCACACTTAAAGGAGTGTGCCCGTCTTCCACTCAGAATGCAACTTCTCAGTGACATATCTTTAACTCTTAAATGGGTCGACTAACGGGTTGAAGATTTCTCAACGGGACCAATTAAGCGGACTTATGTTCTCTCAGCGCGCCGCGCCCTACCCATCCGTGAATTAGTCTTTTCCATCTGCACCTAATTCCTTACCTCCAACGCTAAGTTGGTAGACGCAACTGCCCTCAGGGGTTCTTTTAATTCCTTCTTTCGAAGACTGCCAATTCTGGTAAGCTGAAGAGACTTACTATAGACAGCAGAGCAGACCGACCATAGTCGACACATTTAAAAGTTAAAGGTAGCGTCCACGGAGGAAATGAGGACTTCAATAAAGGTTTACTAAATAGTACTATCCTCATTTCCTCGGCTTCTGCATAAAGCTACTTTATAATTTCAAAGGCTAAAAGATAGCTTTTACATTCGAAACATACCTTACTTGCACAATTCTATTTATAGGCTGTTATTAAGCAAGTTTAAGAGCCTGTGCATTATCATGAAATAGATTCGGTTGTCAATGTGCCGTATTTTATAAATGGTTGCGGAGAGTGGAATTGAACCACTGACCTTCAGGTTATGAGCCTGACGAGCTGCCTCTGCTCTACCCCGCTTTATTAGATCAGTCACGTTTTAGTGACATGACTGACGTATCTCTATAATTTAATAATACCATGAAATTTAGAATGTGTCAAATTTCATGGTATTACTTTGAGGAGGTGCTATATATGTAAATATTATAAATTTTCAACTTTTTCTTTTAAGAAATTATATACAAGTTGAGTTACTGACGGTATAACTTTAATTATTTGGTCAATTACCCAAAGAACTAATTTATTTTTGCAAGAATTACGGAATTCTCTTATTTTAACAATAACAATGTTATCAACTAAAATTTTCTTTTCAGGACCTGGGATATTCTCTTTAACCTGTTTAATAATTTCTACTCTTGCAGTTTCTAATACAGCTTTAAAGTTTTCAGCAGTAAAAACTTTGGAAGCTTCCTTTTTAAATGAAAATACGTCAAAAATGCTCATTCTTCTTTCCTTTCTTAATAGTTAAGTTCATTATTTAAAATAACTGAAATTTCGTTATATATTTTATAAGCTTCATTTGTCATTTTCAAATTAGCCATTCTAATATTTGCTATGACAAGGGCATACCCTAAAATAGAAATATAATTTGCTGCTGTAATAGGAGATTTTACATTAGCCTTTTTAGTGCCTTCTAAGATTTCAGTTAACACATGCTTAATGTTTATAAGTTCTACTGTAAAGAGCTCCATGTTTTCTTTAGCTAAAGGAATTAAGTGCATCATAATTGACTTAAAGCATCCTTTTTCTTCAATATTTTTAGGGTCAATAGCAATAAGGTCTAAAGTCTTTTCTACCGCTTTAGAAGCAGAATCAAATTTAACAAATCTTTCGTCACTTTTTGCATTTTCTATCCCCGACAAAATTGTAGCTATAACATAATGGGTCTTGAAGAAGTTAGGGTCACTGATAGATTTTGTAAATTCCGTTACGTCATAAGCTATTTTAAGCATACGATTGTATTCACCCTCATCCAAAACTTCTTTAGCCCACTTCAAGGCTTCCCCAACTTGGTCAATAACGTAAGGTATTTGAGGTAATTGCTCAATAATACTTTTTTCTAATTGCATTGTTTGTCCCTTTCTATAATTTTACCTAATATCCATTTTTTATCGTTTATTACAAAGTACTTCTCGTTGTTATAGTACATGTAATTTGTGTAATTCCTATCTAAAAGGATGATATCCCCTTTCTTGATATTTCCTAAAGACCTGTCTGCGTATTCAACTTTGAATAAATTTCGATTATTTATATCTGAATAATCCAAGTAATCATAGTCTATACCCGAGGTCTCTAATACTGTAGAATTTAATACATTTTTAGCGATATAAGATTTCATTAAAACATACTCATTTATAATTTTCATGTTCTCTATTTGTAAGTCCTTTTGGAGAACTCCTACTATAAATTTCTCTTCTACCGCAAAGTAATTTCCTCCTGCTATTTCTACAGGAGTGGATACATTATCCCCAACAGCTACGAGGTCTCCTATTTTTAAGGAAGAGTCTTCTCCTACCTTAACTACCTCACCTATCATAGTATTCTTTTCTTCTATGACGAGGGTGGAATTTTGTCTTTTTTCAATTTTCTTAAAAAGGATATTCTTCCCGCGCATTCTTAAAGAGTTGATATTTATTTTATTATTAGAAAATACCCCCATTATTTGCTCTTCGGGAATATCAAAATAACTATTTTCTTCTATCTTATAAGAAGCAAAAGGGGTAGTAGCAACGTCACATGCTACCTTTGATAAGAGGAGGGAGTCGTCTTTTTGTACTCCGTTAACTTCCTCACCTACATAACACGCCTTAGTTATGTAAGTAACATGAGCCTTTCCATTCATCCTGTATATATGAATAAGATCAGAATCAGGAGACTGCCATTCCCCTATATTTATTTGAACTCTTCCTTTTGTCCTTTCAGTACGAAAGTCATATTTCATTAATAATTCCTCACTAAAATTTCTACTGTTTTACCTTTATTCTTTCTTTGATAGTTACAATTTGTAAAGTCAGAAGGCACCTCAACGACATTATAGCACTTTCTTCTGTACCATTCCTTGAGAATAAGATTAACTCTCCCGTTATTTTCTACAACGTTAGATAATAGGAAGCTACCACCTTTAGAATCAATGTAATCAAGAGTATTGTATAAAGCATATTCTTTAGGTTCATCCCATTTACCCAAGTAATGTATACGACCGTAAGAGCTGTCAGAAGAATAATAAGGAGGGTCTACATAAAACATTGAATTTGGAATTATTCTTTCAGCTTTACTAATTAATGTTTTAAAGTCCTCGTTTTTAATAGCTATCCTATCTTTATTATCGTGAAGCTCCCACTGAAAAGCCTCTAAGTTTGTCCTTATGTTCTTATTAAAGTAGCACCTATTGTATCCTGACGGAACACTAAATTTCCCTTCGCTATTAATATGAATATTATAGTTAAAAGAATGTGTTACCAAACAGTAAAACATTGCAGGGTCAAACACAAGTCTTAAGTACGGGTCGAAATTGTAGTCTTCCCTTAACTTTAAGTACCCTTCTTTATTCTCTTTGGAAAGTTTATATTCCTTAATATATTTATCAATAGCAGTAATAACTTTTTCGTAACTATTATCTCTTAGAAATTTAAGAGTTTCTGTCATTTGCCAGCAAGCATCATTTAATACTATATTTTTGTAATTTGGGAGTTCATTTACTCCAACTACTCCGCTCCCACAAAATAAATCTATAAAATTCTTCTTAGTTTTGTCAAGATTTTCGTCTATAAGAGGGAATATACGGTCTTTACTACCTACATAATTAAAGCAATTTTTAATCATTTTACTACCCCGCTTACTACCATTAGTACTATTATTAAAATCATAAACAAAACTTCAAGAAGGTACTTATTTGACGCAACCCAACTTTGGAAGTTTGCTTTTCTACGAATCCAAGCACTCTTAAAGCTGTCAGGCTCAATAGAGACTAATATGAATCCAGGGAAAACATGCTGCCATCTACTCTCGTCTTTCGTATAAACATTAATACTACTTATTTTGGAGGCCTTCTCCCTTGATTGTACTATCAAAAGGTACACCCCTAACGGGAGAAAAAATAGTATTATTCGAAATAAGAGCTCAATTGTTCTACCAACTAAGGTTACTGACGAATCTCTTAACCACGTTAACACTGTTAATTTCATTTACTAAAACCTCCCCGTGCTACCAAAACCTTTTTCACCTCGTTCTGAGGTACCTACGTCTTCTACTTCTTTAATGGCTATGTCATGAACTTTGTGAACTATCATTTGGCAAAGTCTCTCATTATTAGATACTTTAACAGGGTCTTTACCAAAGTTATGGATAGCTACAAGAGTTTCACCCTTCCATGAGCTATCTAAAATACCACAAGTATTCATTAATCTTAAGTGCTTTTTAATTCCTGTAGAACTACGAGGTACAATTTCTATGTAATACCCGTCAGGGATATCCATTTTAATTCCTGTATTAAAAGTATAAGTTTCATTAGGGAGAATTTCTACTTCTTCCTCCCCATTTTGAGTAAGAACTCTTAAATCAATTCCTGCATTACCTTTTGAAATTACAGGTAATTGTGCTCCGTCACGGCAAAGTTTAACTCCTATTGTAGCTTTTACTATACCGAATGCAGAGTTCATATTTTGTGCGAATATTTTACCCCACGGGTCATTTGTACTATCATTTAATGGCATTTTTCTCTCCTTTAAAAATATCTGACATTATTTAATTCGTGTAATGCTTTAATGTACTCAATTTCCTTTTCAGAAGCTATCTTCTTTAGCTTAGCATGAAGGGAATTGTTAGCATTATCTTTTTTCTTAAACTTGGATAAGACATTTCCAATTTGTATAAAAGTAATATCTTCTTTCTTTCTACCAATCCTCTGAAAGGCTTCAACAGTAAATATCTTTTGTGCCTCTTCATGGGGTACTTCTTTTTGCGTATAGCTTAAATCAGAAGTATCAAGCTGATAGTAGAAAATTCCCCTTTCTTTATTGTAAGGCTGAGTATCAATCCTTGTTAGGCTCCCCATACGGATTAAAGTTGAATTTCCTATGTACTCTTCTTCATGAGGTTGGTGGTCGTGTCCTAAAAATACTAATTTATAGTTTAACTTTCTTATTTCATCTTTAGTAAACCACTCCTTCTCAGTACCTACAGGTTCCATATAATTGTGTCCTATTAGTACCTTAGAGTTAGTATCGTCAACAGGAAGCTTTTCCATGTTTTTCATTACCTGAGATACTTGGAAGTCAACTCCTTCAATAGTAAACTTGTCAAATTCTAAATGAAGAGCTCCCGTTAAAGCTAAGCTTCCTATAGTAGTTTTTTCAAGCATACTAATATTGTTATGTAATAAGTCGTGGTTTCCCGGAATAGCAAAGAACTTTCCTTTGTGCTTCATGAATAACTTGTAGACTTTATTGAAAATTAAATGCGAATTTGTATTCGTATGAAATAAGTCCCCACAAATAATTACATAGTCATTATGAGAAGCCACAAAATCTAACTTTCTAAGAGCTGTCTCCAAAAAATTATCGCAGCGGCATCTATGTCTATCCGTAATATGTGGATCAATTACAATTCCTATTTTACTCATTAACCCACTCCTGTTCTAACACTTTTTTTAAGATAGGCGTGATATGCTTTTTAATATAGAGCTTATCAGAGTCTTCTATTAAATTTACGTATTCTTTTAAGATATTTTTGAAACGAGTAGCTTTATTTTTTGTAAGTTTTTTATCCCATAAAATAATCTCGTCAATAGAATTATAAATACCGCCCAAGATTAACTTTTCCTCTTCTGATAGCTTTTTAGAAAAAGTTAGAGCTTTAGATATTCTACCCTTTAAGTTGCTAATCATTTCTCGTGTTCTACTATTCACGAACATTTTTCTCTCTCATTTCTCTCTTACTTAATTATATAATGGATAACTAATCTTGTCAAATTTTAGTGGTTTCTTCTGATATGACACCATCATTTAAATAATAAACTTTATCAGCGTGCTCAATTTGATTATCTATGTGAGAAATCATAACAATTATGAAGTCGTTGTCTTCACAGAATTTTTCTATAAACTCATAGAAACGCGGAACATAGTGAGCAGATAAAGCTGAATATTTTTCATCTAAAAATAAGACTTTACTGTTTTGATTTAATAAGTAATAAGACTTAAGCACAAAGGAAATAATAGTTCTTACTCCTTGCCCTACCCCGTCTTTTAAGTCAACTTCGAAGTTATCATCGTCGTCTACTAAAATTATAGATAAGGATTTGGTACCTCTTGTGTCTTCAAGTACAAGTTTTGCACTGTAGTTTTTGTCATACATGATATATTTCAGTGCTGCATTCAATGTATCCTGAAGAGCTACTACACTTTCTTCATAGAGTTCATTTACTGCTACTTGGTACTTTTCTTTGGCACCTTTAATAAAAGTAAGGTACTCCTTTTCTTTCTGAAGTTCTTCTTTAAGAATTTCATTTCTTTCAGATATTATCTCTTCTTTATTTAAGAGGCTTTTGCTACTCTTAATTGTGTATTCTAAAGAATCTATTAAGTTCTGCAGCATAATTTACCCCATTAAAATTCTTTCTTTTTCTTCTCTCTTTTCATTAACAGTAGCTATGTACTCACGCATTTTAGGAATTTCTTCCTCAATTTCTTTTTCTATTTTAGCAATTTCTTCATCAATTTTACTTGCTTCTGATAAAGATTTATAACCTTTTTCTTGGAGTTTTTCCATTCCCTGCTTTTTAAGCATAGATATTTCCGTATTAATTTTTTGAGCCTCTTGTTTTGCTTCTTCACATTCTTTAAGAAGTCTCGTGTATTCATTGATCTTATCTTGTTCTAACATCTCTCTTTCTCCTTTAATCAAGTGGTTTGTGACACAAAGGACAAACCTTAAATTCTTTTAGTTTCTCTTCTTTTTCTTTTACAAGCTCCTCAGCACTTTCTAATTTTGCCTTTTTATTCTTAATTTGTTCTTTTAAGTGCTTTAAAGCGTTGGAGTACTCTTGCAGTTCCTTATAAGTTTGTAATTTCTGTGTGAAGGATACTTCAGGAACTTTGAAATCCTTAAAGTAAACTAACTTTTCGCAATCTTTTTTAAATTTCTTTAAGTCATAATAAGAAGATAAGGCTATCTCTTTAGGTGATGGTAATTCCTTAAGCTTTTTCCCAAGAGCATGAAGTTTCTTTAATCTGAAGAGTTCGTGCTTTAACAGACGAAGCTCATTAAAGTCTGACAATTTATCTATAAAAGAGTACTCTTGAACTTCAAACCCTTGAATTCTTGAAGCTTTATGAATTGTGCTCAAGCCGTCCTGTAGGAATGCTATTCGCTTTAAGCTTTCCTTATAGTAGTCTCTTTTTTCTTCAAGAAACTTAATATTAACTTCATTTTTAAAGCTAATAACTTCTGATAGCTTATTCTTATTTTTAACTATTTCATTTTCTATGATGGAAATTTGTCCTTTAGTATCTTCTTCTTTTTCTTTTGCGGCTTTAAGAATTACCGCTGAATCTGATACACAAAAAACATTTTCATAAAGCTTAAATAATTCAGATTTGGATATACCGAAAGGGAAAGGAAGCTGAAGTTCTTCTTCAATGTTCATTATATTTTCATTATCGTCAAGGACAAATCCTGTGTCTTCAACTATCTTGAAAGCATTTGACTTTCCCGTCTTTAGAAAGTCTTCCCCATTTATAGTATAAGAGCTTTCCTTGGGAGTTCTCTTCCATATAATTTGGTTCCCGTTGTATTCTAAGGCAACCGAAGCTTTGTTAGTTCCCTTTTTGATAAAGCGTTGTGAGCCAATTGGATTGCTTAGGCACGCTTTAAGGGCTCTAAAAGTGGCTGTTTTACCCGAATTTGATTGCCCTATAATAACATTGGTCCCTGCATGAAAGATTAACTCCCCATGAGATATACTTTGAAAATTTTCTAAAGATAACTTCAGCTCATTACCCATTAGTCTATTCCTCTTCTTCCTCAATATCAGATTCGTCGTCAGCTTCAACTTCTGTTTCTTTTAACCCTACTTTGTATTTACCCATTTGTTTAAGTAGCTCTATCAGTTCTCCAATATGGTCTTGAACTGTTCTGTTAACTTCAGCATTTCTCATTTTATTAGTAGGAATGCCAAAAGTTGCACAAAGCTCAGGGTCAAAAGAGTACCACCCGGCCGAATCTTTTATTAAGTTATTACCTATAAGTAACTTTTTTACGGCATAATAATTCCATACACATTTACCTTTTTCGAATAAAAGTTCTACTGTGTTACCTCTTGTATACCTATTTTTACAATAAGTAGCTTTAGAATCCATTTTAAATATACATTTAGAAGCTACTTTGTCTTTACCAAAGATAGTTTCTTCTTCAATTTTGCTAGCGTCAATTCCTGAAGATAAAGCTGTACATTTCAAGATAATATCAACGTTATGCAAGTCTCCGTCGCCTACAGCTGCTTTATCTGACGGATCATACTTTGTCTGAGCAGCTTGGTTATGTCTTACTTGTGCAATAAAGAATGAGCTAATCTTGGCTTCTTTGCACAAAGGAAGGAACTTCTGATAAAAAGCATAGCGTTCACGAGCTTTTGTACCGTAATCGCCGTCAGCAATGGATTTTTCTGATTGTTGCTCTGATAGTACGTTGTTAACACTATCTATTACAATTAATTTAACATTCTCATAACCATCGTGGCCATTTAAAACAGCCTGATAAAAGGTTTCTATGTGCCTCCATTTAAACCCTTGAGCATAATAGATGAAGTCACCGCTGTCAATGTATTCGTCCATGCCTAAAGCACTCATAAGAGACCTTGAGTCTTCTACTGCTAAATATAGTACTTGAAATTTTTCATTACGATTTTTAGCAGCCTGTATTAGTCTTTTACAAGCGTCTGTTACAATAGTGGTTTTTCCACAACCCGGTTTAGCCCAGAATAATGTAGAAGAACCCATAGGTAAACCTTTTCCGTCACTTAATGCTAAGTCTAAGCCAACGTCCCCTGTTTCAATAAATTGAGTAGGTTCAGCTTTCTTTAAAGCTTTACTTAGCATGGCTTTTTGTTCAGCCGATATAGAAAATTTATTTTTTGTCGTTGCCATTATTATTCCTTTCATTATTTTCATAATATTTCTTAAGACCGTAAAAAGCAAGGAGAAGAGCCTCTGCTATGTCATCAACTTTCCCTTTAGGAAGGTAATCTTTTAACTTAATGTTATAAATTTCTTCTGCGAGTTGAATTGAAGTTTCTTTTAAAGAAGTAACTCCTAACTCTTTTTTCCACTCTCCCGCGGAAGGTTCAAAGTAACTTATTGGATTTAAGTAAGAATATAACCCTTGAAAAATTCCCAAGGAATTCCCGTTCATAAAAGAAGTAGTCTCTCCCTCATTTGGCCTTTGCTGAATTCTTTCGATAGTATAGATAATAGAATTATTTATAAAAGGTTTTAATATCTCTCTCAACTCTTTAAAATTAACCCAATTTCTTTTTCTAAAGTCAGCTTCGAATTTCCCTGTTTCTTTGTTAAGCTTTGATTTATTTCGCTTGGATTTGACTTCAGTTTGGTATATGGGAGCCTTTGTAAGGAGGAGGATTTCTCCTTCCTCACTTACAACGCTAATTGCCCCATTCGTAGAACCAACGTCAATACCTATTGAAATAAGAACATTCTTAGTCTTCAAAGAAGCTATCCTCATCTTCGTCGTCAAAGGTCATATCGACTTCTTCTAAAGAATCGTCGGTAGCAGCTTTGTCTGTATTAATTGCTCCTTTAAGTATAGCTTCTACGTCGTCGTCTGAAGCAGGAGGAGCTAACTTAACTTCTTCCTCTTCTTCTTTTGAAGGAGCTTCTACCGCAGGAGTTTTTGGAGCTGCCTTGACAGGTTTAGAAGGTTTTTCTTCCTCTTCTTCAATCTCTTCAACTACTTCTTCCTCTTCCTCTGCAGAAGGGTCTTTCGGAGCTTTAATAGGAGCTTTAATATCAACACCTATTGCACTATTATAGTACTCTTGAAGGTCTTTTTCAGTCCAATCATTGAACATGTTATCTACTTCAATATTAAATAAATCTAAGAATTCGCATATTTTATTTTGAATTTCTTGATTATCTTTATAGCCTATAATAGCTTCTCTTTCACCTGCAGGACTTCCGCTTGCAATTGAAGCATTGTCAAATGGGAAGAAAGAGTATTCTCTCAAGGCTGCGTCAAATCCCTGTTTTGAAATACCATGAACTTTGATTATAGTATTTGGTAATCTCTGCAGAACTTCTTCAAAGAATTCTTCGCTATTTTCGTCTAATTCGTAATCAATTACACCGTCTTCTTTAAGTTTTTTACCGTAAGCAGAGATAATGTCATTTTTAAAGCTGCTTGAAGCCATTTCGATATAAGCGAAGTTTAAACCACTTTCACCCCTTAGGTCATTAAGAATTGACACTTTTGATACAGGGTATGTAATTTTCTTTTTGTCGTTTAATGAATTACCCAAGATAAGCACAGGAAGGTGAACTCTGTATGTTGTGAAGCTTATAATTCTCTTTCCTGCTTCAGCTTTATCAGGAATTCTTTCTTTCTCTAATTGTGCTAATGTACAGCATAACGAATCAGTTCTATTACCTTCTTCGTCAATACCCTTACATTTCAAGTAAGTAGCGAAGTTGGTGTTACCAAACCCTACAAGTTGTCCATTTACTTTGTGCGGCATAACTCTGTGACACGGAGTTTCATAATAACCACTTTCAAGTCCTAAGATGATAATGTAGGCGTCTTTACCTACTTCAAAGTTTGCTTTCTTTGAAAATTTGTACGCGGTTGAAAAACGCGCTGTGTTGTTGTTAACTAAAGATTTTGCACCTGTTCTTTTAAATGCCATGATTATCTCCTTTTCTTTTTTGTAATCTACTTGTTAATTGTGTAATACTTATTTCTTGTGATTGTGAGTAAGCTATTAGCCCCTCTAAAAAGTTATCTAAGATTTCTTTAAATTTAGCTTCTTGGTGGAGCTCTCCTTTGTAGTACTTCCACAAAGTATCAGCGTTTATCACTCCCACTTCTTTATCCCTTATAATAGTAACCTTGAAGAGTTCATTCTTATCGGGACTTTTCTCAAATTGTAGGAATCCCATTTTTATGAGGTCGTCGGGGTTATTGAAGTAATGATAAGCTAAACCGCTTACTATGAGACGCGCTAAAAGCTTTACTTTTCCCTCTTCTATACCTTCTATACCTATGATTTTTAAACTCTCATCTACTATTTTTTCTATAATGTCTGGAGGTTTTTCTATGAGCTTCCTTACTGCCATTATTGCCCCCTGTACTTTATGTAACCTACTTGGTCTTCTATATCCATTTTTCGCATCTCTTGAGTGAAGCTCATTTCCTGAGTTAAAGACCTGAGGATTGTCGCCCACGTCATTTTCTCAGATTTGAAATGTTCTTTTTTCTCCCCAAGTTCAGACATATAATTGCGAATTCCCTTCATGTTATAAGTACTCTCTTTAACCATATTTAAGCTAAGGACTAAATATGTATGTAAAGAACTTAAGACACAAAGTATCTCACGAGCTTTCTCAGCTCTCTTAGGCAGAAGTTTTATGTCACCTTTCGGGTAGGCTTCGTAAGCTTCTACTAATGTTAAGAATGTTAAGTTATACTCATTGACAACTCTCATAATCTTAGCAATATCAGTAAAAGTCCCCTCTGTAGCCTGATAGTCGCTTATTTCTTTTATAAGATTTTCAATATCCGCAGAAGTTATATTATCTTTCCTAACCTCTAAATACTCTTTAATATAATTCAGATTCATTAGTAAACCTCTACGTCCACATTTACAGGTTTCCCTGCATTGTTAGCTGCCAATAGTAATTCTTCTGGAGATAAGTCGTATAAGCACTCTACTATCTCATTTTCATCCATGTCTTCGTTGTTCCACGGATAGTTAAATCTTAATGTAACTGATACTGCCATAATTACTGTCCTCTCGTTAATGTCATTTCTTTTAATGTATCTTCTTCCCACACGCACTCAGACGGATTCTTGGCTTTAAATTCCAAGTTACCTTTATTCTTTAGAGTGGCATGTTGAAATTTCAATTTTGAAGCTGTAAGAGCTAAACCGTCTATAGCTATTACTTTACCTTCATACTCAGGGTTTAAAGTGATTTTCCCTGTTTCTATGTCTATTGCTGCAAGTTTTTTCTTCCATTCATGAGAAATACCTGTAACATTAGCTATTTCGTGCTCTACAGTTTCTCCGTTATTTTTCTTAACATATACAGAGCATGATAAAGAACCTATCATATCTTTAATCCTATCGGATTTTGGTGGATTAGCTCCTGTAATAAATACGTCAAAATCTTCCATTAAAGAACTATTACTTGAAAGCATCGTACTAATAGACTGCTTAACTTTCATAGCTGCACGGTGACTTCTTGTAGAGCGTAGTCCTGATATATACGGAGCATGAAGGTTCTTTACAATGGAACCCTCTCCACCCGACATTAAAATATTTTCTGTGAATTCTATTTTATTTTCGTCTTCACCTTCAACTTCATAAAAAGGAAGAATATTTTTATTCAACATATTTACAATGAGATGGCGAAGCTCTCTGCGCTTTTTAAATGGGAACTTCCTAACGTCATTTTCATTAGTAAATCGTAAGGAATACAGGTACTGACAGAGCTTCTTTACTTTGCCAGCACCTTTCGTAAACCCTGCACTATTCAGGTATTTAGAATAGTGCTTCTCAACCCACTGAATTGCCTCAGGGGTCATCTCTCTCTCTTCATACTCATACTTTGGTGTCCAATTAGCAGGAATTGACGGGTTCTTCTCAAAATAAAGAACGTCAAAAACTACCATTTTTAAACGGTGGCCGTCTTTTTGGAAATCTCTTGCTCTTTCTACATTGGAGCTGAACACACTCTGAATGTAGTCTTCGATAGATACTTGTGACGTTTTAATCTCATTCTCAATACCGTCAATAAGAAGTTCGCCGTCAATTACAAATCTATAATTAAATTTACCGATATAATCTTTCGGTTCAGAAATAAGACCTTTTTCAATAAATAGGAATTTATTCGTAAAGTTCCCGTTCAAGAAATTAGAGCTGCTTTCTCTTCTTGAGAAGAATTCAAAACCTGTTTCAGGAGAATAGCAACATATAACCCGCATTCCGTTCATTTTAGTTTCAGCTATATAGTCGTCTGATTCCAACGGTGAAACAGGGAATTTGTCTAAGTCGTCTTTCATATGCTTACAGAGCATGGGAGTACTTAATGACTGTACATATCTTGCTCCCCATGTATACTTTTGAGGTTCTAAGCTGATAAAGTAATCTCCTAACAACTTAATCATTTTTTCGTTATCCCACTTTACATTAGGGTTAACTTCAATTCCGTATGTATTTATTGCTTCTTCTAATCTATCTGCTCTAAAATTGTTTTCTGCCATAGTTCTTGCTCTCTCTTTGTAAAAATTCTCTCTTCAATACTTCTAATATTTGGTCTAATGTTATTTCCGATTTTGTCTCTATATACGAAGGTATTAAGACACTTAAGAGTTCAATACTCTTTTGCATACTTCTCCCCATAACAATTTTATTGGAGTAAAAGGGAGCCTCCAGAGTCACAAATTTACAAATCATTTTCAATACAACCTCTGGAGAGTTACTCCCGAATATTCCTTTACTTAAAAAATATATGAATTTTATGTAATTTACTACACTAGTAGCTCTTCTCTTTAAGTTCATTTATTTCCCTCTCTTATTTCATAATATCACGCATGCTAAATCTTGTCAAATTTTAAGCATGATGTACTCTCTTTGGTATTAATACTTGCTTTGTGTCGTCTTCCCATACAAACGGGAACATGTTACCATAGGTAAATCCTATATCTGTTGACGTTGTAATAGGAAGTGTCTTATCTAAGGTATCAAAAGTCATCAGCTGTTCAAGTTCACGAACATATTCCACCGTTACTTCTTTATCTATAGTATAGTTAATTTCGTCGTGTACTGTAGACATGAAGTCAATATGAGGATCTCTGTTTTTAAAGTACCTCTTATACAGTCTATAAAGAACCAAACGAAGAATATCTCCCGCAGTACCTTGAATTATGTGGCTACTAACACGTCTTTCTACAGCTCCTTTAACCTTATCTGCAGCTCTTTCTGCACTTTGTTTTTGTAAAAGGTCGTCATAATTCTCGCGGTTCATGTCTATTACGTCTATCCAACCTTTAAAATTACGAGGTCTACCGAACGCGTTAAAGACAACTCCTCCGTTATAGTACATTTTGTCAATTTCTTTAAGCTTCCAATTGTACATTTCGAAGAATGTTTCATTGTATTTATCAATCATGTCTTGAGCTTCATTAACAGGAATGTCAAGTTGCTGAGCCAACGTATGAGCACCTCCTGAGTAGTTATTAAGAAAGTTAAAGATTTTGGCTTTCTTTCTTTTCTGTTTATTGTAGTTTTCTTCACCCCATATTGCATAAGCAGACGCTGTGTGAGGATCTATACCATTGTAGAAGTTCTGAAGCATTTGGTGGTCTCTTGATAAGATTGCCATAAGCTTATATTCCTGCGCGTCATAGTCAAGAGAAACTACATATCTACCTTCAGGAGCTTTCAAGCAACCTCTGATAGTAGGATTTGGGTCTTGCCCTTCCACAATATACTCTTCTTCTAAGTGGCTTAAAGCATAGTCGTCACTTAACGGGGTAAACTTCCATCCAAGTACACCCTCCGGATCGTTTTCGTCACACTTTTCTGCTCTGTAGTAACCGCTTTTAGGTTTTGTCAAATTTTGTGCATTCAAGTCAATATAATAATGATTCTTACTCTTATCAGATTTAGAGCCATTACCCGAACTTAATCTTCCTGATTTAGTTCCTTTTAAACGATAGTGCATAACGCATTCGTCTACTTGAGTAAGCTTATCTACGTAAGAATTTAAAGCCTTATTCAATGAGTTGTTCTTTTGGATTAAATCTAAAATATGAGCCTTTTCTGTCTCTTTTAAGTAAATGTCTTTTACTGATAACCAAAAGAACTTTCTATCTGCAGGTTCACCCTTAGGTCCTTTTACACTCAGCTCTTTTATAGTTGAAGTCATTTGAAAATGCTCTTTTCCATAAATTTCTAATAACTGAGCTAAAACAAAACCCATACCTGTTTTACTTAACTTTCCATTTACAAAAGGAATTTCTTTATAGTGCTGCATACATTCTTTGAGCTTTGTAATATTTCGTTTCATATCTCCAAGAGCAGCCTTACTCCAAGACGGGTCTCCTTTTCCAGTCTGAATTCCAGTGAATACCTTCTTTGAAGCCATAACTTCTGCAAATTCTTTAGAACGAGCTAAGTTAAATATTCCGACACCAAAGTAGTCATAAATCTCTTTAGTAACTTGTTTCTTTTCTTCTTCTAAACTTTCTTTATATTTAATAGCTTTAGCCCGATCAATCAAAATTTTACAATGTCCATAGTAATCTACAAACATTTTAACCATTTGATTATCTTTTGCTAATACATTATATTCCTCTCCTTCAAATGAAAGAGGATTTTTAAATTGTTTAAGAAGGTTCTTTACTAACGGAAACATTTCTTCATAAACCCCGATTAGTCCAGAAGTATCACAACATGCATATACATACCCGTCCTCAGGATTAACTTCAGCAAAGTTTTCGCATCTCTTTCCTAAAACTTCTTTAAATTCAGGAACTTCCCTTCCCAAAACCTGCTTTTCTAATTTTTTCAAGCCGGCCATACCTGTTGCCTCAGGGTCATACAAATACGGAAGGATTAAATTATCAAAAGCTCTTATTTTTCTTATGTCATAACCTTCAAATTTAAGCATGTTCAAGTCGAATTCAGAGTTGTGCATAAGTACTCTTTTGGCCCCTGTAAGAATTCCATATAATACGTCAAGGGCTTCTTTCGGGTTAATGTTATGCTCATATTCTGAATAGGTAACGGTAACTTTTTTCGTACGAGAAACTCTCCCTGCTTTTGTAAGCACTTGATTTCCGTTTTCGTCAAGTTTGTCTACCATTTCGGATATTTCATGACGAATTTTATGTCTTATAGGAACATAAAACCCTGACCATCTATCTAAAGATATAGAAAAACCGACAATTTTGTCTTCTCCGTAAGTTAAACCTGTGGTTTCTGTGTCGAATGCAATTCTTTTATCCTTACATTTTTCAATGTAAGTTTTCAATTCTTCTATATCTGTGATAAGTTTAAAATTTTCTGTATGTATTTTAAGTACTTTTTCTCCCTGCTCATTTTCTTCCCAATAATGGAATTTCATATCAATTGGAGCTTGGGGAATTATTGATTCATACTTAAAAAGTAAGCCGTCACCTAATTTTCCCATTATTTTCTCCTATTTGCCTTACGTGAAGCCTTTTGTACAACCGCTCTCCTGCGAGCTCTTCTTTTCTTCGCTCTATGTTCTTCAGTGCTAGGTCTCCCAAGCGAATTAATTTTCTGTTCTGTAGTTAATGGTTCCATTTTCTTCTCTCTTCCTAAGCCGTATAAAGGGCTTCTATAAAATCTACTGTATTTCCTGTTTCTGTATATAAATTATCTATATAAGTCTTCTTTTCGTTCTCATAGGATTCTATGAGTTCTGCCACATTCTTTTGATAAAAGTCAAGTTGTGTTCCTAATTTTCCCTCAGGCATATTCGCCCTTAAGAATTGCAACGGATTATTATACTTTTGGTACTTTTCACAAAAAATTCTTTCTACATAATCATAAGCCGTAAAATTCCTGTGGCACTCCCCAAAACAATGTAATATCCATATTTCTCTTGTATCGTCCCAATACATCTTCGCGGCAGGAGTATCATGGTTCTCATGAAACGGACAAAATATGTTACCCGTACTACTATCCACACCTTCAAATCTTTTTGAAAGGTCCGCAAAGGTAAAGTTACGATTTATTACTTCTTTTATTACTAATGGATTGTATGTTATTGATGCCATATTAAAACTCTCTATATTTATTGGAGGGGAGAGAGGGCTTTCGCCCTCTCTGAGGAGGTGATTAAATAATATTAGGAATTGCCACTTCTTGCTTTTCAGGAACTCTTACAATAGCTGCTTCTGTTGTTAATAACATTGAAGCTATTGAAGTTGCATTAAGAAGTGCACTCTTGGTTACAGCTACAGGGTCAACAATACCTGCTTGTAACATATCTTCATACTTATCATTTAAAGCGTCATATCCATAATTTTTCTCATTTTGTTTACGAATATTGGTAATGACTTCATTTGGGTCAACTCCAGCATTCGCAACAATTTGTGCAATTGGCGCAGTAAGAGCTGAATAAACAATATTATAACCTTTTTCAATACTTTCGTTTAAGTCTCTTTCAACTTCACCTGCCATATCGTATGCTTTCAAAAGAGCTGTACCACCCCCTGCTACAACACCTTCTTTAACGGCAGCTTTTGTAGCATTTAAAGCGTCTTCTATACGAAGTTTCTTTTCTTTCATTTCAACTTCTGTGAGAGCTCCCACTTTAATAACTGCAACACCACTTGCTAACTTAGCAATTCTTTCTCTTAATTTATCTTGCTCATAGGTATTTTCTTCTACGGTAGCTTGTGCTTGCAGCATTTTAACGTGAGCTTCTAATTCAGGAGTTCTTGCATTTACTATAATTGTAGTGTGGTCTTTAGTTACTACGACTTTATCAGCCATACCCAAATCATTTAATGTAAAGTTCTCAACCTTTTGATTAAGCTCATCAATAGCACATTTACCACCTGTTAAAATAGCTATATCCTTTAATTTATTAGTTCTGTGAATACCGAAATCAGGAGCTTTAACTACTACAACTTTAATAATCTTTCTCATATTATTAATTGTAAGAGTTGCCAAAGCTTCACCTTCTACATCTTCTGCAATAAGGAGGAGAGGAGCTCCAGCTTTCGCTACTTGCTCAATAATTGAAAGGATTTCTTTCATACCTCCAATTGTTTTATTTATACAAAGGACATAGCAGTTTTCATACTCTGCAACACCCTTTTCCATATCTGTAGCAAAGTATGGTGAAATATAACCTCTGTCAAATTGCATACCTTCTGTAACTTCCAAAGAAGTATCAAAAGATTTAGATTCGCCAACAGTTATAACACCGTCTTTTCCGACACGCTCCATAGCTTCAGCAATTAAGTTACCGACTTCTTCGTCATTACCTGCTGAAATTGCAGCAACTTGAGCTATAGCTTCTGAGGTATCCACAGGAACTGCTAAAGTATCTAAAGTCTTAGAAATTTCTTGTGCTGCTAATTGCATACCTTTTTTAACTTGAACTGCATTGAAGCCACTTCCGATAGCTTTTAAACCCTCAGAAATCATAGCTTGAGCAAGTACACAGGAAGTTGAAGTTCCGTCACCTACGTTATCATTTGTTTTAGAAGCTACGTCTATGATGAGCTTAGCTCCTGAATTTTCAACGGGGTCCTCAATTTCTACTTCTTTTGCAATTGAAACACCGTCGTTTATAATTTGAGGTGATCCGTATTCTTTTTCTATAATAACATTACGCCCTTTAGGACCAATCGTTACCTTTACTGCGTCTGCAACAGCATTAACACCTTTGATTAGAGCTTCACGAGCATCTTCTCCATAAATGATTTTCTTCGCCATTTTATTTTTTCTCCTTTATTTTCTTATTACTTTCAAGTTAAGTAGCCAAAGAGTAATGTAGCCCATTATATAGTTATTCCATAGCAATTCCCATGAAAACCCCCACGAAAAGATTGCCATTGCAACTGCGGTTAAAATTAATGTAAATAATAGGTTAAATACTCCTATTGCTAAGCTATATGGTATAATTAAGTTTTTGTCTATTTGCATTCTACCCTTCTATAACCTTGCATAATACGTCTTTAGTACTTAGTATCTTATAGTCTTCTGTCCCGTCGGTGTAATTAACTCCTGCATTTTGAGTAAACAAAATTACATTACCGACTTTTAAATAATCTTTTACGTCTGTCCCTACAGCCACTATCTCTCCACGATTGGAATTATTTTTAGATGAAGTCATTATTAAACCACTCTGGGTCTTTTCTTCTATAGGGAGCACTTTTACTGCTACTCTTTCTCCAAACGGTTCTATTTTCATGTTATTCCTCCATTTTATAATCTTTTTTATCTATTTCTTCAAAACAAATCTGATTTGGTAATATATGATGACAAAAATAAGCTGTGCTAAAAGGTGGGTTTAATGCGGGTTTTGGGTCATTGAAGTCTTTGAAAAATGAAATTCTTTTGTTCATGTAAAGAACCTCGAAGTCATTGTCTCTAAACATTTCAAATCTTTCCTGAGATTCAAAAATACCTACAACACCCAAGAGCATGGCAAAAGGTATATCCAATTCAAATAACCTTTTTAATACCGCTTGACGACAGCTATACGGTGGATTACTAACAATATAATCTATCTTATCCTTCTTAGGTTTTATTTCAAAGAAGTCTTTACCTTCGTCAATATGAGAGTGTATTACCTTAAAACCAAGCTTCTTTCCGTAGCGTACGAAGTAAGAATCAGCAGTATCAAAAGGGCACCATATTGTAGTTCCTTTGTTTAAGTATTTAAAAATTGGCTTTACTGCATACAGAGGCGTATAAAACTCATCGTCCTTACTACCTGCTACTTGGTCCATTTTCATGCTCTTTCTCTCCTTTACCTTTATCATAGCATCTTTATATAAAGATGTCAAATTTTCTACTTTACAAAAATGTGAAAAATAACAATTTTGTAAAGTACATTTTAAAAACTTGAGAAATTTACTAAGTTTTTGAAGTACATTTCCAATTACTATGAATAAGTAATGTATCTATACTTACTCTTGGCACTTCTAAATAACTTTTTGGATTGCACGTGAATATATTAATTCTCTGTGTACATATTTCTTCAATAAATTTCTTAGACTGCTCTTTAAGTTTTTCTGAGTACTTAAACTCCTCTTCAGTTAAATAATGGGTATTCCCCGTAAAATCCGCTGCTCCTATTAAAAATACGTTTTCATACCCTTTCATGATACAATAGGATATTGCGTAGTCATGAGTAAAACCACACCAAGCGAGTACCCCGTCCTTAACAATATCATCTGCCGTATTTTCTTTAAATTTAAAAGGATAGGACCCTATTAACTCTTTATTTTTCTTTTGGATCATGTCTCCATACCATGACGGAGCCACTGTTTTTATGTCTTTATACTGATTTGTTAAATCTACAAACTTTTCGTCTTGAAAGATATGTGTACTTACTGCGTACTTTCTTACTGCATTATTAATTCCAATAGAAGGATATCTTTCTATTGTGTAATGTAAAGACCCCTCAATTTCCCCCAAAAAAGGGGAGTCACCTATAATTAGTACTGTTTTTTCCATCTTTGTCCCTCTTTTGTCCTAAATTATACTTCGTACATCCTCTTGCTCAATATATTTTATATGCGGGTACTTTCTTAAGAATGTATCTTTTACATATTTTATAATATCTTCTCTCCATTCTTCATTCCCACTATAAAAAGTAGTTCTTATTTCTAAAGGAAGACCTCTATCTGCAATATCTAGTATAGAATACTCTACATGCGGGAGATAACTTTGAGCAGGAACTCCGAATTCCTGTTGAATATTATGTAATCCTTTGAAGTCAATGCTCCACGCGTCACATAAACCTTTATTATTTATCTTCTCTACAGTCTCATAGTCAAACCCATTAGAAAATATCTTTGTTTTGAGTCCATTATCATGACAAAATTTAAGAGCACTCTCTAAGTCGTCTCCCCATATCGTTGGTTCCCCTCCAATGAAAACCACACTGTCGTGTAAAGGAGTAACATTGTTTTTAATTATTTCGATTGCTTCGCCTACAACGTTATTTGGATTTGTTACTTTCTCGTAGTTATATCCTTCACACATTTTACAATGAAGGTTACAACCCATAGAGAAGAGAGTTAAGCCCCATTTGAAGGGGCTACACTCTACCGTGCTATCTTTAATAAAGTTAACAATTTGCATATACTTTCTCTTTCTCTGTTGCTTTTTCTACTTCTTCTGATTCATAGAATACACGTCTGTCAAATTCATAGTCTCTACGAACAGGATTGAAAGCTGACTTTGGAGTTATAAAGCCTACGACACGGCACCATGTTTCCACAATAGGTTCTCCGCAAATAGGACATTTCTTATTCTTACCTATTGTATAATGCTGTTTAGCGCATTCACTATAAGCATAGTTAATACCAAAGTATTTAACTTTACAGTCTTTAGCTAAGTCAATAATTTTTTCATATTGTTCAGGAGTTAATGGTTTTTCTCCATCTACGTTACAATGAAGAATGTTACCCCCTGAAGTTAGTTGGTCTAATTGACCTTGTACTTTAAATCTTTCATAAACAGGGCAATCTTCCATAAGGTCGATATACTGATTTGAGTAGATTTCATACTTATCATTATAGCCTAATATTCTATCAGACTGTGCTAAACGAACCGCAACTGATTCTGCAGGGATAGCTTCTAAGTTATAAATACAGAATTCTTCAGTTTCTGCAGCTTGCCATTCTTCAATTTTTGTTTCTATAGTTTTCAAAACTTTATGTATACAATTTATACCTTCTTCAGTTTTAATATCTAAACCTTTATTAGCTACATACTGATTGCAAGCTGTGATACCAATTGTAGAATATTGTCTGTTAATAGATATCCATTCAGAAGTATATAAAGGCATAACTCCTTTAGAAATTTTTTCTTTTAAGAGTTTTCTGTGTGCATAAAGAATTTTATGTAACATCTCTATATCTTCTTCAAGTATATTTTCATTATCTTTTTCTAATAAAGAAATTCTTGCTAAATTAAGACCTGCTACACGGTGAGAACCCAAGCTCAAACCGCCGACACCAAATGAATTTTGGAAACCTAAGCCACCTGCTTTTTTGATATTATTAGAAAGACGGCAGCAAGAACTATATATGTCAGGTTCTCCAATAAACACATTAGAGAAAGATTTCTGACAGTTATATTTACTTATCCACTTCTTGAAGTCAGGGTCAATGTAATTACCTTCAGGGTCTAACGACAGAGAAAGGGTCATTACAGGGAATGTAAACATACCTTCTTTACCATTGATTTCATTAAAGTACTCAAAGAATAACTTAGAAAGTTCTTGGGAAGAATCTAAGTCTGCTAAGGTTCCGTCAGGAAGCCAATAATCACCAAATAAAGATTTCATATAACCTTTATCCATTACAGAAAGGTTAGTGAAAGCAGATTGGCAACTTCTGAATGGGAAGTTAAATGAATATATAAGATTTTGGAATTGATCTAAAATCTTTTTCTTAGCAGCTTCGTCTTCTCCTGCTCTAACTCTTTTCATGTAGTCTTGACCATGCTCATTTCTCAAGAACCAATCCCAAGCCACGAAGCAGTCAGGGTAAGAGCAAGCTCCCATAATTTGATTTGAAATGAAAGCTGTTGACTGAATAAGGAGCGCAACAAAGCTATCACTTCTTTTTGGAGCATGAATTTTCATACCACCATGAAAGAAGCTCATACCTTCCATTAAAAGCATTCTTAGGTCAAAAGCATAACAATAGGAAGTACTAAAGTTACTGAAATCATTAATAAATAATTCGCCGTTTAAGACTTTTTCTACAGCGATCTTAGCGTCCTTAACTCCCCATACTTTCTTAACCCACTTAAATAACTGATAAAAAGAATTAAGCCTTTGAAGTCCTTTCGGATATTCTTGTACGTACTGTGCGATAGACTTTTCTTTAACATTAGCGTTAGCATCTACCGAAACAGAAGCTACTGAAGCAGACTTCTTGAAAAAATTCTTACTAAACTTACTAATATCAAAATTATCGTTATGAACACCTTGAATCTTGAATAATTCTTCAGGATATTTTTCTTTTAATGAATTCCAAAAGTCTACGAACTCATTTGTATACCCTAAGGTAACTTCAAATCCTTTTCTTTTTTGTGAAACTTCTTCCATAATTGTCTCTTCTTTCTCTTGTTTTACTGTGTCTTACTCAAATTTTTGCGTAAACTACCTTAAAGAGGCTTTGGGAGCCTCCAATAAGAGGGCTATTTTAACTCCTTATTCTTTATAAAATTTAGTTGTTTACGTAATTACAAATTTATAATTTAACAACCCTGTATCTTCATATTGTGTTACATGTTGTTATATTTCTTAAAAGTTATAAGTCATCTTCAAAGTCTAGTAACTCTCCTTCTAATTCGTCGTCCACATTAGACCCGTTTAATGTTGGATATAATGAATTGTCTATGATTTCTACAGCTTCTTCTTGAGTGTACTTTTTATCAGGAAAATCCCCAAGAACTTTGCTGTATTTAAAGTTTACCTGCACTTCCACAGGTCTTGACGGAATTGGTCTGTTTCTTAACTTAACAGGATATATTCTCATCATATTTCTTGCTCTTGTAGCGGCGTCTGAAAATGCTACAAGGACACAAGTTGCTTTTTCATATAAAGCATTATATTTTTGCACGCAAGTTACGTCTATCTTTACGGAATTTTCTTTCTGATTTCCTTTATCGGGCGTATTTAATTTTTTCATAGCCGGCCTGTTAACTTGTGATAATAACAACATAGTTGTACCGTTTCCGTTACAGTAAGTTTTAACAAAAGCGTCTAAAGAAACAATATAATTGTTAATTTTGGTAGCTTCATCTCTTTCGGTACTTCTCAATGTTTGGAAGTTATCTATGTTATCTACAACAATGAGATCTGCTGCTCTTCCTCTTTTTTCTGCAATACTTTCTAAGGTATTACATAAAGCTTCGAAGGAATTAATGGAGGCTGTAGTTTGGTCTATTATGTTTAAATAACCTCCTGAAGCAGCGCATTTATCCATAAATTCATTAATGTACTTTTTATAAAGTTCTTTTCCTCTTTCGTCAAGAGCTCTTTCCTTCATGTCAGAAGCCGCTATTTCTTCTCCTTTGTGCCCTTCACTTTCTATTGACGCAATATTAAAGTACATGTGGTTCTTAGGAACCTCAAAAGATAAGTAATCTACAACTTTCCCAGCTATCGCATTATAATAAGCAATGGAAAGAGCTGTAGTTGACTTTCCGTGTCCTGAAGGAGCAGCAAGCACTGATAGTGACTGATAACCCATAACTCCAATTGCTTCGTCTAAAGCAGGAATATAGGTTTGAATCCCTTGAAAGTTCTGTTCATATAAGTCATAAGCTTCTGTTAAGGACTTTCTTGTTTCCTTTGGTATTTCTACATTACTATCAGAGTACCTTAGCATTTCTTTTGCTAAAGCTCTTACGTCTATGACAGAAGGAATATCTTTCTTAACAATTTGCTTTGAAAGCTTTTCCTTCAAAATCTCTTGATCTAAATATTTATCTAATGTTTCGTAAATTAAGGCTGAGTATTCGTCATTTGTAATTTGAATAGGCCTGCTATCTTTAAAAACAAGTTTCAGCCACGCACTATCAGGAAACTTCTGATTTTCATTATAGAAGTTTTCAACTGAAATAAACAAATCCAAGTAAGAAGAAAGAGTGTCATGGTCTCTTAATTCTTTCCATTTCTCCACAAGGTTCAAGACAAACTCAGGTTTGTCATCAAACTTTTGTAAATTATTTAGGACACACCACATACAGCGGGAAGGTGTCAGTTTTTCATTAAAATTTTGTTCCATCTTATTCTCTCTTTAGTATACTGCTCCTCCGTTAGAGCCTCCTTCACCGTTAACAAATTTACTCTCCGATAAAATAGTTCGTACACTTTCCTTTATGATAACTTTCGAAAGGTTAATAACTTCAAGTTCAGGAGATTCTGTTAAAGGTTGTACTTTTACTTCACTTAAGACTATCGTTACTAACCCGTCTCTATTCCTGCTCGCAACCTTATTAAGAATTGTTTCAGTAAGCCACGCTTCTGAGCGACCTAATTTAGAGACACTGTACTCATGTATGTAAAGAAATATTAAGTCTTGGTCTATGTTCAAGCCATAATCGTCTTTAGTATTTGACATAAGGGCTGAAGCATACTCGTCCACATAGCACTGCATATATAAAGGCTTTGACTTTATACACCTAGTAAGGTAAAAGGCTTTAAATTTAAGGAGGAGCTCTCTATTTCCATAAATAATATAAGACTTGGTTAAATCCAATTCCTGTTTTTGAAATAAAGCATGCTCTGCAGGAGTTGTTTTACCTATATACTCCCAATTGCTCTTTCCTAAATATAACCTTACCTGTTTTGTGTAGTCACGGTCTACATTCATTCTTGTTATTTCCCTCTCTTAAGTTAATTTTACATCAAAATTTTTAATCTGTCAAATTATGCTTCTCCTTATACTGAGAAACTAAGAAATCATAAAAGCTTTCAATACTTGAAATGTCTATTTCTTTTCCATTCACAGTTATTGACTTGTGCTCGTCTAATGAGTATAGCCAAGTTTCTATGTCGTTTTCCATGCCGTACTTATTCTCAGCTTGCCACCAATCAAATTCTTTAATGTCGTCTTTAAAGGTATACCAGCACTCAAATTCGTCAGCCATTAAATTGATTAGAGCACTTTCTACAGTATCTCCAAAAGTTATTATGCACCAAGAATTTTCCATTAGCTCTTTCTCAAAGAAATCAGAAACCTTATCTTTCTTTTGTTGAAACTCTAATAGCACATTCATTAATAACTTAAATTTTGAAAAAGGCATTGGTTCCTTCATCATTATTTTCTCTCCTTTTTACTTATAATTTTATAAAAGTTAAGTTTTGTTTCGGGATTGTCTTTTTTAACTTTAAGTATTTACTAATTGTGTCCCGACTTACATGGTAATATTTAGAAGCATCACTTATGCTTCTAAACTCTTTTTCATCCTCAATGCACTTAATATGAGTATGGACATGAATACTCCACTTAGATTTTACTAACAAAAGTTTTTCCAGTTCTATGTGAGTCAATTTACGAAAATCTTTTAAGAATAGGTAGTGCTTTCCTCTATAAGGGATTCTATTCTTACAGCTACGGCTTAAAGCAGCCCGATCTTTACCCTTACTAAACTCTAACGCCTCATTTAATGTTTCAAAAACTTCCATTGTTTCGACGCAAATTACTTTTTTGGCGTTAGGATTGTACCCTTTTTTATAAGTGTCATTTCGTTTCTTCAAAGCACACCTTTGAGCATCAGTAAATCCTCTTTTTAAAATTGCTTCTCTTAGATGTTTTCTTTGCTCTTCTGTCCTTTTTTGTCCTTTATTACTTTCACTTAAATGTCTTTTATGCTCCTCTGTAAATTTTTTACCTTTTCGAGCAGCACTCAACTTTCTCTTGGTTTCCTCAGAATGCCTTATTCCTCTTGGTGAACCTACATAAAAGCATGTGTTATAACACTTGCTATGATTACCTACATTATAATAATGAAACCATCTTAATTCCTGTTGTTCTAACTTATTTTTACCTTCTACATATTCTATTACACAAAATATAAAGTACTTTAATCCATACTTATTATAAGATTTCTGTAGATGAGAACAATGATGGTTTCCTTTTAACAGAGAATTAAAATGCTCAGTTCTTCGGTGCTCTAAATTCTTTGAGCTTCCTACATATACCTTACCATTTTTTAAGTTCTTTATGCAATATACTCCACTTTTTTTAAATTTATTCATTTCTGTAATCCTTTAAAGCAAAGTCTAAACTATTGAGTCACCTTTTTCAGGTATAACTATAAGTCCTTTATTGATAAATCTCTCTGTTTCTTCTAGAATTTCAGAAAAATTAATAGGGCGAAATTTTATAGCTTCAACAGATACATTCCTGTACCACATGTCTTTGATTTTACCTTCGTTATTTATAGTAATAAAATTACTATGGGTATGTCCATGTACATTTCTTTTGAACCTACCTTTAGAACCTGAGCAAACAGGGAAGTGGCTAAAAATATGATTTTCTCTATTAAAGTCTCCACGAATATTATTAAACCATTTTAACCAGTATTTTGCCCCTAGCTTTGCGTCGTGATTACCTAATACTAAAATTCTTCGTGACTTATTAAATCTTGGCATTATTTTCTCTGCGTAAGTTTGAATACCACAAATATCACCTAACCAATAGCACGTATCTCCCTCATGAACAAGTTTATTATACTCTTGAATCATATATTCTTCAGCTTCTTGCATGTTGTTCCAAGGACGCATGGGAGTCCCATCATAATTTTTAAATTTCGTGTAACAATTTTCATGACCGAAATGTGGGTCACTCCATATCCAAACTTCTTTACTCATTATCTTACCAATTCTATTACTTTGCTGTTCTTTTTAAGATGTAATTCCTTTTGTTCAATTTGCTGAGGAAGTCCTACGTGTCTTTGCATAACTACTATGTGGTTATCCTTAACTTCCCAGTACTCATTAGTATATTCTATAATTTTGTCTGCGTCAAATGACTTGCAAGAGTACAGGCAGACTGACATGAATGGGTCGTCTTTTTCAGGAAATGTATGCACTGCAGCATGACTTTCACAAAGTACAGTGATTCCTGTAATTCCCGAACCTTCAGTTTCATTATAATCAAGCATAGCTAACTTTTCTTCAATTAAAGGAGAAGTTGTTCCTTCTTCCCTTAACTTTTCCAAGAACTTCTTATACTCATTATCAAAAGGGAACTTAAAAGTCTGCGGTGCTACTAAACAAGTCATATCTGCTAATCTGATAAGATCTGATAAATATGAGCTTACCTTACCCTCGTCCCTTAAAGCTTCTCTATTATAAGAAGTTATATCCATCACTAAATGTGTACCTATATAATTATCTTTTCTATTCATTTTATTTCTCCGTATCTCTCATTTGTTTTAATAATACTTTATTTCCGTCAGGTTTTGTAACTACACAACCTGTCCAATAATGCCATTCTGTTTTATAGTTTAATGTTTTACCTACTTCTGAACACCTGTAGTTTTCACATATGCAGGTAATTCCTGTGCAAACTCCAAACAAAACTGCAAAAGTTACAAGTGTTGCAATTATGTCTTTCATTCAATCTCTCCTTATTTAACTTCTACTGATAAATTTAAACTCTCAATACAATTATTCTTTTCTTGGTACAGATATAGCTCATACTCTGCAATATCAAAGCCATCTACTTCTTCTTGGTCTTTATATCCTCTACCTTTTAAAAATTTAGCGAGCTGTGCAGACTCATGAGGATTATCATCACGATAACCTTCGCTGTGATAATCACAAAAAATAAGCTTAAACTCTATGCCATTATCTTCGCAATATTTCTTAACAACTTTAAATTCGTTAGGATATCTTAAATCGTCAATACATACATTTTTTGGAGTACTTTGAATAAACTTAAGAACTCCTTTAGCCCAAAAGTCTTCGTCATACTTGCGAATTGCCGAACCTAAATTTTCTAAAATATTACGAAATGTTAAATCGTTGTACATAGGAGTTTTCTTAAGTTCTTCATATTTAAGCATGCCCTCGTCAAAAGGAATTCCTAAAGTATGGAACGCCACGTCTCTGAGAGTATTAGCGAATGACGTTTTAATAAACCCCATTGTTGTCATTAATCTTTTACAACTGTAGTTTTTACCTGATTGCTCAAAACCACAAAAAGCAATTACTTTTCTTGTCATTATTTTCTTTCCTCTCTCCATGCTTTTATTGTATAGCCTGCTTTAGTCTTTTCTACATAAACTCTTCTGTTGTCAGAAAATGTGCAAAAGCATAAACCTGTTTCCTTAGTAGTTTCTATGATCTCGTACAAAGGATAATGAGTCACTAAATCATAGCCCTCGTCGTCATAGCAGGTTATTGTTATTCTTCTCTCTCCATCTTTCAATTTAATCTCTCCTTATTTATAATAATCTGTTGATTTCATATTTATTTTAATTATAGCATTTCTTATGGCTTTTCTAACTTCAGGCATGGCATGGCAATCCGTGCTCGGAAAGGCCATATCAAAAGTTCCGTCTCCTACAGTTTTATTATTCATTATGTCAAATATACTAACTCTGAATCTTTTGCCGAAGTAGTCAGGATTACCAAATCTTTCATAAGGATATCGTGTAATGTCAGGTGCATACTCACTCCATAAGCTACTTAAGCTTACGACATAGAGATTTCCCCTATATCCTATAATTGGCGGTTTATGGTCTAAATAAAGGTTACATAGTTCAACAAAATCTTCCCAGTAAGGTTCTACTTCCTTAAATGAAATATGTGCTAAATCTTTAAGTGGTAATATAGCCAATTTTATCTCTCCTTTTAAAACAATTATAAATCAGATTTTTAAACCTGTCAAATTTGACTAATTTTCAGAAAAGTGGTAATATAGAACATGCAAGGAGAGAAGTATAGAATGGCTTATAGCAGTATACCGTGGACAGAAGAAATCACAGAACCTCAATTTTTAAAGAGGGAAAGAGTGAAGTCAGAAGAGAAAGTTAAAAAAAGCCCACGCAGGAATCAAGCTTATAAAAACTTAACAAAACAAATAGGAGAAATCTTTAAAGTTTACAGGGAAAGAAGCGGAATGTCCCTGAGAAAGCTTTATAGTAAAACAAATGTATCTATTGCAGTAATTTCAGACATGGAAACAGGAAAGAAACTTCCCCGAATTGAAAGTCTTTTAGTAATATGCCATGCCATAAAAATGCCCCTTACAGAAATATTTTCTGAAAATATAATTAACGGAAATATGCCTGTGTCATTAGCTTCCAAAGAAGAACAAAAAGAGTCTTGCTTTAAAGCCTTAATTAAAGCTTTATTCAAGTATAAGTTAATATTAAGAAATCCCTTTAAAATAGAAAAAATAAAATATTAAATTCATAATCACAATATCTTAATTCCATTAAAACAAGGTCCTTATAATACAGTTATAAGGGCTTTTTCTTATATAACCTTGACATCTGCTTCTTAGCATGCTATGCTTAGTCTCGTAAATCATGCTAAAACTACATAACTAAATGAAAGGAGCTAACAAGTTATGAAAAAAAGACCAACGAAATGCCCGCTGTGCGGTGACAGAATTATTAAAGTGACAAACGCGACAACAAAAAATTCCTATTTCAGATGTGCAAATGAAAAGTGCAACTTTGTTTTAGGGGAAAATTTTACAGAAGCTGAATTTTATTTGCAGGGTCAGCCTCTTCAAACAAAATGTATCAAATGCGGGGAAGAACTAACTATTACTAATGGACCTCACGGGCTATACCCAAGATGCTATTCTTGCAATTGCGACCTTAGACCTACTATGTACAATGGTAAAATGTACCAAAAGTGGGTTAATGCCCAAAGAGACAGTGCAAAAAATGAAATTAAGGCACTTGTTGAATCTTTCAACAGCCACCGTTCTCACGACGAACTGTATGATTTTGAAACTTATATAGCTTCTACCCCTGCTAAGAAAAGTGTAAAATCTAAAGAGGACCAAGCTGAAGACACAAATTGCACAAAAATCCTATCCTATTTGGCGCAGAATATGAGCAGACCAATTGGTTCTGAAGAAATAAGTAAGTTTACAAATGTCAAAATAGGGTCAGTTAGGACAAGTCTACTTTCTTTGAGAACATTAGGGTTAGTTAAAATCGTGGATTATATCCCAAATCCAACAGGAAATCATACTCTTCTGTATCAAGTTACCGAGAGTGACTTGAAAGAAGTAAAAACATACTCCAAAAAAGACGGGTATAACACTATTGCTTCTTTCTTAAAAGAGAACGTAGATAAGTACGGTTCTGTAATCAGGGCTAAGGACGTTTTAACAGCCTCTTTAAGAGATAATAAAGTACCTTCTGTACTTTTCCATTCCACAAGGGGAATTTGCTCAGGGTACCCTGTCTCCGTAATGGAAAAAATCATGAACAAACAACCTTTACAAACAACTATGAAATTTGAAGAAGAGAAAGTATCACACACTCCTTTGTACAGAGGTCGTGAAGAAATGAAAAAAGAAATTCTTAATATTTTGCAACAAAATTTAAGAACACCATATACTCTTTCTCAAATGGCTCAATATATAAAGGCTAACAAGTCTTATGTAAAAGGTATAATAAAAGACCTTAGAAAAGCTAAAAAATTAAAAGTTGTAGGATGGGATTACAAAAAAGGACAACCAGGGGCCACTGCGTTAAAATACCAACTATCAGAAAGCCCATTACCTAAATTTAAAACCACTGTGGATAATAACCTTTATGTAACTTTTAAACAATTCTACAGAAGGAAGTTAAGCGGTAAACGAGCTACATCAATGACAAAAGCGGAAAACGCAATCAAAGATTTACCTATTATCCCCCTTATTATTAATCAAAGGGCATATGTAGGGTACTCTATGAATGACTTAAAAGAAGTTTTTCAGGAATACATGGAATCCCCGATTAGCAAAAAATCTCCTAAGAAAATTCAAAGAGTAGTTAAGGTTCCTTCAAAAGTTAATACGAAAACAGTAACTACCCTATCAGAGCGCAAAGAAGTTTCTAACCCAATCTCCAAGAAGTCGTTCTTCAGCTCTATAACTTCTCTCTTTCAGAGAAAAGAGAAAGTACATTCCTAAACTGTTAGCTCCAATTTAACAGGCAAACACCCTACTTTATCTTTAAAGTAGGGTGTTTTGCAGGAGGGAAACAAAACTAAGGAGAAATATAATCATCTACAAAGTGTACTTATAAAGACCTTTGCTATCAGGAATAAAGTTTATAAGCTGCTTTGTTCCATTTTTATAAATTAAACAGCATGTACGAGTCCAACTTGATAGTCCTTTATTATAACCTTGATCCATTACACCCACAGTACCTACACAAAAAGCGTCTCTTATTATAGCTGCAGAATGCGTGTGAGCTGTGACGCAATTTCCCAATCCTCTCTCAAAGATTTGTAAATTACCACGAGAACCATTAGCCCCCGCTGATCCGTGCATACTGCACTCAACGTCGTAGACTTTACAGCTTTCGTCTTCTTTTAACCAATGAACTTTTTCTTCTTTATAACCGAATTCTTCTTCTATGGCGTACTGAAGAGGGTCATATCCTTTAACTGCTGCAGCTGCAAGTTTAACACCTAACTCATAATTCTGAGGGTCGTCAATGTACCCGCCACTTTCAAGCCACCTAAGGAGCATAGTATCATGATTAGAAGGAACTATAAATATATCCATCCCTTGTAACCTAATAATATTTAAATAATTTCTTAAGGCTGCAAGTTCTAACTCTAAGTTCAGTTTGTTTTCTTTAGCCTTTCTTGCTCTAGTAATTCCTTTACCTTTATCATGATGAGTTACAGAAGTAGCATTGAAAATGTCATGTAAAAACACAGAATCTACTCCTGTTTTTAAAGCTGCGTTCATAACTGCTTCGTGCAGCTCTCTGTCGTGATACCCTGTATGAGAATCTCCCATTATCATAACTGTATCATTCATAGCGTTAGCTGACCCGTCAGGTAAGTAGTCAACTCCCATGTCGGTTATCGAATTATACGGAGACGCTTGAACATGCCTAAAATGAAAAATACTATCATTCTCTACTTCTACAATTACAGCTCCATAAGTATGGTCTCCCTCAGCTAATGTTGAAGTTCTTTTAGACATATATCTATCTGTATCATAATTATTTACTGTTACAGCTCCTGTAGTCATTAATGCAGGAGGAATGTCATAGTGCATATTCGGTACATACTTCAGAAATACCTTTGGGGAAGCCACAATGATTGAAGCTTGCCTTTGAACAGTTAGTCTATCAAGACCTGTTAAAGGATTTATTTGTTTCGCAGAAACTTTAATAGCGCAAAGACATAAATTCCTATTTATATAAGTATCTTTAAACACTACTCTAAAGTCACTTAATTCAGGGCTTATTTCTAAAGTTTTCTGAGCCTTCTTTCCTCTACTAACAACGTCTTCACACGGGAGAGCTATCAGGAGAGCATTATTCCTTTTAGCATAATTTCTTAAAGAATCTGCAAACTCTTTATTTACTTCTTTCCCCATAACTACAGTAGTAATTACAAATTTTTTGTAATTTTTAATTTCGTCATTAAGAGCCTCACGATACTCTTCTGTATAAATTGTACCCTCTTCTTCGTGCTCTTCTATAATTTTAGAAGATACATCTGTCTTTAAGATATACTTAGGAGCTCTTAAAAACCCTTTTGAAAGAGTAATAGCTTTAGCTCTTAAAAGTTCATTTAATAAAGGTTGAATATATGATACTTTAACTCTTCCTTTTCTATGACAAATAGTACTCGCTCCGAAGCAACCACTAAAATCCTCAGTATCCTTATTTTTCATAAGGTACTTTAGAAGCCCTATAGCTTCTTGTGATAATTCTTTCTTCATTAACTTTTTCTCTCTCTTTATTGTTGTTGCCAACATTATATTCTTATTATATATTACTTTTTGTAAACTGTCAAATTTTACTTTTCAAACTTAGCCTTAAGTCTTAAGTACTCTTTGTACTCAGGGTCTTTTTCGTCTTCTTTTCTTTTTTGACAAATAGGACAATACTTCTCTTTAAGAACTACTCCGTAATCGTCATTAACAGATAAGTACTTCTTAAATAGTTTAACATACTTTTTGCCGTCTTCACCCTTCCATGCAGAGCTCGGGATAATCTTATTATTTATATCAGTATTGATAAAGTTCCATATGTCCTCCCAACATCCACATAATTGAGCTATCTCGTCAGGCATAGCACAAGAGCAAAGTGAACTTTCACACTTTTCGCAATGAATTTCATCATATTCTGAAGCGGCTCTTCCGCAGTTTTCACAACTAAAATAGTCTACTCCCATTATACTTCCTTTCTTATTTATATATTGGATATTTTTTACATAATTCAAGAGCTCTACCTTTTGCTGCTAACCTTATATCTTCCCACTTTTCATCATGATACTGAAGAATGTCTGCTATTATATTACCAACTTCTTTCATATCTTCTTCTTTAAATCCACGAGTTGTCACAGCAGGAACTCCTATTCTAAGTCCTGAAGTAACAAAAGGTCCTCTTGGGTCATTCGGAACTGTGTTTTTATTTACAGTAATTCCATATTTATCTAAAAGGTTAGCAGCGTCCTTTCCTGTGAGCTCTTCGCACATATAGCTCCTTCTTAAATCCACTGTCATAAGGTGATTTTCGGTCATACCTCCTACAATTTTAAATCCTCTGTAATTAAGAACTCCGCAGAGTGTATTTGCATTCTTTATTATTTGTTCGGCGTATTCTTTAAACTCAGGTTGTAAGGCTTCATAAAAGCAAACAGCTTTTGCTGCTATTATGTGCTCTAAAGGACCGCCTTGGATACCGGGGAATACAGCAGAATCTATTTTCTTAGCAAAATCAGGTCTGCAAGCAATTACACCGCCACGAGGTCCCCTCAAAGATTTATGTGTAGTTGTTGTTACCACGTCTGCCCAAGGGAATGGAGACGGGTGAACACCACCTGCTACAAGTCCTGCAATATGGGCTATATCAGCAAGGAGGTAATGCTCGTCCTTTGGATATAAATTATTAAGCTCATTTCTAATTTTAGCGAATTCTTTAAAATCAATTATTTTTGAATAATTAGAAGCACCACAAATAATAAGTTTTGGATTTTTTAATACAGCTATTTGTAAAACTTCCTCATAGTTTATTTCACCGTTTTCATTAATACCATATTGTACTACATTAAAATGCTTACCTGAATAATTAACAGGAGAACCATGACTTAAGTGTCCTCCATTAGATAAATCCATACTTAAAACAGTATCTCCGTAATTAAGTAATGCCTCAAATACAGCCATATTTGCCTGAGCTCCTGAGTGAGGCTGAACATTTACATGATAGTCTGTATTAAACAACTCTCTAAATCTATCACAAGCTGTCTGTTCCATAAAATCTACGACGTGGCACCCATTATAGTACCTCTTAAAGGGCTTACCTTCTGCGTATTTATTTGTAAATATAGAACCTGCTGCCTCTAGTACATCTTTGCTTACAATATTCTCAGAAGCTATAAGCTCTATTGTATTTTGTTGTCTTATTAGTTCTTCTAGTATGTATCCTTCTACTTGTTTATCCTTCATTAGTTTCCTCCATTTTAAATTTATCATTTGTACTTATGATTGCTTTTACGAAAGAAGCGTCGTACCCATTTTTATTCATTTCAAATACTATAGCCGGTAAATCTTTGTTAAAGCACTTGCTGTCATAATAAGGGTAGTCTTCATAAACAAAGGTATGGCTCCTTCCTATACGAGAGTCTGCTACAAAGAGCTCTCTCAGCTCTGTATAATCTACTTTAAGCTGTTTTGCTATACGATAGAATTCATTACAGAACGTAACCTTACAAGCTAAAAACGAATTCTCCATGTATTTACATAACTCAGCAGTTGTACTATCCGTTTTATATATTCTTAGGTCACAGGTATGCACTAACTGATATAGCTGAGCTACCTTGTTTGTGAAAGCTCTATCTCCTCCTAATATTACAAAATTATAAGAAATATTCGCGTGCTGAGTATTACCTTGATACTCAGGACTGAAAATTATACACTTTTTATGTAAAGCAGAAAGAGCCTTTGTTGTATTAGGAGGAACAGTAGACTTGATAATATACAACTTTGCTTTGACTGTTTTAATAACGTCTTCGACTTGACTAACGTCAGCTTCCCCGCTCTCCTTCATAGGGGTTGGAACACTTATAAAGCAGAAATCATACTCTTTAGTAACTTTGCTGAATTCAGGCTTATACTTATCATAAATATCAGCCCATTCAAAAGTTTCCTTTAGGTGCTTTCCCACTATGCCGTATCCACAAATCAGAACACTTGGTTTTTTGAAAACTTGTTCTTTTGCCTGATCCATTTATTCTCCTAAAATTTCTAATATATTCTCTAAAGCTATATTTGCGGGTAAAATTGTATAAGGAATTTCTAACTCATTTAAGGTAGTTAAAATTCTTTCACCTACTAACTTAGCTTGCTCTTCTGTTTGATTTCGTCCCGAAGGTTGATATTCATGTGTTCTTTCAATATAAAAGTTTAAATTGTCGTACTGATTAAAGTAGTCTAAGGCCATCTGTCTATAGACGTCAGGTTCTTTCTCAGCATAAGCCACACATTGTACAGAAGGGCTATCTGTAACTATATAATCAACTTTATTATTCAACTGATTTAATTTTTTATTTTGCTTTGCATAGGTATAAAGTTGGTCATGAAAAGGATAAGGAGTTCCCTCATACAACTTTTCTTTAATATATTCGTGAGCTATATCTACGTGACAACCCTTTAGTTTTAACCTGTAAGCTAACCCAAAAGCTAAAGTGCTCTTACCCGCCCCGGGAGCTCCAAAAATATTGATAACTTTAGTCATTTCTATCTCCCAACTCTCTTAAAACCAAGCTTAACTATACTGTCATGGTAAGCCTTAAGCCTGTTTTCCATATGCTGTCCCTTCTTTTTGGCTACTCTTGCTTCTTCAATGATTAAATTGATAGTTTCTACTAAATCACCTATCTTAGAATAATTCTCTTCTTTAATAGCCTTTTTAAGATTTTTCTTTACGTCTCTTGCCCAGTAACTTATAGTATCATGTGAATTACAAAGAGACATCTTTGCGTCAGTAAACATTCAAACTCTCTCCTTTGCTTTTATTATACAAGGAAATTTAAGAGGTGTCAAATTTCGCCTTTCCTTTTAGCCTTCATCTTCTCTTTTTCTTTCCACAGCATATCTTTTCTTATTCTCTTAAGGACTTCATTATCAAAACTTCCTGTACCTTTAAGATTTATAGTATCTGCATGAAGTATCTCTTCTTCAAGTTCTTTCTTTGAAGACAATAAAATAGGTTTGTAGACGTCTAAGGTGTCCTCTACAATAACATAGTGAATATAGAAGCTCCGTCCTTCTTCTTCAAATTTACTAAAACTTCTTGCTATTCTACCAATAGTCTGATTAAATTTTCCGACTCCGGGCGGGATATCGTAAAGAAAAATTTCGTTTGTTGCCTGAAGATTTAAACTTTCCCCTGCAGCATTAGAAATTAAGACAACTTTACTTTTCGGGTCTCCACGAAACTCCTTAGCTATCTCGCCACGTTTCTTATCTTTAGTACTCCCTTGAATTACAAGTACTTCAATTCCTTTATCTTTAAAATCTTGTTCTACTTGAGCAATAACGTCTAAAAACTGAATGTAAATAATAACACCCTTATCAAGTAGAGATTCATCACTGTCAGAGCTTTTGCCATTAAGAACTAAGTCCATAAGGAGATTTCTTTTCTCCTCAGACATATCAACGTACCTCTGCATTTCAGCTAATCTTGCAGAATGCTGTTTTGTTTCTTGAGCCTTCTCTTCATAGGTTTTCTTATTTTTATCTATAGTTCTGCAACCACGCAGAAAAAATGTCTTTTTTGCCATTACTCTTTATATTTCCTCAATTCTCCATCCAAAGTTCTCTTCAAGCCATTCAGCAAGAACATGTCTATGACAGAAATCATGAGGTTTTTCGTAACAAAGAAGTATGCAATGATTTCCTTCTCCATTATAGGATTCAAAGTCCTTTCTTATTTCTTCTTTATCTAAAGTATTCAAATAATTTTTATACTCTATCGTGTACCCTTCATTTGTAATATCTTTATCCTTCCACCTTTGATACATCCAATAACGTGGAGCAAAATCAGGATAATATAATCCTTCATAAAAGTTAGGTCTTTTCCCTGAAATTGCTATGGGTTCTAAACCAAGGGTTTTATATTGATTAAGTTTTGCGTAATAACCTGTAAATATCATTAACATAAGTCTCCGTAGTCTATCACGTCACTCATTATTTCTTCCCATGGCGACATTCCACCACAGTCCAAATCAGAGCTCTTTATATTATAAGATTTTGACTTACAGCCTGAATAGGAGAAAAACTCTAAGATAAAGTTCTTATCTTCTCTTGCCTCTTTAGCTATTTTATCTGGAAGTTCAGATATAACTTCTTCAAAAATTACATATGGGTCTCCTAACCAATACTTATAATACTGCATTTGAACACCCCAAGGTATATCAAGTATTACTGTTTGTTGACCGTAAAATATGCACTTTGACAAATAGTCCAGTATTTTTAAAGTATTAAAGTCATTTCCCCTAACCTCGTGAAGAAACCAATGACAATAGCTTTCGTCTTCTTCCAAAATGTCTTGAACTATTCTACCTTTGTATTTCCCAAAAGTAAAATACAAATAATAAGAATCCATTTTAGCTAAGATTACAGCTCTTATCCATAGTGCAATCTGATTTAAGTCGTATTCATGCCTGATCATTGTGACTGTTTTTGACCAATATTCGTGCCCATTAGACGACAAACGAATAACCTTCTGCACTTTTTCTTCTAACTTAGACACATATTCTTCTATTTTTTGGTTAACAGATAACTCATATCTTTCATTTGCTTGTTTTACTTTTAAATTTATTGTGCTCATATGTTTTCCTTTAACAAAAATCCCCTAATGTGAACATAAAGCCTGCGTCTACCCATTCGTCGCATAAATGAATTTGCTCAGCTTCAGGAATATCTTCAAAAGTCTTTCCTTTAGGTCTTGTGGCTTCCACAAGTTTTATAAACTTCTTATAAGGAATGAACTCTCCGTACTCGTCATAAATAAAACCTTCTTTAAGAAATTCTTTCCATGCTGCATAAGAAGTTAACTTATACCTTTGAAACTTGTCATAATGAGCTTCAAAATTAAAAACCCACCCACAAGAACGCTTTCCTATATGAAGACCTTCTTCTTTAGGTCCTTCCCACTGTGCTTCTCTGTACCAGTAATAGTTTGTTCCCACGCTGCTCTTTCCTTATTTATAATATGATATAGGAGTTCTCAGTTCTGTGAATGCTTTTATGAAAACTTCCATATCTCTTATTATATACTTTCTTTCCTCATTTGTCAAAGTTCTATAAGTTGCAGGAGCATTCCATTGGCTCACCCACTTTTGATGGCTCATAGCTTTATTACAAACGTCTACCATTTCACTTTCGTCCCCTCTAATAAAAAAGCATTCAGGAGTACAAGTAACAGGAAGAACTCCTAAATCAGGAGCAGCCCAACAGATATCATAGAATTCCCAACAGCCTTGATAATACTCTCCACCGTGCTCTTCATAAAAAGGACAGTTATGCTCACAAAACATTATATGTTACCCTCCAATATTTTTTTAACTTTAGCTTTATCTTGAGTACTCATTTCTTCCCAATATTTAAGAATTAAGCCACATACAGCCTCCTCAAAGGAGTGAGTTATTAAACGCCTCTTGTAATCAACCCCGCCCGCGTACCACATACCTTCATAGAATGCCTTTTGAGCTATTTCTATCCATCTTCCACAGCAAAGAACTTTGAAAAGCTCCAATTGCTGATGCTCTGAAAATTGAGGGGACATGGGAAAATTAGGTATAGGTACTTCACATTTTTTATATAAGTTCCATCCGTGCATTATACACTAAACCCCTGTCTTAGATTCTTTCAAAACCTCCAACTCATCACAGTAGAAATAATCAAGTTTTATCTCATTATTAAGAAAATATCTAACTTCTACTTTGAGTTCTTTGGCTTTGTTTAACCAAAAGCTTTCTATAGTACCCTCTATTTTTAGAGGCTTTATAATAACTTTCTCGTTAAAATCAAAGTCCGTTTCAATTCTTATTTTTGTATGCGAGTCATTTTTCATTATTCTGTACCCTCCGCTCCTTCTCATTTTTACTTATACCTTTCATAAAACATATCTTCTACATCAATAATAGACATTTCTTTAAGCCTATCTCTACCTAATTCTTCCATGAGTTTTACAACCTGTATTTCTTCTTTAGTTTTATAAACTTTCTTGTTTGTTCTTCCGCCTGCCATAACGTCTTTTAAAGCTCTCATTTGTTTCCAAAAATTATAGAATGAAGATTTAAACTTAACCCTATATCCATTTTGGTCTTCAAATACATATCCTTCATGCTTACAATCCCATTGAGATAATCCTTGTCTGAATTTATCTTTCCATTCTTCAAATTCTTCCCAGTTATTAAATACAAGTGCTTTTTCTTTAACAGGAACATTTAAAGCCTGCCCTATTGTTTTTAAATCCTCATAATTGTAGTGTTTTTCTTTTAGTTGATTATCAAAGATTTCTAACAAGATTACCTTATTACTATCATATTTTATAATATGTGGGTCATTATCTTTATCTATACATTCAAATACATAGGAACACCCTTCCGCTAATAATGGTGATAATTTATTAGTTAATTCTGTTTTTAAAATATTTAATTCAGTTCTACGATTAACCTTATCTATTTCATCTCTTTCATTAACTAATTTGTTATAAATATCTGAATATCTACTATTGGATATATAAGTTATTCCATAATTATCACATAGTACACCTATAAACCAATTTACATAGTCACCTTCATCAGAAGATTTAGTAAAGAAATGTACTCCATTTTTATCTTTAGATACAATACCCAAGAATCCATTTTCTTTTTTATATCCAATTAAAGGCCACTTAATATGTTCCTTCATATAAGCAGGTTCTGTTGTTTCATGTTGTCTATAGTTAAAGAATTTATCAAAACTTCTTCCTACAACGTGCCCGTCTGTTTTATCTATAAACAAACCTCTTGCTTTTGTTGTTATTGTATCCCACTTTCCTTTTTCAAAAGCGTCTCTTGTAAAGTTAAAACTTATTACATTATCTTTTAAGTTTTTAACCTGTACCCATTTACTATCATACATTTCTCTAAGCAGTTCTATGTCAGATTTTTCTTCTTCCTCTTTTACTTCTGGAATATCATAAGTCTCGTTCTTAATTTCTACAATATTCCAATGTCCTTCAGGAAAATCTCCAAGTTCTACAATTCTTAAGTGTCCACCAAACTCTACTTGACCTTCTAAATTGAATGTCATGTTCTCATTTGATACAACAGGAACTCTCATTACATTTCTATGACCGTGTATTTGGACTGTCCATGTTTTATTCTTTTCTTCATTTTCATTAAATTGTTTATCTATTTTATCATGGTCTTCATATTTACCTACACCTTTAATTAATTCTATTGTTTGTGTTTTCATTGTAGGCATACATGGTACACCACCATGAGTTACCAAATAATCATGTCCATTAAATGTAAAATAACTCATTTGTGCTAATCTATCGCAGAATCTTCTTATTTCTGTTTTATCAATATCTTTGATTTGTGGATATGTTCTTTTTATAAATTCTAAAGAACGAATTGGATTTTGTTTTCTTTTAGATTCCACATTATAATTCTTTTCTAAAATGTTTGTAATATCTAAAGATAAATCCGTAGAGAACTCTTCTTTAAACCATTCTCTACAATTTTGTATAAAATCTTTCGTATTGTGCTCTTCATGCTGCAGCACAGTAATTAATCTAATTAGTTTTTCTAACCTGTATTCACATTCTTGTATTTCTTTATGTAATTCCTTTTGTTTTTCAGGAACATTTATTTTTTCAAATCTATAAAATACTTCTCTGTTCTCAGGATTTGTTTCCCAAGATTCCCTTAATAGCTTAGACAATTCCTCAGACATATTTTTATTCTTATTTATCTTTTTCTCTAAAATAACTTGTTTGTCTTTTAATTGAGCAATTAATTTAGTAACAAATGGGTCTTTATACTCAACAGGTCTATTCTCGTAGTAATCCATATCATAATCTTTTTGAGAATATATTCTCAACCATTTCTCATGATTACCTTCTAAGAATACACAATTCTTTTTATCTTTTAAAGAAATTAAAAATTCCAAAACTTCCTTATTTTGTAATCCCCTATCTAAATAATCTCCACAGAAAATATAATTGTAATTTTCATTAAATGGATTCTTATCAAAATATTCTTTTAATGGGTCATAACAACCATGTATATCCCCAAAGATTACAACTTTTTCATATTCATTTACGTCAAATGGCTCTAAGGGAGAATTTATTAATGTAATTGCTTCTTCAGGAGATACTATTTTATATTGTTTTTTAACTTCATTAGTATCCGCTAAGGCTACAACCATTTTCTCAATTACTTCATCTGGAACTTTTCTAAATCCTCTTGTAGCATTTCTTCTTTTTAATTCTTCTTCTGATACATTAGAAAAATCTACAACATAAACTCTATATCTATATTTTGATACAAGGTCTTTATATCTATTTATAAGGGAAGATTTATAATGAGTAGCGTCTATAACAACTAACTCACCATTTTCCATTCTTCTTTCAAGAAGCTCCATAAGTAAATTCCAAACTTCCTTATCATTATTTTGGGAAATTTTTCTATCTCCTTCTGCAGTTGTTACAGGAGATTGATACATTAATCTTAAACTATCTGTACTTAATGTATATGGTTCTAATTCATTTTCTTTAATCCATGTACTCTTACCTGAGGCGGGTGCCCCTCTTAATACAAATAAATATCTCATTTTCTCTTTCCTTTCTAAGTAGCTTCAACATTCCAGTCTATTGGCTACCTACATAATTACTTTTATATTACCACAATTCAAAAGTAATTACAAGGTTACTGTGGTTGCGGGTCTTCTATTGGTTCTCCGTCAACACACGTTGCCCAAAATAAATCAAGCAGGCACCTCTCTTGACACTTACCGCAGTGCTTACACCATCTTTTGGTTCTATCTTTGTTATATTCATAATCATGATAGCCTAACCAACATAGTAACCTCATTTTTCATTATTCTGTACCCTCCGCTCCTTCTCATTTTTTATAATCCTCTAATTTATGGTGAACCCACTCTTCACGGGGTTTCATATGAACCCAACCTGTTCTTTTCCCTTTTTCATCGAGGTCATACTCTTTATTTGCTTTTTCATCTATATCATAGTAAGTTTTTAATCCGTCGTCTGAAAAGCAAGAGCTCTGTCTTTTTGACTGAAAATGCGTTCCTACAGGTTCTCCTTGGAACTCCGAAGTATCCATCCATTCGTCAGGATTATTGGTTAAAGGAGTCAGGCACTTAAATTCTGCTAATTTATTAAATAAAGCAAGTGTGGCTCCTGCTGAAAACCCTGAATGATCTGCCGAAGAAAATACTTTTAACATTTCATAAGCATTTTTGGCGCATGCATTTCCATAATCTTCGTCAGATTCAAAGCTATTCTTATCTGGGGTATCAATATTGTACCCAGCTAATTTTAATTCATTCCTTGCGTGGTCTAATAAGCAGCTCATACTTCTTTACTCTCCTTCTATCATATGTATAACTTTAGGTCTTTTCTTTAAAGTATCTTCATAAAAATGGTAAGCCCTTGATTTTCCTGTCAAAACTCTCCAAGCGTCTTTTAATCTACGTATAAAAGTAGCAAACCCAAAGAATTCATAAGGTTTGGCTATATACCATGCTCCATTAAATTCTTGATTGCAAGTTCTTAAATCAATTAAGTTATCAATAAGAGTACTCATCACGTCCTCCTAACCTGAAATATCTAAAATAGTACCCACAATTTTAGGAGCTATATCTACTTGCTTAATTTTATCTAAAGCAGGTTTTAACTCTGAATTTGTAACTACTACTTCCTCAATAGGAGCCTTTTCTAACCTTTCTAAAGCGGGGCCGTTGAACAATCCATGAGAAGCCGCAATATAAATTTTATTTGCTCCGTTTTCTTTTAGCATTCTTGCAGCTTCTGTTATTGTCCCTGCAGTATCTATAATATCATCATAAATAATACAATCCTTACCTTCTACGTCGCCTAATAAGGATTCCGCTACTGCCTGATTATGCCCTGTTCTATTTTTATAAATAATTGCTTTTTCACAGCCAAGTTCTTTAGCAAATTTATCTGCTCTTTTTACTCCTCCTAAATCAGGGGAGACTACTACTAAATTCTCGGGTTTAAAGTTTACTTTACCCTTAAAGTAAGCTGTCATTTCTTCTAAAGAGCTTAGATCTGTTAATTTCATTTGACGAGCAAACCCCTGAAGAGCTGCTGCGTGAATGTCTGTAGAAATAACTTCGTCAACTCCTGAAGCATGCAACAAAGATAGGTTCAACCTTGCAGAGATAGGTTCACCAAATTGAGTTTTACGCTCCTGCCTTCCATACGGAAAGTTTGGCATAACTGCTACAACACGATTGGCCCCCATTCTTTTAGCTGCGTCGGCTTTAAGATAAGTCTCCATAAGGTTGTCATTTACTGCTCTTCCAATAGTAGGCATGAGGAATACGTCTTTATTTCTCATGTCTCCCATAATGTTTACATAAGTTTCTCCATTAGCAAATTTTTTTACTACTGTTGGAGTTGGAACCATCTCCATTAATTTTGCTATACTTTCTTCAAGAGGTGTTCTCATTGACGAAGGTATTAATCTGATTGCTTCTCTTCCCATAATATTTCTTCCTTTGAAATTTACTTGAGGGGAAGAAGCTGCCACACTGTCTACTCTCATATTTTCATGCCTTCCCTTTTTATAATTTCATTATAGCATAAATTAAAAAATATGCAAATTTTATAAAAAAAAATTCCCTACCTTTTGAGTAGGGAACATGGAATTCAAAAATACGCTAAATTTACTTATCTTTATGTTTATTCACAGCTGTCTTAACTTGTTCAATTGTCTCTACAGTTTTAACAACGTTACCCGTACCAAGTAGCTTATCAACTATTTCTGCTCCCATAGGAGTTGATTTGAAAGCTTCAAGCATAGACGCTACATTCATAGCTGTATCAGGATTAAATATACTTGCAGCCTTACCTACTCCTTCAGGAACTGACCCTGAATTAACGAACATTTTAATGTCTGCATTACCCAAATTCTGAGCTTGAGCGACACCTACTTCTTTCATTACGCTACCTTGTACTTCAATCTGCTTTTGAGCAATTAAGAATTCTTGATAAGGTTTATTTTCACCAACTTCTTTTGCTAAAGTTACTTGGTCTTGAACTGAGGCTATCTTACTCAATTTATCTGCTTCTGCCTGAGCCTTACCTTTTGCCTCAATACCTTTAGCAGTGTTTGTAGCAACTTTAAGGTCAGCATCTGCTCTTAATTCAATCTGTTGCTTCGTTGCTTCTGCCTCAAGGATAGTCTGTTGTTGACTTGCTTCAGCATTAAGAATTCTAACGTTTTTGTCAGCGTCCGCTTTAGTTACTGCTGCCTTAGCATTAACTTCAATAACAGCTTTATCTTGTTCAGCTCTGACTGTGGCTGCTTGTTTTTCAATTTCAGCAGTTTGCACTTCACGCACTCTTTGAACTTCCATTTCTTTTTCAGCAGTTACTTTAGCCTGTGCTTGAACTTCTTGCTTTTGTTTTTCGTCAGCTATACCAACCTCTTGAGCTACTTGAGCTTTTCTTAATCCAACTTCTCTTTCAGCGTCCTGTTGTTTAAGAGCAATTTCTTTCTGAGATTCTATTTCAGCCTGACTTGCTTTTTTAGTATTTTCAGCAACAGTTGTACGACTTTCCATTTCAATTTGAGATTTCTTTTTAGCCATTATATTTTGAATAACTTTGGAATCTCTTGAGTCTCTAATATCCATTAATTCAACATTCTTTACAGTTTCTACACCCCATTGTTCTAACTGAGGAGCAACTTCTTCTGTAAACTGCTTACCATATTTATTTCTTTCAGACATTATAGATTCAAGGTCTTCTTTAGCAAGTAACGAACGAACAGCCCCTTGAACAATACCGTCTAACTGTTCTTCTAACTCTTTCATGCTTGTTACACGAATAGAAGCTGCATCAAAATCTTTAATTCTAAAAAATGTTTTTACGTCAACCATGAAAGGTAAACGATCCTTATCATAAGCTTCATAGTCTTTAAGGTCTCTGTCAAAAATTCCTGTTCCTAAAACAGTTTTTGTAATTCCAATAACAGGTAGCCAAGACGGAAAAGCATAATAAGCATTTCCTGTTTTATTATCTTTTGTTTGAGCTGCCTTTCCGTAGAGGATAGTTTCTCCAGCTCTTTGTACTACGTGTACTTCTGACGTAGGTACTACTACACGCAGGCTCAACACCCATTTAATGAATAATGAGACTGCTAAAAATGATACACCCGCAACAATTAAAATTGGGGATAAGTGTGGAATGAAATTCATGTTTTTTCTCCTTCTTTAATAAAGTTACTTTTCTCTTTTATAAACTTCCATTATTTCTTTTAACTTCGGTTTACGACCGCAGCATTGGTGCTCAGTACAAACCCCAAGCACCTCACACTGCGGGACGAGGTATTTTACTAATCTTTCGTCTTCTTTTTCAACTTCTTTTACAATAAAGTTGAATAGATCTCTTATTTCTTTTTGAGCTCTTGTACATAATCTTAAATTACAAATATGAATTAGCTCCCTATAATTTATAGACATTGTAATATTTGTTTTTGTTGCATTTGGAAGAATTGCTCTAGCATCTTCTGGTGCCATACTTTCTTCTTCTATAAGTCTCCTATATTCTATAAGACAATCTAATTCGGCATATTTTAAACCCGACATTCCATCTTGATTTGGAACAAAATATTTCTCTACAGTCCCAGCAGTTTTAGCAACCCCACAGTGTTCTCTTATATCCCTGAGCTCTTGTAATGACTCTTTTATTTCTACATACCTTTGGGATTGTTGAGAAAATACAATACCTGCCCTATGTCTTACTAATTGGTGTGAACATGCTCTACTTATACCTTCAATGGCAAATGTAAAATAAACATGTTCTGCAATTGATTGATGTCCACTATCCAATACTTTTTTAACAAGATTCCAATGCTTCTCTACACACTGTTCTGTCCACTCTTGAGTATGTTCACAATCGTCTGAAGTAGCCCCATACCTGTCTTCCCACATTTCAATAGGGGACTTTTCTGAATAACAGGTTCTTGCCGCTGTCCACATTACATCTATTGGATTTTGTGTTATTTGTATGAGCTTAACCTTCATGCTCTTCATCCCCGCAATCTACAATGTCATTATCTTTAAGGTCTTGAAGGTCTTCATTATCAACCCACATACGAGAGTATCCTGTGTCTTCATGCTCATATAAATAAGCGTCAACACTTATAGCCACAACTCTTGTATCTTCTTTAACAACTTCTGTCCCGTCAATAAGGTTCATATTTGCTATATATGGTTTTCCCACAGATTCTCCGTAATTGTATTCTCCTATAAGAATAACCTCTGTTTCAGGGGAAATATTTCCACCTTCTAAGTACTTCTGCAAAAATTCATAAAGTTCTTTAACTTTCATCTACTCTTCTCCTTTACCTATAAAGTTACTTATTATTTCATAAGGGAGCAGTATAAACCCAAAAAGGAGTGCAACACTGTAGAGAACCCATCTAATGTATTCTCTCTTAATCCCTGTATTCCACGTTAAGTCTCCTATTGCGTCCTCAGACTCTTCCTTATACTTTGAATAATTCATGTCATAATAAAACCAAGAAAACATCAGCAATCCTGATACAAAATAATATAGAATAAATTTATTCATTACTCTGTCCCTTTCTATATTTTAATAATATCACAAATTACAAAATTTGTAAAATTAATTGAACCACTTCAGTTCCGTTGGTCCTTTATAACCTTTCTGCCATATATACCAGCAGTAGCATGCTGCAGAAGACATCTTAACCATTATAGGGTTTCCTGTCTTGTCATATACAACATTTCCATTTTTATCTTTCTTAGGAACTTCAAATTCGTTATTTTTGGCACATTGAATTCTTGAAGAGCTAACCCAAACTCTAATTGGAGGGTTATCTTCAAAGAACTTTCTGCGCTCTTTCCCTTCTAAGAAAGTAATCTTCATAAAAAGAGCTAAATAATGTCCGTCTTGTAATAAGTCTAAACAATGCTTAGTCCATTCAACAGCTATGCTATACGGAGGATTACTTACCATATCCCCTTTCCATACTTTACTCATTTGCAGGAAATCTTTACCATAAGAAGTCATTATACCCTCAGGATAGTACCCTCTATCAATAAGGTCAGATATTGCTTTTAATTTACCTTCTCTACGATAAGGTTCTGCTAAGTTACCCTCTCCTACGCACATTTCCCATACATTAGTTATTTGCGGTTCAATCTTCAATAGATATTCTGCAGCTATAGGGTCCGTCGCATAGTAGTCATGCACTTCTCTTTCTTCTTTTGAATGATTTGAAGCTCCTAGACAGGTATAAGTTGAATTCTTATTACCTGTCCAACCTTGATAATTATTTTCCATTTACTTTCCCTTCAGGTTTTTGAAATTTCTGCGGTTTAGCAAGTAATCTCTGAAATTCCTCTTCTTTCCTTCTTCTTTCTTCTTGAAGTCTTTTTTGACCCTCATCAATTTTTAACTCAGGTTTTAATTCTATAATTTCCATAGGTTTTTGTTGCTCTTTTGTTTCTTCTTTCTTAAGAGGTTGTGCATTTGTAAAAGTAACTCTACTACTAATTGGTAATATTCTCATTTTCTTCTCTCCTTCTAAAATATTTTTCTATCTTCTCTTCTGACTTTTTACTAATTTGCTTATACTCATTAACATAGTTATATAAGGTTGATTCTGAAATTCCTATATCCAATGCTATGTCGTATAAACTTAGTCTTTTTTTAAGCTTTAAAATCTTCTGTTTCACTTAAAGGACCTCCGCATCTTTGGCACATGTCAAGTTTCTTACTACACTCATGACAGAACTTCGGAACATTTGTATTATGCCACGTATCGGTTTTTCCACAAAGTTGACATACAAAATCTGTAAAACCTTGCCCTGATAGCATTCCTTTTTCTTCCCATTCACATTTTTTACATATTGCCATTTTACTCCACCTCTTCATCTAACCATTTACAAAAGTCAGCCCATAATTTTGAAGCATATGCTTGCAAGTGGTTCTGAACTAAGACATTATCTGTTAAATTAATTAATCTACGTGCCTCACAAACAGCCTCTCGCATATCTGCATACTGAATCATATCACTAAAAGTTAATGTTTTACTATCTCTTCTCTTCAAAATTTAGCCTTTCTTATTTATAATATAACTCAGAATGCTCAAGAACATAAAGTTGGTCTATTACGTTCTCACATTCATCTATTATTTCTTTTGTAGTCCATTTCTTCCCTTTTGGTACAGATAATGGATGTCCTGTGCTTAAGTATGAACCTGAAAAATCAGTATAATGCCCATAATCCCAACCTATAACTTTATAAGTTTGATCATATACACCTTCATAACCCCACTCTACAAAAGTACAGCCCCCGTGACAACTTATTCTAACGTCGTCATAATCAGCTACCTTATAATAAGGTTGGTCTTTTGTAAGAGCTATGTAAGCACACGGGTGCATACCGTAACTTACCACCATATATTCATACCCTTTGTATGAATCTTTAGCAAGTACTCCCTCACCTGCAGAAAGCCATTTATTCATGTATACCATTTCTTTAATAGCCAAAGTCATACTCCTCTAGTTCTTTCGGTTCATTGTATTTTAAATATACATAATAAAGACAATCATCCGACGGGTAGCACTCCCAATCGTCTGCGTCGTACTCACAAAATTTATCTATAATAATCTTTGAAACTTCCTTATAATTACTCTGAGAAATATAAGGTTTAAGTTTAATCCATAGTTCTTCTGCTATTCCTGAACCGCTCGCCCAACCCATTAATTTTCTCCTTTCAAAAGTTTTGCTCTTTGACTGAAGTCTTCGTCTGTTATCGTGCATCTACATAAAGGTTTATAATTATCATAACATCCATCTATAGAACCTACATAGAAATAAATAACTTCGTCTGAGCATAGCCACGGCTTCACTTTATTTACTTTGTCACAGGTTATCTCAATAGCTGCCCCATTCTGCCACCCGTCTCTAACAGAATAAATTACCCATTCGGTACCGTCTTTATCAACTATAACTTTATTCTTTAGCTCTTCGTTGAGAAAATCAATATGTCGCTTTTTATCTGCGATATAAGAACAAATTTGTTCCTGCTTCTCAATAAGAGTATTTAAGGTGAAGTCATAGGCATGTGTCATATCTTTTCTTTCTTGCTTTATTCTTTTCTTTAAACAAGAAGTACAAGTATGAGATTCTTGTTCCCATTCTTGTTTTTCTTTCTTTAATTTTTCTATGTCAACCCAACAAGGCTCTGTGTCTTCCCTGTATTCAAAGGAAAAAGTTTTACTTATAGGTTTTCCGCATTCAATACATTTGCTTTTTGCTTGAATTCTATAAGTCCGAAAATCCCATGATTTTGAAACTACTGTTCTCATTCTATTTACTTTCACCTTTCACTTTATAAGCTATAGCATTTGCAATTCTTTGAGCTTCCTCTTTATCTTTAGGAGAATGATTTCCTATTTTACCATTCTTCTCATAAGCGTGCATTAGCTCTTGTACTATTTCCTCGTGTGAGGCTGATTTATCTATTGGCATAACTTCTCCTTTCTTATATTTCCATTTCTTCGTTAAGCCACTTGCTAATTTCTTGCTGTCTTTGCTCTGCTATGTGCAAATAAAGCTGCCGTCTATAGTGATCTTTGGTTTCTGAAGCTTCTTGTAGAGCCTGCATAAGTCCTATTCGGGCTTCAATATATGTTAATATATCGTAATAGTACTCAGCTTTTGTCATGGTCGCATTACTTTTCTTTCGAAAACCTACAGAGGGCTTCTTAGGAGCTTCTTTAGGCGGTTTATTTGTATTGCATTTTTCTTGAATCCATTCTTTATCTTCCATAGTTTTATCCTATCATATTTTTTGAGTTTATGCAAGGTTATTCAATACCATAGTTTGACATAAAATTATCTATGTCTTCTAAAGCCATTTTTTCAAAGTACATCCAATCTTCCTGCTCTTCCTCAGGTAAATCGTGGTCATACACAAAACCGCAGCATCCTTCGTCTGAAGCTTCTCTTAACCAATATTTAAGTCTTTCTTCAAATTTTGAATTCATTTATTTCTCCCTTTATATTAATTCTTTTATTAAACATTCAAAATGTATAAACAATCTTTGAGTGGGAGTAAGCCACATAAATGGAAGACAAATTATATAGAACACCAAAGTTACGAGTAATACTAATATAAGTGCAACCAAGTAGAAAATGTTTGATACAACATATTTATATACTTCAAAATCAATTATTTTTTCGTCTCGTTCTAACATTTTATTTCTCCCTTAATTTATCTATCTTTTCTTGAGTTTCGGAATCAATGATCCCCCAACAAAGACGCAAATACTCATTCATATGCTCTTCACTTAACTTACATTTGTGCTCAATATGCTGAAGAGGTATCGAAGGATAATAGAAATAAGTAAAAGGCTCTATCTTTGCTCTGAACTCTTTCAAATTCTTATATCTTACCTTTTCTTTCCTTACAATTCTATGAGTTCTTGGGTCTTTTATAGCTATCTCGTCTATGTAGTTATCAAAGAATTGTCGCTTAGACCTCCACAACTTTGGATATATGAGATGTATTAAACCGTAAAACTGACTTAAGCAAGAAGAATAAGGAGTTGCTGTCATAAGGATTACTCTGTCAAACATTTCTTCAATATGAAAATAAGCGTCATGTTGCACTCCTTCGGGGTTCTGCATTTTATGAGCTTCGTCTATTACAAGAGCTACTTTACACCCACTATCGTATATCTTCTCAAGCTTCTTTATTGTCATGAGGTCATTTCCTGCTTTCTCAAACATAGAATGCTTAACTATGCAGACCTTTTCTTTCCCTTTAAAAAACTTAACAAAATCTTCTGCGTCTTCAATTACAGGAACTTCCATACCTGCTTTTTCTTTAAAATCCTCTACAAATACAGGAACTGAAGATTTTGTACAAGCTATAACTGCCTTATCTATAAGTTTCCTTTTAAAGAAAGCACGTAAAGAGAACATGGCACAAATTGTCTTTCCCGAACCTACGCGCATACAAAATTCACACTTCTTAACATTAAGCGCAAACTTTACCGCGTCCTGTTGATAATCTCTTAAGGTTATTTTAGCCATCTATATGTCTTTCCCTGTGTTTGCTTTTAAGAGTTCTTTCCCTTTTTCAGTCATTACATAGCCTTTCTTCTTCATGTCTTTTGCTACTATTTTGGCATGCTTTCTTGACTGATAATCTTGAATTGAAGATATGTCTCCTGTTATCCTTATCAAAAAATTAAGAATACAAGCTGCATTCAATGCTATAAAAAGCAATACTAAAAGATTTAATACTCCTATAATTATCATTTTTCCCTCCTTTAAGGCCTGTTTGCCCTTCTGCGTGCGTACCTCAACTCCCAAAGAATTTCTCTAAGGTATTTAGTAGTATGCCAATCAGAGTCTCTAACTTCTTTGAGTTGTTTTTCTGTTTCTTCGTCATATAGATCTCTATCATTCTGAATTTGCTTCAAAATATCATCTACTTTTTTACTTATTTCTTCTCCATAACTTTTCGGTTTCTTTCCAAGCACTTACTTTAATCTCCTTATATTCATGTCGTCTACATGCAGTAAATCCATTATTTTATAATTTCTTAACCACACGTCTTTGCTGTTACGTAATTTCTCTGCTAAAGACGGATTTTCAAATTGTAAATCATCTTCTATAATTTTGTCAATTCTTTCTTCCGTTAAAGGTTCTTCTTGATTATCAACCCAATGGTTTTTAATAATTTCTGCTATTTCCTTGTCCTTTATTCTCGGAAAAACAGAGCTTAAATTATCTGACGGGTCCCCTTTGAGTGACCTATACTTAAGAATATCCCTTTTATTAGTGCTTATTCTTGAAAAGTCCTCTCCTTTACTATTCTTGAATTTCTGAAAGATTTCTTCGTCAGTCTTTATAAGGAAATGCCCTTTCTCAAACTTATCTGCTATAAAAGTATTAGGATAAGAAGTAAGTTGCAGTAAATCTTTATCCCCACTGTATATTATTATTTCATGAGTTTTATGAAACTTTTTTACTGTAAAAGCTAATAACTGATCAGCTTCATAAAGTTTTTCTCTTATGAAGTAAAAAACTTCTGAATCTAACTTACTTGATAAATCTTTTATAATATCTACAATATGCTGATAGACTTCTTTCTTTGCTTCTTTATTACGGTTCTGCTTATACCCTTCAAATATAGCTTTATTTTTTAAATTCGAGGTTGAAGGGTCTAAGGCCATTAATATCTTAGCACTTGGATATGACCGATGAACCAATGTTAAAAATTGTAAAAGCATACGCTCAAGAACTTCTTTTAGGTCAACCTGTCCTTCACTCATAGAAATATTATAAGATGCCACATAGTAGTATCTGTTATAAAGCCACGAAAAATCAATTAGGATTAGTCTCTTCATGCCCCTATTATATCAAAAAAAGTAGATTATGTCAAAATTAAGAAATAGCAGAGTCTATATTAATCTCAGGGGTAGACGCTTCCTTAATATAATCAGAAATATTATAACTTACATCAAATCCCGCTAATGATTTTTTATCTTCTTCACTCAATGTATACTTTTTTCTTCCGCTTTTCAAAGAAGCTGTGGCTTTTTCAAATCCTTCCTTAAATGTCTCTTTTGTAAAAGGTTTAGGAGGTTCGGGAAACATGACCTCAGGTGGTGGAAGAGTATTAGGGTCTGAAGTAACTTCAGCCATACTTATAGATTTTACTTTTAATTTAAATTTGTCATAGTTAATATGAGGGCTTGGTGGATTTGGCGGAAGGACTGCCATTATTTTTGCTAAATTTGCAGCTAACTTAATAATTTCTGCAGCTAATTCCACAATCCATTTAAAAACAGAAGCTACAGGACCAAAAATTGCCCCTGCAAAAGTTCCGAGAGCACCTAAAGGGTCTGAACAAAAGCTCTTAATAGCATTAGCCATTTTCATTACTTTTCCAGCAACAGTAGATTGATACTGACCATAAAGTATTCTTAAAACAGCCTGCCTTTTCCTTTCTACAGCAATATTAACTTTCCATGACAACCATACACAGAAAGTATCAACTTTGCTTTGAACTAAGTCCTCACCATTACCTACAAAATTATCATAAGCAGCAATTATTCTTACAGGAACGTCTTCAAGCCACTCATTTGTAGTTTTTAAAAAGGCTAGAGGGCCACTACCCCCTTTTGAAGATTTCTTTTTAGTAGCAGCTTTATTCCTCTCCTTTTCTTTTTCCTTTTGCTTCATTCTTCGTTGAGAGGCTTTAACAGATCTTTCATATTCTCTATTTGTAATTTGTATTAGAGGTAATTCGTCTACCATTTAATCTTCCTTATAATATCGCTACAATAATCCCGTTTTCGACCATAACAAGATTTCCCATTGCCATAAAACTCCCGCTAACCCCATTCTTTATGTTCAGGTCTCCGTCTATAGCCACGTTACCTGAAATGTTTACTTGCCCTGTAGAAATATTAATTTCGTTATTCGCGTCTACACTTAAAGAACCGTCAGCACTTCCACTTATGTCAAGAGTTCCAATATTTAACTCAAAATTATTTTCATTATCGAATATAAAGTAAGCTCCACCTGCAAGACCCACTTTTATAGAACCGTCAGGGGAAACTTGCATATTTGTAGTTGAGGAATGCTGAATTTGTGCAGTACCTCTTTCTTTATTTATTTTAACAAAATTACCTACAGAGTCTTTGTAACCATAAGTATGAGGATAATCGTCGTCAAAGAAGGTAGTCCTTGTGGTTTCATTTAATTCAGCACCACTATAATAAGGAGCTGTAAAATCCTTACTTGGAAATGTCACACGAACCTGACTTCCAATTTCAGGGATATTTATACCTCCATAATCTTGACTATTTCCATGAGAAGCTAAAAAGGGGGAAGCCCAAGGAATTGCCTCCACACTCAAGTCTGCATATGGAGAAATTTGAACTTTAACTCTTCCTAATTTCTTAGGATCATTGTTATCCACAACATTCCCTATATATGACATTGTAGTCGGGTCTGTTTGTTCTTTTAGTAATGGTGTAAAAGGTTTAATTAACATAGTTAACCCTGCCTTATCTCCAACATGGTACTATTAGAATTGTAGCCTGTCTCTGTATAGTAAACGTTATACAAAATTTTTGCTCCCATTGAATCTCTAAATCCTAAATCAATAGAGAAGCTCTTAAGAAGTACTCTTTTTGAATTTATATAAAATCTCAAATTTTCTTCACTTTGTGGGCAAGCAAAATATAAGCGTGAGTTCTTTGTAGCACTTACTAATTTAGTACAAGGGAGAGTTCTGTAGCGGTCTTTATATCCTTTTGTAATATAATATTCAGTTAACTGTACGAGTGCATCCGAATTTACGTCTAATTCTTCATTTCTTTCTGCTACAGTTACTTCTCCGCTAATATCTGTGTAGGTTATAAAATACTTTTCATTTTCTTCTTGTAATTTAAAATTTACACCTACATATGGAGAAGCGTCGTTATTATAAAGTCTTGAATATATAGTTAATTCAGCACTCTTAGTATAAACAACATTATCTTCTACAGACCAAGCATAAAGAGCCTCATTTGCAGGTCCGTAAGTTCCCCAATACCTATAATTAAATTTATTACCTGCATTTTCATTTATTTGATTTATAAGGTCAAAGTTAATTGGCTCTTTACCAACTAAGATATTTTTAAATTCGTCAGTATCTACTCCGTCCATGTACCCAAGTTCAGTTAAATTAGCTATAGTTTCAACAGCCATTAAATCCCTAAGATCAGCCAACGGAAGAAGTTCTTGCTCTTCAGTTAATTCAATGATTGGGAATGGGATATCTAATCCTGTAGTATTATTTTCAAATTCTTCAAAAATAGAATTGATCCTATTTTCTGTTTCATTGTAATCTGAGTCTTCTTTGAACACTGAAGGTATCTCCCTTGCTGTTATATTATTATCTTCTGCTATAGAATTTAATGAGCTGTGGACAGCCATAAGTGAATCTGCCACATCTGATACTAACCCCTGTAATTCAAAAGGGACATTCTCTGCAATATACTTACTTAATAAATTTCGTTTCGACGGTTTCTCTAATAAGAAATCCCTTAGCATTAAAGCTATAGACCTTGGGAATATCATATTCATGAGAATATTCATAAGAGTATTTCCTTGGAGAAGTAAACTCTGTAAAAAATAAGCCTGAGAAGTAAAATCTACCATTGTCCCGCTTATTGAAAACATTCTTAATAAATTTACTTTGGTAGCGGTTACATAGGACATGCAAGCTCTTGTGAAAGTTCCGTCAAATATCTGAGCTGCCGCAGAAAGGGCCAATCTTGCCTGAGACGCAGCATTTGCTAAAGCCCTCATAACCTTTTTAGTAATCTTCATTCTTTCTTTTTTCTCAGTTATGAAGTTTTCTACATTATTATTGTTATCTCTTGTGACATATATAAAGGTATTAACAATTCCATTTTGAAATTCAGGAGAAATAACTATTGTATCAATTATATATTTACCTTCAATAGATAAGTCAGAAGCAGAATTACCGTCCATTTTTACAAATACTAAGTCTGTAGGTTTTAAATTTGGGTAATATCCGGCCAACCTCAAACATCCTAACATGGAGGACATTGACATTAAACAATTTGTATTATGAGCATAAGCTTCCATATAGGTATGATGAACATTATCACTCTGTATTTTGTTAAGAGAGATACGATTTCCTGAACCAAAATGCTCTGTTTCTTTAGTAGAAGCTAAAATAGGGACATTATCGTCCACTATATAATCAGGCATACCTGAAGCTACTCCATAAATCTCAGTAGATTTATTATATCCTGAATATAAGTTATAAGAAGATTTAAAACTCTGTACATTGAAATTATTTAAATACTGTATTTCATTTCCTGCGTTTGCCGGGGCGGGAGTGAACACCCATTGAGGTTCTTTCTCCTTCAATTTATTAAAATCTCTGATGTGAAAAGTCCCAAATTTGTCAAAAGCAAAGAGCGGAAAGGACGGCTGTATATCCATATGTAGTAAGGTATCAACCAAAAATATATTTGAAGTAGTATATAGCTGTCTCCACAATACTTGATTTTCATTAGTTTTTTCAATGTCTGTATCTACCGTAGGATTTCCTCCTGCGCGCTCTTTAATTATCTGCTTTGCTACCATTAAAGAGTTACCGGGGTAGTCTTTACAAATACCTTTATCCATCATGAACTCATTACTACCTATAAACCCACCGTAATAAACAGTCCACGAATTATTAGAAGCGTCTGTATCTTTAGAATTAACTATAGCCCGTAAATTAAAAGAATGAGAATTCTCTCTGGTCTCACCTATTGAAACCGTAACCAAATTATTCTCAATAAATAAGTCTGCCAAACCTTTATCAAAAGTCGCAAAAGAAAAGCATATATAAGGGAGGGAGGTCCCTGCTGTTTCTACTAGCTCAAATTTCTTAAGCATATCATAAGAAACAATACCCTCTTTATCCGAACCTTTTACTTTTATTTCTAAAAATACCTTGTCACTTAACTGCATTACTTCTCTCTCTAATCATTTGTATTACTTAAAGTTGCCAAATTATGATAAATTTCATTTAAGTCATCTATTGAAAATAACTTTAAAATAGTTCCTTCAGGGAAAGTTTCTCTAAAGTCATTGTTATAGAACTGAATTATATAAGAAAAAAACGGGTCTCCATACTTTTCTGTGGATATAAGGTCTATTTCTTTGAATCCATTATCTACATAATAGTATTCTTTAGTAGGAAGTTGCTGAACCTGAATTAAAAAAGGCGAATTTATAACGTCGTAAACGTCCTGTTCAAAGTTTAAAAACTTTGAAATATCATATTTTTCTTCACTTTTAAAATCTCTCATATAAAATGCCATAATTTATTTTCCTTACCAGCTACTTCCACCGCCGCTACCGCCACCTTCACCTACAATTGTAGCGTCAGTGGTTTTTGTCACAACTTGAGCAGTACTACTATCAGATGAACTTGAAAAACCAAACATACCGTCAATTTCAGTAGTTACGAGAGGTTGAACTCCTGTGAATTGGGCACTAACACGATAATACAAAGGTTGTGGGTTTTCCCCGTTTTGTCCTGCAACCTCAACAGTGCTCTCTGTAACATTTACTTTTGAAAGTAATAAGTTACTTATCGTTGATTTATGACCAAAACGAATACTTAATGAACCTTTAGCAACAGAGCCCTCATACATATCTGCTATAGTTGAATCTAATTGACTACTATTACTACTATCGTTAAAAAAGGACTTCATGTCTCCAAAACTACTGAAAAACTTTTTATTTCCACTTAATACGTCAGGAGCATAGCCACCATGTACTTGAACTCTGAAGTTAGAATTATTTTCTGATTTTGCGACAGCCGCTAATTTAACAAAATTACTTAAATTCCTTTTAAGTTCAGCACTCTTACCACGTGCATAATTTATTAAATAAAATTCTACTGAAATGGCTAAGGGAGCTGTACCCTTCCAACACATAGTCGAAGCGTTAATCCAAGAAAATTGATTATTCTCTCCTAATAACGAAGCCCAATCCTGTAAATTTGAGAGGTCATTAATAATTGGACCCCATTTATTTGAAGCAGACCATGTTGGGTCTCCTATTATTAACCCTCTTAAAATACTCCCGCTCTTAGTAATAAAAGAAGTACCTGTAGCTACAGGGACACTTATAGTAATTGTACTTGGAGAATTACTATCTGAATTAAATATACCATCTAAGAATAATTTTGCCATATATTACCTTCCTGTAGACCCTTGTGAAGCCCCCTGCATTGTACTTAAAATCAAGCGCCATTGCATATTACCCGCGTTATCATACCATAAAGATTCTATACCCTTGTCTGTTTCTCTCATCCAAGTATTTGTACTCTTATCTTCATAAATACCATGTTTCTTCAAGATTGCTCGGTAATCTGCGTCCGTTAAATTCATTTCATCAAGGTTAACAGAATAACCTCTTTCCGTCATAGGCATAGCTCTTTGCTCTTTTATGCGTTTTACTTCGGCTGCGTCTGCAAATTCAGCTACGCTCTTAAGTGCTATTGAACGTTGCTCAGCTACAGCTTTCTGTTGAGACTCATACTCACTAAAGTTTTCCATAGCTCCTGTAGGTCTGAAATTTGAAGCAGGTTTAATGTCATAGTGCCACCCAGTACTTTTACCTTGTCCAGGTCTTTCTAAGGCCACTTCAAACCCCCTAGCACGATAGAATTGTTTAATCGCTTCGTAATTATTAAGATAATCTTGACCTGTCCACGATTGTCCTCCTGCTAAGTCTATACCAAGACCATACTGATTATTATGTGACTTCCATCCTCCCACAGAGTGTTGAGTGTTACTTCCTGTGAGTTTACCTGAAGTTTGAACAAACTCGGAAGCTTTCTGTTTAGACATCCCCATACTCATAAGCATGTTCCGTAGATCCTCAACTTCTTGAGACGTCCCTTTTTTACTAAGTGCTGCAACTACTTTACCATTAACTTTTTTTACAGCGTCCGTAGAGTGTGACTGTAAGCTAGCTTTGTCGCCTGCTACCCATTCATAAACTCTGTTAAAAGAAGTTGGATCCGCTTTTTCATAAGCTTGTAAAGCCGCCGAAGCTTCATCTTGAGAGAGCTCACTTAAATTGAGTATAGAACCGTCTCTTTTGGAAACTTTCATTTTCCCATAGGTAACATAATTTCCTTTTTTGTTATCTATAATAGAGTCAGCAATACCCGTACCTTTATTAGGGTTATTTCCCCCAATTGAGCCCCCAGTTCCTTTTTCTCCAAAAGGCCAATTATCTCTAATCCATTGAATTGCTTTAAAAATAGGGTTAAACATTGCCATAAAGTCTATGACTTTATTTACAAAAGTCATAAATTTACCTGCCCACTTTTTAATAGTTTCGCTGTGGTTTTTCCATAAGACTGCAATACCCGCAACAGCTCCACCTATTGCTAATAAAGTCCATCCAATAGGTCCTAAAGCAGCAGCAATACCCGATAGCACCCCTGCAAGTCCTGTAGCTCCCATAGCTCCTGCTGCACTTGCACCTAAAGTAGCTAATCCTGTAACTCCTAAAGCAGCAGCCCCTGCCCCCATTGCAACTCCGCCTGTCCTAAAAGCGGCTGCGTTTCCTTTACGTCCTCTTCTTTCAGAATCTTTTGCTTCATCAAAAGCCCACATAGCTCCGGCAGCTCCAATAGCTACACCTGCCGCATTACCCCAACCAAATCTACCTATTAATGAAGGAATCTTTAAGAGGAGTTTCCCCATCCCTTGTAATAGAAGTTTAACTAAAGTAGGTCCTGCTAACTCCATAGCTACATAGAAAGCTCCCCCTAAGATTTTTCCTAATTTTCCAAACTGTTGAAGCCAATTAGCTCCAAGTAAACCTATTAAACGGAAAGTATCTCTAAGAGCTCCACCTACCCATCTAGACTTCTCGAGACCTTCAATTAAGTCTCTCCCGAAGTTTACTACTCCTTTTTTGATATTTTGCCCTACATTTTGAAAGAAGTTTATTAACTTATATTGAGCATTATCGTATCGAACTCCTATCCTTCTAGCTAAATCCTCATTAACTTTACCTAATTTTTCATTATCCATGACATTTTTAAGAGGAGCCCCTTTTCCACCTCTTTGCCCTATTTTTTCAGATTCAAGGATAGCTGTTACATCTAAATTTTCAAAGGCTGTAGTTAACTTTTTAATAAGTACTTCATCAAGCTTAGAATTTTTAAGTCTTTCCTCCATAAGCTTAATAAACATATTTACAGTCTTATTATATTTTGTGGTGCTCTCTAAGCCGTACTCCACACTTCTCATGTTCTTTTGAGTATTAGCTGCTTCTCTAAGGAGTTGCTTTGTGGTCATGGTTCCGTCATTTACAGATTTTGCAAGACTACGTAAAGTCTGCTCTAACTGACCATTAGAACCATAACTCTCACTTATTTTTTGCATAGACATAGCAGCGTCTGATACCGCGTCTGCAAGTTTCTCAAGGTAAGCTACATTTATATCGTCATTAGAACTTTTTGACATCCTAAAAATTTTATCCTTTAAACTATAACTAACTTTATAATTTAATTAGTCTACCCTATAATAGGACCACCGCTATTTTTACTTTTTTCGAGCATTTCTTCTTGCATTTTAGATTCTATACCAATACCAATTTCAATGAAGTCCTTCATAGTAAGGCTTATTAGCTCTTTATAAGAACCCCAACCTTTTTCAACATAATATCCAAGATTTTTCAAAAAATCTTTTCTATTAAAAGGTTTTCCGTAGTCAATTAAATGATATACAGGGTAAAATCCTTCACGGGAATAGGGTTTGCCACTACTGTTGAAAGTTGGACGTAGGGCTAACTACTACCTCCGTTTCTCTTCCGCAAGCTTCGCAAATCAAAGTAAACGGTTCAATTTTAATAATAGTCTCATCTACAATTTGTTTGAGTAACTTTTTATCTTTTGCCATGCAAAGATTTTCAATATAACCTTTAAGGAAAGAATTCCTATCTTTGTCATTTTTAAAAGTCCTACCTACGACTTCTCTAATACAAGTACACATATAATCTGTATACATTGAAGAAAGAACACTCTTCTTATCTACATTATTTCTGAATTCTTTACTCATTTGAATATACTCAGAAACTGTAATAGGAGAAACTACAACTTCTAATTCATCATCCGTACCTTCCCCAAATATGAAGTGCTTTCCAAAGATATCTTCGTGGAATTCTGTAAACTCTAATTGATCCATAGTAAATTCATAATTAAATTTATGACCGCAGTCAGGGTAAATGCACTTACAGTCTTCAATCCTTATTGTATCTTTTGTATCAAAAGAAAATAGTCTTCTAACAACGTCCATAAATTGCACGTCTGAGTGCAATAAGTTTCTTTTATTAAAATCACCATGAATTGTTATTCCGTTCAAAATCATGTTGAAGTACTCAGCGTCTGAAATACCGTATCTCTCCATATCTATTTGTTCTTTAATAGATAATGGTCTTACATATATTTCAATATCTTTTGGATAACTATAACCTTTTGAAGGTAATTGCAATAAATCTACACGTTGTCCGTCCATAAATCCTCTCTCTCTCTTTCTATTTTACTTTTATTATACCTTTATTTTAAAATTCTGTCAAATTTAAACTTCGAAACGTTCTGTCTTTGGATTCCACTTTCCATAACCTGAAACGTACAAAGTAGCAAAGCCACCCTTAGGATATCTTCCGTCGCCCGCTCCACCGTGGTCTTCTACTATAATTCCAGGGGTCTTTCCTTCGCCGTGAGCACAGGTTCTTCCGTCACCAACTACAACTAAACTGAAATTTAGCATTTTAGCTTCGTTAGCACTGTAATCTCTTGAGACTGTGACATTTCCCGAAGGAATTACAAAAACCCTGTATTCTAAAGTTTTTCTTCCATCCACGCTATACCCACGATATATAAATTCACGGGCTATGTCGTCCATATAAGCTACATATCTTCCTTTAGGGAAACACTGAGCCTCCCATCTACGAAGTTCATACTCTAATTTATTATTATCAAAGTCGTAGCAAGATAAGTCTATAGTACTAACTCTCTTTTTATTTAAAAGTGGAAAGTCTCCAAATATTGCCACAGGAATACTCATATTCTCGTAACTTGTATATTTTAAATTCATTGTTTTAACAGGAAGGAACTCTGAGAAAGACCCTTTTGGAGTTTTCAAACTCGACATCCCCTCCATATTACTAATCTGAACTGTATAGTGATGGCTCTGCGCGATATCCATAAGCCATATTCCGTCATTAATTTGAGGAGACTCAGCTTGGGTAGACTTCGAAATACCTAACTCAAAAACTTTTGTAGTTTCAGGAGAATAGGTAATTCCACCTTGTAAAGTGTAATTATTAGCAGCATTAGCCACCACGGGACTTGCTGCTTCCCCGTCTGCTATCGGAGGCCAATCTATCGGTTGTAGCGTTTTATTTTTCTTTTGAAATATAGCCATACTCTAAAATTTAATTATAGATAATAAAAAGGAGAGCAAAAATAACTCTCCTAAACATTCCACACAAAATATAATTGAATAATTAACCCATTGTTTTTAAAGCAGGTCCTTTGTATCCTTCATATACTTCGTAGTTATCATATATGAATGTACATTGAACCTTAATTAAGTCATTAGCTTCAGAAGCAACAGTACCATAGTTACAATTAGTAACTTGTGCTCTTTTCAATCTGAAGGTATACTTATAATTATTGTCTTCGCCCTTCAAGAAAATATAAATACCATCTGTACAATAATTTCTTTTTCCTATATTAGTACCTTTATCTAAGTCGTAAGTTGCGTGAGCCCATTTTTCTAATAATCTATAAACTGAGCCGTTTCCTGCTGTTGTAGGAACAACAAATGTCATAGAAATAGGTTGAACTGTTCTTTTCCCTGCTTGATAGTTTTTCATACCGCCCGGAAGGTGCCATGTAATTGGTTCACCTGGAGCTGACGGAAGATCACTCTGCTGTATGTAACCTGTAATGTCTTCTGCAAGACCTAATGCTCGGTTAGCCGCGTCTGCTTCAATACCGATTTCAAATCTGAAAGTAGTCTGAAGGTCAATGACTTTAGTTTGGTCTAAGGTGTAGTGCATTGATATATTTCTCCTTATGCTTATGGTGTATTATTCTTTATAATGTAATTTACAATGTATAATTTAATAATAGACTTGAAATTTCTTATTATTCATTGCTATACTAATAATTTAATAAAGTTTGACAAAATTAAGAAAGCATTATATTATAGTAATGTAGAATTTCCACTAACATAGTATTAGTGGCGGAAAAAGAAAGAAGGTAAAAAATGTTAATTGAACAAGTTGTGTTCAACTTCCATGAAGTTGGCGAAAAATCTTTTGAAGAAATCAAAAATGAATGTCTTGTAAGCTTTGCTGTAGACCTTAAAATAGCACTTACAAGCGGTGACGAGCACATTAGAAACTTTTGGGCTGACACTCATGTCTGTAACGACGGACAAACCCGTGAAGGTTCTATTGCTAACTATAAAGTCTTTCAAGACAACTTTGGTTCTAAGATCAAGTACAACTCAAAAAGTATAGTTTTTGAAGAAACTCTCTACAATTATCCAGAAGGACCTTGGAGTCCTAAAAGAACTTGTATGGAAGTATATGGTCTTGAATATATAGAACCTGCTGATAAAACAAGCGGTTATTACAGGTACAGGAAAGACGGAATTAAAAGAACTTGTGATACTTGTTGCACAGAATATGTAGGTGAACTTGAAGACGTTACAAGAGAAAGTGAAGAAAGGTTAAGACATTTTGACACTGCTTTTAGTATGGGTGAATTTCCTTTCATAACAATAACAATGATAAGATTAGGAAATAAAGACCATTATTTCTATACAATTCATCGCTAAAATAAAAAACCTCCTAATAGGAGGTTTTTTATTAATTAACTTTATTATAGAAGTAAGCTATCCCGTTACTTTTACTTTCTTCTAAAGTTGACTGAGGAGCCTTAATCTTATTTTCAAAAGAAATTATGGCTTCACAAACTTCTGCGATATTCTCCATTACTTTACGAAGTTTTCCATTTTTCTTATAACTAAATTTATACATAGCAGATTTTTCGTTTCCTTTACTTTGTTTTTCATACTCTTCTTTAATTACTGTTTCTGTATGAGGAGCTCTCTTTTCTCCGTGCCCCTTTTTATCCCCTTTAATTTTTGTGAAAGTAACAGGTTTACCTATTACATTCACAGGGTACGGAGCCATAACTGCTGTAGAAGTACATATCATTTCTTCTATAGACATTATTAAGTCTTCATAAGTTTCTTCTAAAGAAAGATCTTTATCCACTTTTTCTTTTTTAATTTTCATAAGCTTACCAATAAAACCGTTATCTCTTAATTTCTTGAATACTAAATTCTCTACAGAAAACTCCCCGCCTTCTTCTAATCCTGCTTTTCTCATGCGTTTAATTTTATCTAAAAGCTTTTCAGCTAAATCACCCTCTTTAATTTCTTTGGCAGCTTCCACATATTCATTGTATTTAGCCTTTACTGCTGCACTATTTTTTAAAGGAGGTATCTTCTTAGGAAAGTCTATCCATCCATTGTTTAAGGAGTATAGTCCATTATGTATAGTTCCCTGTCCTTCTAACTCTGTATAAACTTCTACAGGAACCCCATAAATATAAATATCATGCTTCTGATTAAACTCAGATTTCTTAGAAAGGAGGTAAGGTCCTACTATCGGGCAGTCTTCATGAACTTTATTAGGATCCACAATTACGTGTAAATCTATGTCTGAATGCTTCGTGTAATTATAAGAAGCGCAGGAACCTGTTATAACAATATCTTTTACGGCGGTTTTCGGAATTTCAAGAAAATCTATAAAAGCCTCAGCTATTTCTTTAAGCTTCTTTAAAACTTCAGGCTTTAATTCTTCGCCATTATATAATTTAGGATTTAATTCATTTTTAAAAGTCTTCATAAATTTAGAATTTAATACCCGCATTCAGAATCAGCTTTATTTTTTATAGGACAAGTTTGATAAGCTCCTTTGTTATTACAAAACTTTCCCGTAAGAACACAAGTAGCTACTTTTAAATTAGGACATTTTCTCATAAATTCTATATCGGGGGTAAAACCGCACTCCTTGCACTTCACAGAATTTATTGGAAGCGGAGCCCCACAGTTAAAACAATTAAATACCATTTATTTCTCCCATTTAAATCTTCCTGTATTCCTATTAAAGCTACCTGAAGATTTCCTACTCCTTTGTTGAGTTAAAGGGTTGAATTTACTCTCATTACTCTCATTTATTATTTTAAGGTCTTGATTATCCGCCCTGAACTTTCTCTCAGTCTTATTACCCGACATATAATGAGCTGTGTTCCTTTGGTCGTTCATTAAACGATGACCCCTTTCATATTGCTCCATTTTTCTTTCAAAGGTAGCTTGGCTAACTCTTTTCTTTTCATTACCTTTTAAGAATTCGTCATAGTTTGCTTTATAGTATTTGGTTAGCCCGCCTTTAGTATCTGTTATTATTTCATCCTCCATTAGCATTGCTACAAGTAGCATGAGGTGTTTGCACATACCGGGGTTACGGCCGGGGTTTCTCATAGGTCTTTTAGACTTCTTTCCTGTGGCACTCCTATGATTATATACTCTTGGATACCCTGTAGCTCCATAAAGATTTAAAGAGCTTCCGTCTTTATTCCTTGTAGAAATGTTGTAATATTGGAAAGTCCAATAGTAGTCAGAACAGCTACACCATACCTGAACCTCACTATCCTCAGGAATGTTATTTGTAACTACTGTGTACCCCTCCCCATTAGTTGTTTTAAATACCGTGGCATTTTCAAAGAACTTACTTGGGTTTTCTAATACTGCTTTTAACACGTCAGGATTAGGCCATTTCTTCTCGTCACTATATTCCTTGTGCATAGCTCTGATAGTCTTTACTAAATCAGAAGGGGAATAATCTTTCTTACCGTCTTTTCCTACATTCAAAGCAAGAGAAACCTTATGAAATGGAACAGGTTGTCTTTTCCCTCCCATTTTTATATAGTCAGTTACCCCTCCGATTATCATATTTATGATAATAGCATTACCACCCTTAAAAATAGTAATGTCTTTATTAAAAGCGTAAATTGAACCAAACTTTTTCTGAAAAACTGTGGCTTGGTCTCTATTCTTAACTCTATTTGTACTTGCTATAAGTTCTTTAATATTCAAGTAACTCTCTCCTAAATATATTATACCACAAGTTCTTCCAAAAGCAAAAATTACATTGGAGCCATAGAATGAAAGCTAATACTTGCTCGACCAAGCTCTCTAATTTCTTTCTTAAGCTCTGCAACTCTATCAAGAAGTCTATCTGCTGTAAGGTCAAGATTATGTAAGTTTTCTTGAGTAGCCTGTGCTCTTAATGAAGCCAAAGCTTCAAGTATCTTACACGCAAAAATTCTTGTAAATAAATAGTTACCTATATCTAATTCTTTTACAACTGACCACTTAGGATAATAAGTAATTATTAATGGAGTTGCTTCGTCATTAGCAAGGTCCATAGTTACTTCCCTTGTTTTTAAATTTACCTTACCTTCTCCAAGAGTACCTTTTAAAATAGCTGAAGAGTCTTCGCCACATTCATCCTGCATTATGGAACCTGTAGGTTTCATAGAAAGTACTTCAGGTTTAAGCTCTCCTGTATAAGGGTCTTGTATAACTACGCTCTTTTGTATAGTTAATGTTTTATTTGCATATGCTGTAGGAAGAGTAAACTCATATGTATCAGTTTCATAAGGCACTTCTAAAGTTTTTTCTATTAAAATATTTGTTGTAGGGACAAATCTTTGTGTATAGGTTAATCTAAGAGGTGTCACAGGAGGCCATACCCTACACTGAAGAGTTGTTATATCAAATTCTACATTTTGTTCTGCAAACTTAGGCATATAAAATCTTGGCATTTGGTTTGGAAGAACCCCATAACGAGCCACACGACAAGAAGTTGTGCCTTCAGGCATAGTTATATACCCTGCCTCAGGATCTGCATAATCAAAATTATTAATTACTGTAGTTTTCTTCATGGGTCTTCTTTCACTATATTCGGAAAGAGCTTTTCTAAACAACAGGTCTATTTTCTTCATGGGTAGGTTTAACGTGTCTATAAGAAACTCTAAACCCATTAAGGTCTGCCCTTCTTCAGCAATTACAGCGTCTAATAATTCTTCAAGATATAACATTTATTTATTCTTCCTAATTATTTATTACTATTGTAAAATTTAATAAAAGAAAAGGTAGAGCTTATATGTGGGACTGTAACCAAAGATTGTAACAGAAAGGTAGCTCTACCATAAAGAAATTTATCTATGAAAAATTAATTTTTCTTTCTTCTCCCTGCTTTCGTTTTATTCGTTTTCGGGGAAGCTGCTTTTGCCTTATTTTCAAGAACTTTAGCTTCTTCTTCAGAAATAACTTGAGTTCCTTTAGGGAAGTCTTCTGTAAAGCCGTTTAAGAAATCATCCATAGTTATTTCATTATCTTCTTCAGTTCCTTCAGGATTAGTTTCTGTACCTTCGGTAGTTGTTTCTGTACCTTCAGGATTAGTTTCTGTACCTTCGGTAGTTGTTTCTGTACCTTCAGGATTAGTTTCTGTACCTTCGGTAGTTGTTTCTGTAC